TTAGCTCCATTCTCCTTATTCTAATGTTTTCCCCAAAACATAGCAATTTTTCATTAACGCTAAGCGAGTTAGCAAACCAACCCCTCCTGGAACAGGAGTAGAAAGACCTCCATCCTCTTCAAAATCGCCACAAAGCTTGCCGTTCTCATCCCTATTAATTCCTACATCTACTACAACTGCTTGCGGGCATTCGCTTCGCTTCACGTTTTTAGCCTTGCCAATAGCGCAAATTACTAAATCCGCATTTTTCAGCAAGTAAACTCTATCTTCTAACCTTGTCTTTGAATGGCATAAAGATACTGTCATATCAAGATCAGCCAGTTGCTTTGCCAAAGGCTTGCCTACAATATCACTTCTACCTAGAACAACTGCCGTTTTTCTAGAAAATGGAAATCCGCAAGCCCTCAAATAATCAACAATTCCCTTCGGAGTAGCTGGAATTACTAAAGACCCCATTGTCACACCATCACAATCAAGAGAAGAAGGAATCATATCTGGCCGGAAATCTATTCCTTTTCTCGTAGGCAACTGGACTATAATAGAAGTGCAGTCTCCAACAATAGCTCGATTAATCGCTGGCTTCACTGAATTTTCAGTAACTGGATAAATCTCGCAATCCCAACCTATCTCGGCGAAATCTTTGCATTTATTTTTTATGTATAAATGATTTGCGGAATCACCTTGCTCTGTGGCATCAATGATTCCCAGTTTAATGCGCTTTGGAGCGGCCGCCCGCAGTTTCTCTTTCTCTTGTTTTACATATTCTTTAATATTTAAAAGTTCCATTAATCTATCCTCCATGGATCGCTAGTCCCAAAATCTAGCATCTCATAAAAAGAAATTTTCTGCTCTGGGGTTATTTCTATAACACAATGAGGGTATCCTATTAATTCCCAATCGTAAGGCGTTGAACTTGCGAAAAAATGAATTACATATGGCCGAGGATTATTAATTGCGTCTAAATACCATGCACTACAACTTCCATTATTAAAAAACTCGCTTAAATTATCATAATTTATTCCAATGTTTATCACGAGTATATTAAAAAAATATTTAGCTCCTTCAGGTAAAAGGCAAGGAGACTTACTAAAAAAAGACATTCTTTTGCCCTCTTTTCTCTCTTGATAAAAATATTATAGCATTTTATTTTTTATTGGTCAAATTTAATTATTTATTTATAGAGTTTTTTATCAAATATAAATAGAAGGGAATGATATTGACAATCTAAGTTTTTTTTGTTATTATATATAGAGTAAAGGAGATGAAGAAGTGACCAAATTAGATTATACTATCGAGTCTCCAGAAGAACGTAAAGCCTTAGTCGAAAAAATAATTGCGGAAACCCCTGATATTACTCCAGCTTATTTAGAGACATTAGCAGATTATTTAATTCTTTGTATGGAAAAACAAGAGAAGAAAGAAAAGAAGATTTTAACCGAAAATAGATTGGCTACAGTTAATAAGAGAGAGTATTCCTTTGAAGGGCTTGCAGCGTAGATGGAAAATGGCGAAGATGGCATTTATAGCCTAATAGTAGAAAATAAAAATGCGTTACTTTAGCCAAAGATTTCCATTACCTAGCATGATTTAGACACAATACCTTCTTTGCGGCAATTGCGGGAAGCAATTAATGACTGGGAAAAAGCTTTAAAACGTGCGAATGGAACAAGGTAGGCTTATACTATAAAGAAAGCTTTAATCGAAATGCGAAAAGACCAATATCTTATAAAGCAAGCTTATCAACGACCGATATCTTTGTGTAAAATAACGAGAGGGGGATAGAATCTTTTACCTCTTGATGATACTTCTCATTTAGAAAAGACTGCCGAAGGGCCTAAGGTCATGGTAAGTGGTATTTCTCTTATGGATTCTAGAGTCGTATCAGCAATCTTATGTAACTATTCTAAACTTAAAGAAGACAGCTATGATCAATTCAGCGGAGATATGTGGTACTTGCTTTAGGCGTTTGAGGAAACTTGTGATAAAGCGCTAAAGGAATATCCTATTTATCAACGTATAGTAGAGCTAAAAATAGATAAAAAGCAAAATAGTGAGATTCGAGACCTTTTGAAAGATGAATTTGGTACCACTTATACTGTAGAATACTTGTCGGCCTTATGGCGGAATAAAATTCCTAAGATAATTGCGGAAACCGCTACTGAGGACTTCTTAACATGGGAATATAAGACTAATAACTATCCAATGAAACGATGTACCAAGTGCGGAGAATTAAAACCCGCCCATGCGCAATTCTTTTCTAGAAATGGTATGAGCAAGGATGGCTTGTATAGTATATGTAAGCATTGCCGAAATAAGAAAAGAGGTGCGTAATGGCATAGCATTATTGTTAGAAATGCGGTAAAACCATGGAGGAAAATTAGTTCTATAAATCTAAAAGGTTAGATAGATATCCTCCTGATGGCGTAATGACTACTTGCAAGAAATGTATAACTATGCACGTAGATAACTGGGATCCAGAAACCTATAAGTGGATTTTGGAAGAGGTTGATGTCCCCTATATCAAAGAGGAATGGGATTCCCTTCTGGAAAAATATGGAAAAGACCCTACAAAGGTTAGTGGAGTAACTATTTTAGGCAGATATCTTTCTAAGATGAAACTGCGGCAATGGAATAGATATACATGGGCCGATTCGGAAAAAATCGAGGAAGAGTCTCGACAAAGAACCATTGAAGCAATGAAAGCTAGTGGATTGAGAGATGAAGAAGTCTAGGAAAGGCTCTCTATAGACCGAACGCCGCAAAAACCTATAATTGAAGTAGAGGCGGCAGAAGTTCCCGAATATGAAGACCCAGAATGGGTAGAAGATGAGTTTTCAGAACAGTTAACTGAAGAAGATAGACTCATGCTTAGGCTTAAATGGGGGAGAGGCTATCGCCCAGAAGAGTGGGTAAAGTTAGAACAACTGTATCGAGATTTTATGCAGTCTTATGATATATAGACTGCTGGGCATAAAGACACACTTATTATGATTTGTAAAACAAGTCTTAAAGCAAATTAGTTGCTCGATGCTGGGGATATTGATAGCTTCCAAAAAATGTCTAAAGCGTATGATACGTTGATGAAAAGCGGCAGGTTCGAAATAGTGGACCGTGAAAAACTTTACCAGTTACCACTGGGGTTCGTTTCTTAAAACGAGCTAACGGGGAAGCCTAAACCACGTTTAGTGGCATGGTAATCCCGTGGAAAACTTATTAAATATATTTAAAGGAGTTTGTGTAGTATGAAGCAGTATTACATTTATTTAACTACTAACCTCATTGATGGCAAGCAATATATAGGCCAGCATCATGGAGAAATTGATGATAGCTATATTGGAAGTGGAAGCTTGCTTAAGAAAGCTGTTTCCAAATATGGTAAAGAGAATTTTAAGAAAGAGATACTTGAGATATGCCAAGATTATGAAAGCATGAACATTGCTGAAAGAAAATGGATTCAAGCTTATGATGCTGTTGCTAACGAGAATTTTTATAATATAGCCGAAGGTGGATTCAACAGTAATCCTTGTGCTGGTATGAGCGAGGAAGCTCAAGCAGAGCGAAAAAGAAAGCTTTCGGAAGCTGCTAAGGGAGAAAAGAATTATTTTTATGGCAAACATTTTTGCAAAGAGGAGCATCCTTGGTGGGGACGACACCATAATGAAGAATCTAAAAAGAAAATGAGCGAAGCTAAGCAAGGGGGAAAAGCTCCTACTGCAAAAGGAGTAGCTATTTATGATTTGAATGGAAATTTTATTCGGGAATTTGAAACACAACGTGATTTTAAAGTTTTCGTTGGATTAAGCCCGAATGGAAGTACCGATACTCTAAAAAAATATATTCTTCAAGGCAAACCTTATCACGGCTATATAGTTAAATATATTTAATTTGAATCTGTATCGACTATTCCCTAGGCCTTCTGGGCAGGGAAGTAAGGCTACTATTGGTACGTAGTGAGGTTTTAGGAAACGAAGCCTCTGAAAACTGAAATGGTTTCCTTTCGCTTAGTGTGAAAGTAAAAGATAGTCAATGCCATTGGAAACAATGGAGTAATATGCACTGCTGCTTAGATCAAGGAAGAACAAGGTGATTATATAGATTCCATTGGAGAAATAGTAGCCTTGTGCGAACGAGATGGTTTTATTCCAAGATATTATGTAGATAAACCACAAGATAAAGTAGATAGAGTTATTCAAGATATGCAAAATTATACTCATGATTTAGTAACCGAAGAAGTTGGTCTTAATAATCTTATTGAAAATAGTCTTAAAGCAATAGAGCAAGAAAAAGAAGCTATTGCGGACGCCGCTAAAATTTCCGAGGAAGATGTTAATAATGCCGCAGAAGAGAGGCTATTTAACTATAGCTCTTCACCAATAAAAGATGCGGACTTTGTTGAGTTTAATGAATTTGTAGACCAAGAAAAAGAGGAGGATGAATCATGAGCTTAGAATCATTAATAGATTCCTCTTCTATTGCTACCAGAAAAGTAGGAATCTCAAAAGAAAGGCTAGAAGCAGTTAAACCTATAATGAGGCAATATATTGCTTTCTGGCGAGAGTATCCAGATTTATTTGTAGATTTTATGTAGACAGGCGGAGACCCAGAAAAGGAATTAACCTTCCATCTCTTCTTTTATTAGCGTGTTTTCCTGCGCGTGGCAGCTAGATATAAGTATGTATATGCCGTGTATCCACGTTAGAGTATAGCGTGCATTGATGGAAACATTAATGAAGGACCTATTTAATTGCTGGGACATCTTGACCAAGACAATCAGCAGCCAAGTTCTTTCTCTATTGATGGAAGAAAAGGTTCAACGACTATCCTGAGAGGGAGTAGGATATAAGCGATTGGTATCCGAAAAAGTAGGCCCCTAACGTAAAGCCGAGGGTGAAGATATAGTCTTATCTGTATGGTGACATACAGCAGTTCATAAGAGAACGTATTTAGCGTAGCGAACTAAATAGAAAGCAAATGGCATACTCAAAAAGTTTCCTTTCCGTATTAGTCTAGGTGATACGTTGTATACTCTATCCAGGAGCGCACGTATTCTCGACGGCTGGAGGCAAGGAGCAAGCTGCATAGATACTGCAAGAGAAGGTTAAGGATATTTGTGAAAAGATTCCCGCATTTAAAAGAGAGATCAATTGGACACGAGGGTCAGGAACCGCAGAAGGCAAAGACCATTGTCGATATGTATTTAAGAATGGGTCGGATTTTGAGAATATAGCGGCGCGTGAAAGCTCGAGAGGACGGCGTAAACATGCTGGGCTCATAGAGGAATGCGTTGGCGTAGACCAATAGATCTTGCAAGAAGTTTTAATCCCTGAACAACATTGGGGCCTTGTAGCGTGAGTTACAAGTGAATAACTGCGTGAACCTGTGACAAAAGGGTGTTTGAATCTAGCGATTCAAGCTAACGGGGAATATAGAGAATCCCGTGCCAAGCCTTAAAAAAGGAAGGTGTAGAGACTAAGGGTGATGAGTGTAACCCAGTAGAGCAGAGTTTGTCGCTGTCCGAAGCGCGCAGCAACTATTTTCGGCAGTAGTTGATGAGATAGTCCAAGAGTTTCTTTTCTCTTGATGATGAATGTTTCACGCTAGTGTTTAGATGGGACAGTCTAGGAAGACGAGGTATTAAACCAGTCTTAGCTTTACATTACAACGGCTGGCTATAAGAATACTTTTAGCTACTAGAAGTTGATTCAAACACTAGTGTAGATGGTTACAGAACCTGGTAAAGCCTTTATTATGGGCGGAACTTATAGAGTTCCAGTCTTGATGGGGATGCTGGGAAAGAATTTTTTAAATGACTTAAAGCGAGATCCTACGTTTAATGAAGCTGGCTTTGAAAGAGAGTATAAAACTTGTGTACTCTATAAATTTTGTGAATTGCCGGAAACTCCTTAGAGCCTAAATAACCGCAGCTTTTTGGCGTAGCAGTGTGCGTAATAGCACATGGATGGTAAAATTATTTAGGATTGGACAATCGGCAGCCAAGCTTGTTAAAATAACAAGAAGGTTCAACGACTATCCCTTTGGGACGTAAGTTCAATAGGAGTAGGGCCCAAGCTAATGGGGTGGGTGAAATTCCCTTAAATCGAAGCACAAAAACATTATTATTAAGAAATACGTAGAATAATAATGTATGATATAGTCTCATCTCTACAGAAATGTGGAGCCGAAAGGGAAACTATGTTGCGAATAGTTTTAAAGATAAATGTCAAGCAAGTGGACTGGAACGGTAGATGGAGCATTCTTTAATGGCGAGAAATTTGACCGGAACAGAATACTTAATCAACCCGAATATGAATATTCAGGTCGGTCTTCAAGCCAAGCTTATTATGTAATAGGTGTAGACGTAGGACGTAAAGATTGTTAGTCAGTGGCAACAATAATCAAGGTAACTCCGCAATTAGATGGTAGTTCTATAAAGACTTTAGTTAATCTTTATGTTTTTGCGGAAAATGAACTACATTTTGAAGAACAAGCTATCAAGCTTAAAAAGTTATATTATCGTTATAAGGCAAGACGTTTAGTCATAGATGGAAACGGGTTAATAAAATAGCCCCTCATGTAGGCGACTGCATGATGCAAATCTTTTTAATTGCGGGAAAGCTAAACTTTAATAAGCAAGCTAATCCGCAGCCAAGTTCTTTTCTATTGATGAAAGAAAAGGTTCAACGACTAGTCGAAAGACGTAGGCCGCAAGCGATTGGTGGTCGAAATGGAAGATCTCTCATTGAGAGAAAGAGATAGTCTCAACTTATGGGAAACTATAAGCAGTTCATAAAAGAACGCACATAGAAATAGCGAGCTATGTGGAAGGTATTGTAGGGATTGGTCTTATGGACTATATGGTTAAACGTCAAATAACAGAAGAAGGAGATGTTTATCCTCCATTTGGGGTGATAGGCGGAACTTATACAGATGCAGATTAGGAGTATAAGCGATTTCGTACAAATGATACAGAAGATGACGCTATTTATGTCATTAAAGCTAATGCTCCCATTGATTCTACTGCTTATTCAACGCTTCAAAGTTAGATTGAGTCTGGGAAAATTAAGTTTTTGATATCTGAGCGGGTAGCAAAAGCAAAACTAATGGGTAAGAAAATGGGGCAATCTATGACCCCTGAATAGAGAGCAGAGTATCTTATTCCCTATCAGCTAACAGACATACTCAAAGAAGAAATGCTCAACCTCCGCGAGGAGAATGAGGGGATTAATATCAAATTAAAACCTGCTAATAGGAATATTGGGCATGATAAATTTTCTTCTTTGCTTTATGCAATCTACTATATCCGAGAAAATGAAGACAATAAGCGCAAGCGCCGCAAGCATAACTTCTCAGATTTTATGTTCCTCGGATGACAAAACTAGATAATTAAACCTAGACTTTTTTAAGATATAATAAAGAAGGGGGTGGTTACAAATGAGAGCTTCTCGTGGCGAGATTAAAATTCATGAAATCCTGGAAAGTAATGGCATAAACTTTAAAGAGGAATATGAATTCCCTGGATTAAAAGCGCCTAGTGGTCGCCCTCTTCGATAGCTTTGATTTTGCTGTATTTGATGACGATGGAAATCTTGATTTTTTAATTGAGTATCAAGGTAAGCAGCATTATCAAGCTGTAAGTAAATTTGGGGGAAATAGAGGATTATACCAGCAAAAGTATAACGATAATCAAAAGCGTAGATTTTGCGCGCTGAAAGGTATTACGCTTGTTGAAATACCCTATTTAGATGAAAATATCATGAATTATGATTACATAATGAGTAAGGCTGGTTACTAAACAAGGAGGTGATATTCTTTGTTAAAACACCGATAGGAGGATATTAGAGCTAAGGGATTCGATATTGGAAATGCTGATTATGCAAAAATGCGAGTTGGACTGCGGACTGTAGATGATATTTCTGTGAATCTTGGCAGTTATAAAAAAATAAACTCAAGCTATGGGGACAAAGGTTTTGTTCTTCGAGCTATTTATAAGCATGACTATAAGACTCTTAGAGAAATATCTAACTATTTTTATGAAAGCAATGGCATTTACTATGAGCTTTGTCGATACCTCGCATATCTCTATAGGTATGATTGGTATGTCACGCCGTATACGATTGATGCAACAAAAGAGAAGAAGTTATTAAATGACTTTTCCAAGGTATTGCTCTATCTTGATAATTCTGATGTAAAGAGGATTTGCGGGAACCTTGCTTTAGACATCGTCAAGGAAGGGGCTTCGTATGGTATTATTGTGGATTTTGGCGACAAATTTGGAGTTTAGAAACTGCCGGCTAACTACTGCCGCAGCCGCTATTATAGCGGAGTTGATCCTGTTGTAGAGCTTAATTTACAATTCTTCGATGTGTACTTCCCGCAACCATAGCAAAAGATTTATATCCTGAAAACTTTCCCTAAAGATGTTTAGCAAGCTTATGTGACTTATAAAGAGGGAAAATTAAGGGGTGATTATCCAGGAGATAAAACTTGCTGGTATCCGCTTGACGTTAAGACCTCTTTTAAGTTAAGCTTAAATGATAGCGAGTTTCCTCCTCTTGTTGGGGTTATTCCTTCTATTATTGACTTAGACCAGGCTCAAGAACTAGACCGCCAAAAGACCATGCAACAGTTACTTAAAATTATTGTATAGAAGCTCCCATTAGATAAAAATGGAGATTTAGTTTTTGACGTTGACGAAGCTAGAGATATCCACAATAACGCAGTCACAATGCTTAAGCGAGCAGTTGGAGTAGATGTATTGACTACTTTTGCAGATATTGAGAAAATTGATACAAAAGATGCAAATTCTTCTACCTCAACAGACGATCTTGAAAAAGTAGAGCGAACAGTTTATAATAATGCGGGCATTTCTCGCAACTTATTTAATGCTGATGGTAACTTAGCTACAACTAATTCTATTCTAGTTGATGAAGCTTCTATAAGAGATATCCCGTAGTTATTTAAAGGACTCTTGAATAGAATTATTACAAAGTTTGATAAAAAGAATCATTATTCTTTTAGAGTATAGATTCTAGAGACTACGCAATTTAACCATAAAGAGCTTGCTAAGTTATACAAAGAGCACGCATAGATGGGCTATTCAAAGATGCTTCCGCAAATAGCTTTAGGTCATTCTTAGTCAGAACTGCTTGCCACGATGACCTTTGAGAATGAAGTTCTTAATTTGTCTCAGATAATGATTCCGCCGGTCACGAGTAATGTCATGAGTAGCAAGGCAATAGAGACCAAAGAAAGCGGACGTCCGGAAAAAGAAGATTCGGAAAAGTCTGACAAAACTCTAGCTAATTCGGAAAGTATGTCATAAAGGAGGGATTAGACTTGCATATTAGTGTTCCTATTGCTAATACGATAGAGTATATTCAAGATAAGTAGGTTTCTCCTTTTATTAGCAAAGGTATGTGCAAAGTTTGTTATGTAGGACAAGAACCTAACCGTAATAATACAGTAATAACGAAGGAACTTGCAACAGAGATGGGGAAGAAACTTCCTGGATCTCCAGTGGTTGCTTTTTATAATCAAGAGAAGAAAGATTTTGAAGGACATGAGCGGGAAATCGTCATTGAAGATGGAGAATATAAAATTCTTGATATAACTAAACCATATGGGTTTGTCCCCACTGATGCTAATGTGTGGTTTTAGAAATTCAACGATGAAGGTACTGAACGCGAGTATCTATGTACCGATGTTTATATCTGGTCAGAAACCTATCCAGAGGCAAAAAGGATTCTGGAACAAGGCAATAACCAATCAATGGAGATAAATAATGATTCTTCTAGAGGGTTTTGGACAAAAGATGATAAGACGAATAAGAGAATTTTTATTTATAATGAAGCATTGATTGAGAAATTGTGCGTATTAGGTGAGAACGTAGAGCCTTGTTTTGAGGGCGCTCAAATTAAGTCTCAGTTTTCACTAGAGAGTAGCCCAGAGTTTCAAGAATTTAAGGCTACTATGTTTTCTATGCTGACTGAGTTACAAGAAACTTTGAGTAAAGGAGGCTCTCACATGGAAGAGACTAAAACTTTGACTCAGGAGACTGAGTTTGAGAAGAAGCCCGAAGATCAAGAGGAAAAAGAAAAGGCTCCTGAGACCGAGGCTCCTGAGGAGAAGGAAGACGAAAAGAAAAAGCCTAATGGCGAAAATGCTTGCGGCGACCAAGATAAGAAGAAATATGATCTTGCTGAAGTTGTTGAGTATGCCGAGCTGAAGGCTCAATATGACGAGCTCTAGGGTAAGTATGCGGCTCTCGAGGCTGAAAATCATGAGATTGAGACCGAGGTTGCCGCTCTGCGAGAGTTTAAGCTCGCCACGGAGCGCGACCGCAAGCAAGACATGATTAATAAGTTTTATATGCTTAGTGACGAGGATAAGAAGGATGTCGTTGAGAACATTGATTCTTACTCTCTTGATGATATTGAAGGTAAGCTTTCTATTATTTGCGTCCGCAATAAGGTAAATTTTAATCTTGAGGACGAGAAGGAAGCTGCCCAGGGAATGTTTAGTTTAAATAATCTGGATGATGATGGGGCTCCCGCTTGGATTAAAGCTGTTCGGGAGACTAAGAATAAAATTTAATTTGTAAGCAAAGGAGATAAAGAATATGGCTAAGAGTGCTATTCGTCGTGGCAACGCTACTTTTGTTACCCGTGGCTATGGCTAGGTCGAAGACAACCATATGTCTGCTAAGCGCACCGGTCAAGTTTATGCTCAGCTACCTGCCGCGGCTGATATTGATATGCTTGAGAATGGGCAATTTGTAAAGTATAATTACGCTAAGGGTGTTTGTGATTTTGATGCCGAGGTTACTTCTGGTCCTTGGATGATGGTTTATAATGAGGTTAAGGTATACGAGGATCGTGAGACCGACGCTGATTTTGCCATGCTTCGTGAGAATTATTCTGCTTATGTATATAGCCCTGTTGGTCAGAGCTCTTCTGACGTAATTAGCAATGGAACTTATGGTTCTCGTGAGGGTTCCAATGTAGCTTATACTCGCGATGTTGAGAAGTTTACTTACGGCGTGCCGATGCCCAATGGCACCAAGATGACTCCTCGCGTGGTTAAAATTGAGATTGGGGATCTTTTTACTACTAATACCATTATGGCTGAGGCTGGTTCTTTGAAGGTTGGCGACACTCTTAAGATTGGTGAGGATGGATACCTGGCTGCCGGTAAGGGCGCTGGCGGTGATGCTGATCCTATCTTTGTGGTAGTTAAGGTTTATACCATGCCAGATCTTCAACCTGGCGTTAAGCTTCAGCGTGTAGCCTAAAAGAAAGGAGTAATTAAATAATGTTAGATAGGACTAATTTACTTGCCCTTATGAAGACTGTCGCTGCGGCTAAGCCTTCTGGGACTTATAGTTATAACGGCGAATCTTTTAGCTACAACGCTTTAAATGAGACTTTGCGCAATGAGCTGAATGAGATTGCTGGTACTTATGAGCTGTATCGCGAAAATAAAAATGAGCTATTCTCTCTGCTTGAGTAGACCATGGACGATATCGTTCCTAATAAGCTAATTGATGCTTATGGCTAGTTTGCCGAGATTCGAGTTTTCCCGCAAGGTACTCGTCCAGTATTTAAACGTCGTACTGGCGTTACCCGGGCTAAGCAGTTTGTAACTCATGCTGGTCTGGCGGGTCGTTATGAGACTTTTAAGCTTGGTTCTGAGAGTTTTGAGCTTCAGACTAATGCTATGGGTGCGGCCGCTAAGATTGGTTTTGAGGAGTTCCTTGACGGTCGGGTGAACTTCGCTGAGCTTATTCAAATTATTATGGATGGTATGGATGAGCTTATTTATCGTGAGATTGCTCAAGCTCTTATGGCTTCTGTAAACCTTCTACCTTAGGCTAATCGGGCTTCTGTGGCTGGCTTCGACGAGGGGACTCTCGATTATCTGGTGCAGACTGCCTCTGCTTATGGTACTCCAACGATTTATTGCACTCGTGAGTTTGCGGTAAAGATTGTTCCTCAAGACGGTTGGATTTCTGATACCATGCGTGATACAATGTGGAACACTGGTTATCTGGCTAACTATAAGGGCATTCGAGTGGTTGTTCTTCCCCAGTCCGTTGAGGATGAGACTAATACTCGTAAGGTTATCGATCCTGGCTATTGTTGGGTTATTCCTGCTGGGGCCAATGCTCAACCTGTGAAGGTTGCTTTCGAGGGCGATACCCATATGCGCGAGGTCGATGATAATGAGGACTGGAGCCGAGACATTCAGGTCTACCGCAAGGTTGGCGTTGGCGTCATGATGACGAATAATATCTTCTCTTATGTAGATACTGAGCTTGCCGGTAGCTTGGACAACGTTAATCCCAATCCGAATACTGGTGATTGATTCTAACTGGGGGTAAGGGTCTTTACCCTTGCCCCCTTTTATTTATTGAGTAAAAGGAGTTTAGAATATGAAAGAGACTTGTAATGTTACAAATAAGAGCGCCGGTAGGGTAGTATACAACATTAAAGAGGATGGAATTCGTCGAGTATATTATCCCCAGGAAACTAAAAAGGATATTCCGGTATCAGAGCTTCTAAAGGTTTCTCAGCAACCTGGTGGCCGAGCTCTTCTTTATAATTATCTATATATTGATAATAAAGAAGTTCTACGTTATTTGATTAATGGTAAAGAAGAGCCTGAATATTGGATTGAAGAGAAGGATATCCCTAATTGGATGAATGCTTGCTCTATAGAAGAGTTCTAGGACGCCTTAGATTTTGCACCGCAAGGAACAAAGGATTTAATTAAGCAATACGCTGTTTCCTTGCCTCTTAATGATTATGGTAAACGCGAAGCGATTAAAAAGCAATTAGGCTTCGATGTAACTGCGGCCATTGAGAATAGCGGAGACGAAGATGGGAACTCTATGGAAACACCATCCGCTAAGCGTCGTGTTGCAGTAAAAGAAGAAGAGACTGTTCGTCGAGTGGTTGTAAAGACTGATAAGTAAGGGGGAGGAAAATATGGCTGATTATCCCATTTAGGGCAGCCCAACTCCCTTTGAAGATATTTACGATAGGTTTTTTGGTAAGATAACTGATGATACCTATTTTGTTTGGAGCGAGGAAGATACTCGAAAGGATTTGCTCAATATTTTGATTGATGCAATCCCAGGATTCGAGTTTCCTCGCTTTCCTTTATATGATTTCGATACAGAGTTGGGCATTTTTAATTCACACTTAACTTCAGAGGAAATAGATATATTGGCAACCTTGATGTATAATACTTGGCTGCAAAGATAGATTGCTTCTATCGAGCAAACACGAATGAAGTATTCAGGGTAGGATTTTAAGATGACGAGCTAGGCCAATCATCTTGCGAAGTTAGTTGAGCTGAAGAAAGAGGCCGAGCGTTAGTCTCTCCATAAGCAACGTTTATATAAGCGCAGGAGAATAGTTGATGATAGGGGTTCTATTAAGTCTAATTGGTCTACTTTAGCAGAAACGAGCACTTTCGATGGATAAATATAACATAGGGTTTCCTAAAGAAACCCAAGCTCAAGATTTAAAAAGACTTATTAATCAACTATGGAAATTAATTCCCATGCGTGAAAATGGAGAAGATTGGAAAGCGCATTTAAACGTTTTGATTGAAGAGATTAGCGGTTTAGTTGAAATCTATAAAAATAATGTTAATGGATTGATTTTATTATCAAAGCTAGAGGGCTTAACCTCAAAAACGTGTGAAGATTTCATGCTATATCGTAAAACCGTATTTCGGTGTATTGAGTTACTAACTCAGGTGATTGAAAATGAATAATCTTGAAATGATGAGGAAGCGTTTTGAATTTCAAGGCGGAGTAAGACAAGAAGACCGCATGATTAAAGATAAGTGGCGGACTTTTCAATAGGCTTTAAAATATTCGTATCAAGCTTGTTCAATAGAACTTGTTCAAAAGAATAGCGAGGTTCTTGCGGTCGATGCTACAAAACATGATTGTAAGCGCAACATACCTGAGGTTCGCGCACTTATTAATCCTGATAAGGTTAAGCAAGATTACGATGACAAGATTCTTTCTATTGATTACCAAGCTGGTTTAGAGCCAGGGGATGTCTTTGAATGGAAGAAGACTGATACTTATTGGTTAATTTATCTTCAAGAGATTACGGAAGATGCTTATTTTAGAGGGGAAATAAGGCGTTGTCGTTATTAGATTAATTTTCTAGATGAGGATGGCAATGCCTACACTACTTGGGCTGCGATTCGTGGTCCGGTAGAAACCTAGATAGATTCTATTCAAAAAAATTAGGTAAGAATAGATAAGCCTAATTTAAGCTTGAATATTCTTTTGCCTAGGAATGAAAAAACTCTTTTTGCTTTTGATAGATATAGAGAGTTTATTTTTGCCGGTAAGTGTTGGAGAGTTGAAGCTCCAGATACTATAAGTATGAAAAATATTATTGAGGTTAATGCTGAAGAATATTATGTCGATAGAGATAATGACGATCTTGAAACAGAGATAAAAAATGGTTTGCTTATTAAGCCAGTTGATCCTACCCCAGAAAGCGAAATAAAAGGTAATACTTTTATTAAGCCCAAGATTGCAGAGATTTATACCTCAGAGGAAGAAGGAGAATGGAATGTAGATAAAAACACTCCAGTATCTATTTATCCTATTGATGGGCATTCGGTTAAGATAATCTGGAATAAATCGACTCATGGCTAGTTTACTCTATATTAGACTAGTGGAGATAAAGTTTTAGAAAAGGTTATTGTCGTAGAATCTTTGTTTTGAGGGGGAATAAAACATGAAAAATAATTTTTATGAATTTCCTAAAAGTAGCTTTCTGGGTATTGCTAAGGACACTTCTTTAATTATAAATAAAATTTTAAGTAATAAGAAAGTGTTAAAATTATTGCGCTATACCACTCAAGATTGGGAGTCTAGACCAGAACTGTCTTCAGATGAAATTAGAGAGATGTTTAAATCTAAGTAGATATCTAATGTGCCAAAGGTTTATATTGACAAAGATTTAAAAACTTATTTGCGAATAACATATGATTCTTTTGTCCCAAATACGTCAAATACTTTTTACCGGGACCATATCGTTGAAATAAAAATCATTTGTAATTTTGAGGTTTGGAATCTGGATGGATATGAATTAAGACCCTATCGCATTGCAGGAGAAATTGATTCTATGCTTGATGGTTAGCATTTAACCGGTATAGGGGTACTGCAATTTATTTCTGCGAGCCAAGATATTTATGACGATGATTTTGGCGGTATTACTTTGCGTTATCTTGCGGTGAGAGGCAATGAAGATAAGGTGAATCCGCTTGATTGATTATGGCCTTGCTTTGATGGCAGGAATTGATATCCCAGTTCCTGAGCTATAGATTACAGTACACCCACCTGTTATAAAAGAAATTGCCTATATGGGAGAGCAAGAGTTTTTTTCTGCTGTACAATATCTCTGTTTAGAGAAGGAATCTTTAGTATAGGACGAAACTCTTTTGTCCGGCATGAACAATTTTCAAGTATTAATGAAAGTGTTAGAACAATCAAAAGACAAAGAGAAGAAGAACCATTTAATTATGCTTCTCAAGCTTTTGTTTCCTGATCGAGTAGCAATGATAACTAGAAATTCGATTATTTTATCTGCGCCAGAGGGTGGAGAACCGGTTATGATTGATGGGAACAATTTTGATTTATTTCAATCAGTTGCGAGAGAGGTTCTTTGTGTACATAATCTTTTTTAGGGCGATAATGTGATTTATAAACCTGCAAATGAAGCTGCTAAAAGAATAGCGGATAAAATTTTAAAGGGAAGACAAAAAGTAGCTACTATTAAGAACAAAGGTGAAAATGAAAGTGTTTTAACACGATATATATCTATCTTGACTATTGGTACTAATTCATTGACAATTAATGATTGTCTTAATCTAAATTTGTATCAGTTATTTGACTTGATGGAAAGATATAATGCATTTGTTGAGTGGGACGCTGACTTGCGTGTAAGACTCGCAGGAGGCAAACCTGATAAGCAAGTGGAATCTTGGATGAGAAATATCCATAACAATAATTAAGGAGGAAATAATATGAGATTTGGTAGCCGCGAAATCGTGGATGCAGTTTTTAAGACTAAGTCTACTTTTAAGCTGGGGTCTCGTACTTTCTATAAGAATGATCCAGTACTGCACTTTGAGACCTTGAAGACCTCTTCTCTCGAGGGTGCTGTTTCTACGGTTTACGCTTAGGGAGGCCGCGGTAATGCGCGTTTGCTAGCTTGGGATGGTGACCGCACGCTAACTTTGAACATGGAAGATGCTCTTCTAACCCCAGAAAGCTTCTCTGTTCTGGCAGGCGCTATGCTCTCTGAGGCAGGGGAAACCGCAGATTCTGAAGGCTATATTAAACCAATGTATGTGCATATGACTTCTCAAGTTGAAGCTACTGCTGATGAGACTATTGAACTACCTGAAACCGTATGTTGGAATGGTGGCCGTGGTGCTAATCATGTTACTGAGCAAGAAGAGAAGGATAATTATCATGCTGAAGCAGATATCTATGTTATGAAGCTTGATGATTCTGGCGAGGTAGAAGTCGAGCCTTGTGTACCTCGCACTGTAACTATTGAGGATGGTAAGACCACTATTGTTTGCTGCGGTAGCCAAGAAAGTGGCGCTGTGGTTGGCGCTCATCCTCATTTTAAGGCTGGCGATATCGTTCTTGTTGATTACTATGTTCTGAAGACTAGCAAGGTCTGGCAAATTGAGATTACGCCTGAGATTTTGAGCACTTACTTCTATATCGAAGGGTCTACTCTGTATCGTCGTGAGTCCGACGGATATGATATGCCTGCTGAAGTTATTATTCCGAAAGGTAAGGTGCAGTCTAACTTTACGGTTTCTATGGCTTCTACTGGCGATCCTTCAACTTTCAATTTCGTGGTCGATACCTTCCCCGATTATACTAAGTTTGATAAGACTAAGAAGGTTCTAGCTGCTATTCAGATTATTGATGATAGCGTAAGTGATGCTGGCGAAACTGAATATCGAGATAATTGTAAGACTGAAGCTAGCTAGGGAAACGTCTAATCTCCGAATCGTCCTAGGAGAATAATCAAAAGGACGAACTCATTAATGAGGAACCTCTCTCCGATGAGGAAGAGGACTAAGGGAGAGACATGCGTCTCTCCCTTTTTTTGTTTTGTGGAGGGGATGATTAAGAATGGCCGGGATAGCCTTCAGGAAAAATGCGGAAACAATGAAATCAGTCTAGGCACCGCCTACTTATGGCATAAATAGAATTGTATATGTTAGAGGTACCAAAGAAGGATATGAAAAAATCAAATCTTTAACTACGGATCTTATCTTCTAGAAACAGGATGTTATAAATGACTATGGAAAAAATATCTTAAATAGATATACTGAGAGACGATAGTCAATATTAGACTCCGAGTTAAGAAATCTTATTACGGGTGAATATTATACCAAAGAGCAAGAAGAATGGGTTAATTATATTGTAAATAATTTATCTATATAGAATGAATTTGGAGGAGATTCTGTAGCGACTGCATTAAAAAAAATATCAGGATTATGCTGGCAACTTAATAGCGATAAAAGAACCTAGGCTATTAATAATATAGAACAAGAAGTGAATAAGTTAAGACAATAGTATACTTCTCTTTCTAGCGAAGATAAAATTAATTTTTTAGCATTAGAAAGTCCTGAAATGATCGAGGGACTAAAAGTCAATATGGAAAAGGCCGAGTAGCAATTTTAGAAGTTGCAATCTATTGTGGACAAGATTAAAAATGATCCAACTATAAAACCGTACCCTGCTCAGTAGCGCTTTGCCTCGTAGCTAGGTTTTTTGAATGAGGCTACTACGAATTTTATGGCAACAAAAGCGGCAATGGCTGTGAGCAAGTAGTTTTCAAATATTAAAAACGTAAAGGTGATTTCAACTGGCGCTGAAACTCCGTAGCAAATTGCTAATTAGACTATTTCTACTATGGCCAAACCAGATACTGTGATAGAATATACTGTAAAAATAAATGATAATGAATTTGTAGTATAGTAGGGTTTAAGTTTAAAAGCCTCTGCTAGTGTGGTAGACTCGTCTGGTAATTGGAAATATGACAAAAACAACAAAAACTCATTTGATGGAATTAAGATATTTGATACGGTAAAGGCATGGAATTTAGTCCAATCAGTCTTTGATTCTCCTCGAATTCCAATGGACAATGCTGCCTTAAATACGCTTGTATGGGCGAATTCTAATTCTGGGGAGTACAGGATGATTTCGAGGGGAGTTATCGCTAAATATTTTGATTAGTTTCTTGCCGGCGGTGGAACAAAATTAGGGAAGAGCGGGACATTTGATATTGCAGATTGTTTGGTAGTTAGCGGGCGTCCGATTCCAATTATTTCTATCCTAAATCAAGTATCTAATATTTTTGAAGCGAATCCAGAAGCTATAAATAAATATGTTTCAACAAAATTTAATTTTCATAATGACTGGATAGATGCTTCAGGCGAGAAGAAATCGACAACGTATAGGAAGAGGGATGCGGTTATGGCGTTTACTCGAAGTGATAAGGTAAGACAAGAAGCGGTAACTAATCTATACTTGACAGTTAAACTAAATGGAAGAAATCTATATGAACTTGCAAAATGATTTTGATTAAACAGAAAAAATTTGATATAATAAATAAGATGAAGGAGGTTAATAATATGAGTTCTTTTGAAGATCTGCAACTACCCACCGAAGAGATTACTCAACAAGTTAAGATTAACGACACGTTGATTCTCGAAGTCCGTAAATACTTACCTATTAAAGAAAAAGAAGCTGTTCTTGATTTCGTAATCAATAATGCACTAGATCAAACGACTGGTTGTTTTAGTCCTCTACGCGTTAATGTTTACTTTGCTCTTGCTATTTGCCAATGGTATGGAGGTATTGACATTAATATGGAAGATGTTAGTCATGTTTATGATGCTCTTGAGATGAATGGCGTTGTAGACTTAATTAGAAATGCAATACCTCAAGATGAGATTGATTTTATGGAAGATCTTGTGGAAGATACAATAGCAGATATATCTCGCTATAATTCATCTGCTGCTGGTATTATCAATAATATGTCTGATAGCGCCGAAAATCTTGATGAACAGTTAAACAATATCTTGGATAAAATAAAGAGCGATGATGCTACTAAAGCTATGGGTAAGGTACTAGATGTGGTTAAAAACGGTTAATCTAACCATTTGATTTTTAAATATAATTAGAGAATGGGACTTGAGATTTTAATTCTCAAGTCCCTTTTTATATTGAGCTAAAGGAGAGGAAGGTAATATGGCGGGGAAGAAGTATACTTATCAAATTGGTATTACTGCTGATACTAGCTAGTTTGAAACTTAGATGAAGCGAGCTTTAGAGTCTCTAAATAAGCTTAGTACAGCTCCTCAGATTGCTTTGTCAAAAACTTCTGCGACAGCTTTAGAACTAGCTGATAATATTAAAAGTGCGGTAAATGAAAGCACTGGCAAGTTTGATCTGTCTATGTTTAATGATAATCTTAAGGCGAGCGGGAAAAACCTTGAAGATTATGCTTATTAGTTGAGTATGCTGGGGCCCGATGGTGAATAGGCTTTTATGCAAGTGGCTGAGGCTATCACTTCTGCGGAAATGCCTTTAATGCGGACTAACAAGCTTATGGATTCCTTGTGGACAACGATGAAGAATACTATGAGGTGGCAATTAACCTCTAGTATGCTGCAAGGGTTTACTAGTGCAGTTTCCCATGCTTATGGGTATACTCAAGATTTAAATGAGTCGCTTAATAGTATACGTATAGTTACTTAGAAGTCTGCTGAAGATATGGCGGCATTCGCTGAATAGGCAAACAAAGCTGCTTAGTCTTTGAGTACTACAACTACTGATTATACAGACGCATCCTTGATTTATTTTCAGTAGGGCTTGGATGACGAAGCTGTGCAAGAGAGAACTGAAGCGACTATTAAGTTTGCCAATGTATCTGCTTAGTCTGCGGAAACCGCCTCTGAGTAGCTAACTGCTGTATGGAATAACTTTGATGACGGTAGCAAAAGTCTAGAATATTATGTAGATGTTATGACTGCATTAGGTGCTACGACCGCATCTAGTTCTCAAGAGATTGCTGAAGGACTTGAAAAGTTTGCGGCGATCGGTGAATCAGTAGGCTTAAGTTATGAGTATGCTACTTCTGCATTGGCTACTGTTACTGCTACTACGCGGCAGTCAGCTGACGTAGTAGGTACAGCCTTCAAGACACTGTTCGCGCGTATTCAAGATTTAAGTCTTGGGGAAACCTTAGATGATGGAGTCACATTAGATACATATTCTAAGGCTTTATATCAAGTTGGAGTCAATATCATTGATGCTAATGGAGAGCTCAAAGATATGGACAATATTCTTGATGAGTTGGGTTAGAAATGGGGAGAAATTTCTTCTTCTCAGTAGGTTGCTTTAGCCCAGACTGTAGCTGGAACGAGACAATATACCTAGCTTATGGCCCTCATGAATAATTGGAGTGATTTCCAAAATAATCTAAAAACTGCCTATGCTTCTGAGGGGACTCTTCAAAAGCAAGCTAATATTTACGCTGAATCTTGGGAAGCTGCTCGCGATAGAGTGACTGCCGCAAGTGAAGACATTTATGATAGCTTAATCAACGAAGATTTCTTTATTAATCTAGATAATATTTTTACGCCTATCCTCTCTGGCATTGCTAATGTTATAGATGCGGCCGGTGGTATGCAGGGCGTTTTTTCTATCAGCGCTGCTTTAATGTCCAAGGCATTTGGAAATAAAATGTCTTAGTCGATTAGAGACGTTGCAACTAGTTTAAGTTTCGTTACTAAAGAGGCATAGCAGCAAGCCATTGCCACTCAAGAACAAGCGGCAGATCTTGTTATTAGTATGAATGGTCTTAAGGATATTAATGCTGACCAAAACCGGATTCTTGAGCTAAAACAACAAGAAATGTCTCTTGAGGCAGAAATAAATAAGCAATCTTTGAGTTTAGATGAGTCTACTAAGGCTATAATCGAAAAAGACTTATAGAGAATTAAGAATCTTGAGACTCAAGCTTAGCTTTACGCGGACTAGAAAAAAAGCGCTTAGGAATTAGCAGACTAGGCGGAATTTAGCTTAAAATCAACTAGAGGCAAAAGGGGTATAAATGCTACTAAAGTTCGTTCTTTTGTTAGCGGAAGTGAAAAACAAAATGTCCAGGACTTGCTTGAAGATACATCAATCTTCACTGAAAATGCTAAATTACCTACTATAATTAGCAACTTAGCTAATAGTCTTAAGAAATTATCATCAGAGGCCGGGGTCCAAGAGAGTAGCCTAAGTGCTTATCAAGAACTTGAAAATACATTTGGGACGATAGACGAGAAAAGCTTAAAAGCATTATAGAGTATAAAAGAATTTAGTGATGTTACTTCTATCGACGAAGCGACGTCAAAGTTTAACTAGTTAAGTGAGGCCTCTGCTGAGACAGAAAAAAAGATAGAAGCGGTAAAAGAGGTTCTTAAGTATATACTACCAGATAAATTTTCTGACAATATAGAAAACTTTGACTAGGAAACGCGAAGAGCCGCGATGGCAGAGGAAGGACTATCTCAAAGTACTGAAGCCGCAACCAAGAGAATTAATGAAGAAAGCGAAGGTTTAGTTACTGGTTCTTTGCGGGTAAAGGACTTTGCTAGTAAAACCACAGAAGCTATTCAAGCTTTGTCTTCTTTGAGTGTGGCATTTAATGGTATTAAGACATTAGGGAGCCTTTTTGATGCAGATGATCTAACTACAGCAGAAAAATTAATTTAGGGCATTACTGCGTTAACTATGGTAATTCCCCCTTTAATCCAATCATAGTCGTCATTAAATAGATTCTTTGAAGAAACTGGAATTCAAGCTAAAGCGGATCAAGTAGCATTTAATCTCTTGGGAAAAACTTTAGCTTTTACGATTTCTGGAAACGAGGCTGCCGCTACCTCTACCAACTTATTAGGTTCTTCCCTTAAGAATCTTGCTAGTACCACAACAATAGGAATAACAGTTTTAACTACTTTATATACTGTAATATCTAAAGTAGTTGAGAAGCAACGTGAAGCTGCCGAAAAAGCATATTAGGCCTAGATTAATGCCGCCAAAGCCGCGCAAGAAGAAGTAGAATCTAATAAGCAACTTTTAACTTCTATGTAGGAAGCTCTTGAATCTTACCAAGAGAGTGGGGAAAATAAAGATGCTTTGGATGAAGCTACTCGTAATCTCGCTGAAGCTTACTAGATCGAAGGAGCCGCTCTAGCTAAACTTAGTGGAAATTATGATGATTATGTTGCGGTTTTAAATAAAGCTAAAGGCGCTCAAGAAAAAGCCATTGCGAATGAACAAGATGCCATTGATACCGCGATAAACGCCGCAGGCGAGTAGATGTGGTCTACCGCAAAAGAGGGCATAAATTATGGCATAATTGGCGGAACGTACAGGGGCTCATTTAGTGGTTCTGGGGCTGAAGAATCAAAAGCTTATGAAGCCTTATAGAAGAATGTTAGTAGCAATTATGTGACTTCTAATGGACTTTCGACTGATACATTTTAGTTTGCTGTTGATAAGTCGAACCCTGATGAATTGGTAGAACTTTATGATCAGGTTAATGCGGCAATAGATGAAATGGTATCTTCTATGTCGGCAATAGAGCTCTCTGAATCTGGGATATATCAGAAAGCCGTAGCTTGGAGAGACAATTTAACTGACACGGTAGAAACTTATAAAGAGCTTCAAGAAAGTTAGGATGTTCTCAATCTTGAGCGAGGTGAGAGCTTTTAGGGAATTAGCACCTATGAAGATTATGCTGATTGGGTAAATCAAGTAACTGAAAATCTTGCTAAATAGGGCCGCTCGGAAGAAGAAATATCTAATATAATTGCGGCCGTAGCTAGCGGGAGCACGGTATCTAAGTTTAATGATATCTATAATGCGGTTAAAGACGTCAAAGATATTATCACCGATGAAGAGCTAAAAGGCTCGGTTGATGATTATTTTAGCGATGATAAGTATGATGCCTCAGTTCTAGCCTCTATGAATTGGGCAACTTTAACTGCCAGTAATTTTAAGAATGCTTATAAAAATGCCGCAGCTTACTAGGAAGCACTAGAAGGTACTACTAATGCCACTAATAAGCTAGCGTCCGCGCAAGCTGCTTTAGACGCCCTTGGAGATGGAACTTTTACTTCAGAGAGCCTAGCTGAGCTAGCGAGTAGTTTTGATTGGGGTAACGCCGAAGAGGGAATCATTTCTTTTGAAGATTTTCTTTCTCGCTCTGTTGTTGAACAAAAAGCTTACTTATAGGATTTAATTAATCGTTCTTATGAGGGTATTGCTGAAGGTAGCGTCGCTCAACTCGAAATTTTATAGCAACAATTAGCAGACGCGCAAGCTGACTTAGAACAAGATAAAAGTTCTGAGGAGTATACTCAAGCTGAACAAGATAAAGAAGCTTGGGGACTAGCAAAATAGGCTTACGAAGACTATCAAGAAGCTATAAGAAACGGCGAAGAATTTACTCTTTCGGAGGAAATCGCAAGTGTCATACAGGAAATCAGTCACAAAGACTGGCAAGACTTGTTCAAAGAGCTTTCTAATGGATCTTCTAACGCGATAGAAGAGGGTATAGAAGACGCAGATTTAGTAATCTCGAAAGTAGAAGCAAAAGAAAGCGCAGTAAATGACCTTTAGGATAAGATCGAGAGTGCTGAATATAATATTACTGTTAATGCCAAGCTTAATTATTAGAATCAGTTAACCTAGATAGAAAATTCTGTAGATGATCTTGTTTCTGTCTTTGATGCTATTGATTCGGGGGTTACTTAGGTTACTAATTCAGCAGGAGAGCAAGTTTGGTCCGTAAGTCTTGAATCTGCTAAAGCTATAGAGTCTGTCTATTCTGGTTTTATGTCTACGGCAAAGTTATTAGAAGATGGTACCTTTGAGTTAACTGATGAAATTTATCAACGGTATTTTGATACATCAAATGGTATCTTGGCTATTGATGCAAAGACTAAGGCTGGTATTTTAAATGACAATATCGCCCAATTAGAAGCCGAAAAAGCATCCGCAGAAGCTAGTTTAAAGATCGCGGAAGATTTAGCATCTGGAGATCTTTTAATTAGTAGCTTGACCAATACCGAAAAGGAACAATTATTATCTAGCTACAGGGATGCTCAAGCTCTAAATAATGGCGATATGCTAGAAGATGAAGTCAATCTACTCGCAACTTCTAATACTAATTGGGCGACTCTATATGATAATATCGAGGATTATGCTGGGCAAGGCGCTACGGGAATGGCAAACAATATTGCGCAAGGCACCACTTCTGTTCTCGAAAATATGGAGAAGATTAGGTCTGCGGCTTATACTGCAAGTCAAGAAATTCAGCATATTGGAGATACTACTTGGGGTGGCACTGCAAAAATCAGCTCTGTCGCTTCTAGCTTAGCGGATGTAACTAGCAAAGATATAGAACTCCTTGAAGGTTTTATCGAAGACCTTGGGCCAGATTTAAACAAAATAAACGAAGAAGACTCTGAGTGGGATTTACACGGTTATAATCTAGATAAGTATAAGAACTAGAAAATCAAAACATAGGATTATACTAAAGATGAGTCTAAAGCGATAGGAAGGGCCGCTAAGAGGCAAATAAGTGAATATATAGATTCTCTTAATGCTTCGATTGCCGCTAATAAAGCTGCGGTATCCAAGCTTCTTAGTGCTGCTACTTTAAGCGATACAGATAGTGATTCTGGCTCCTCTGGCTCTACTAAAACATATGATAAAGAAGATTTAGATACTCTAGATGATATAATTGATCGCTACCACGAAGTTAATCGCCAAATCGAGAGGCAGAACGATCTTTTAGAAGATCTTGAAGAAAATACGGAGCGAGCTTTTGGCTTAGATAAAGTTAAAGGATATGAAGCAGAAATTGAAGCTCTTTCTAAGCAATATTCTAATTATTAGGATAAATTAAACTTTGTAAATTAGCATTTAACTGAAGATAAAGCAGCTCTCATTCAAGTTTTTGGTGAAGATATATTTGCTGAAAATGGAGAATTATTTAGCTATAACAATTTGCGGTTATAGAGTTATAGGGCTGTAGAAGAAGCGGTAGAGAGCTACAACGCAGCCATCGACGCAGGCTCCTCAGAAGAAATAATGGAACTTCTGAAAGAGAATGTCGATACGGCTAAAGAGAAATATGAGAATGAGATTAAGCTTTTGGACACCTACGAAGATGATATAGATGAAATGCGTGATGTTCAAGATAATATGGAAGAGAATCTTCGGAAATAGGCTGACAAAGCTCTTGACGCTATTGATTATAAACTGGAAGTTACTATTTCAGTTAAAGACTTAAAGAAGCAAGCTAAATAGCTTAGTAAAGAAATTGCGGAATCCTATGGCGATGAGCTTACTCATGGAATATAGTCTGCTTAGATAAGCTATGAGATGGCACAAATCGACATTAGTAAGCTAGAAACTTATCAAGAGAACTATAATGATTTAATGGAGCAGTGGGCAAAAGCTACAAATTAGGCTGATAAAGAACGTATTCAAGATAGTTTAAAAGATCTTCAAAGTTAGGCAATTTCTACCGCAGAAGAGTTAATAGATTATGCGGAGTCTCTTGAAACTATGTTTAGTGATGCTCTTGATGCGGCTTCTTAGAGATATGCTAAGTTTACAGATTAGCTTGAACATAATTAGACTGTCCTTAGCAGTATTAAAGAACTTTATGCTCTACAAGGGGTAACTTATAAGACTACTCAAGGTTATAATACTCTTTAGAAAGTTGCTTAGGAGAAACTTAATGCGCAAATTGCTGAAGGCTAGGTATTAAAAGCTAAATATGAAAACTTGGGCGAGTTGCTTGCAGAAGCAGAAGCGAATTTGGTAGGAGTTGAAGAAACCGACGCAGCCTATGATACTCTTAAAGCAAACCGAGATGCGTTGCTTGAAGAATACAATTCAACTCAAGAGGAACTACTCGAGAAGGCTCAAGAGGCGATGGAGACCACTCAAGAGATATATACAACTGCCATTGAAAAATTAATTGATGATTATGATAAAGCGATTTCTGGGGGGCTGGGGCTAGATTTACTATCCGAAAAGTACGACCATTATATTGAAGAAGAAGAGCGTTATCTAGATAAGGTTAATGAGGCTTATGAAGTTTCTTCTTGGTATAATAAACTCTAGGCTGATATTGACGATACTACTAACTCAAAATATAAAGAACAATTAAAAGCGTTACAAGAGTAGATAGATGTCAGAAGAGAAGGAAATACCTTGTCTGAGTATGACTTAGATATTCTCGAAGCTCAATATAAAGTTCTTCAAGCTTAGATGGCGCTAGAAGATGCAGAGAATGATAAGAGTCAATTAAGACTTGTGCGGGATAGTCAAGGAAACTGGAATTATCAATATACCGCAGATGCTAATTCGATAGCCGACGCTGAGCAAAATCTGTTAGACGCAAACAATGACTTGTACAATATCGCTAAAAAGCAAGTTAAAGAAATGTCAAGCGAGATAATCTCTACAATGCAAGATTGTGAAGAGGAAGTCAGTGAAATTTATCAATAGATGGCTGATGGCACTTTGACCTATGAAGAGGCTTAGGCTAAATTAACCGAACTAACTGAATACTATAATGAGAAAATCAAATATCTTGAAAACGAAAAGTAGATAGCAATAAAGGATATGACAGATGCTGGAAACTAGAGTCTGATAGACAATGCTCTCATTACCGGAGATAAGGTTTCTGATATTACTGGAATAACTAGCGAGGATATACAAAAAATTATCAAGAATTCTGATTCTTCTATTATAAGTTTGCTAACCTCAGATAGCGAAACTCTTTAGAACATTGTAGGCGATAACACAAAGCTTGTAGATTAGTTTGATAATACCTATGCAAAAGATCTAAACGATATGACTAGTAACTCTAAGACCTTTAAAGAAAAATTAGATAGTCTACTAGATGAGTTAGAAGAAGCTTGGTAGGATTATTAGGGTTCAGTTAAAGAAGTTGCCGATAAAACTGGAACTTCTATGGATGACCTCTCTGAGTATACGTCTAATGTAGCGACAAGCACAGATGAAGTTCGAGATGCCGCTTTAGACGCAGAAAGTTCTTTAAGGAATTTGCTGGGAACTGTTCAAGACTTAAGTGCAGAATATGCAACCCTAGCCAAGAATGCTAAAGCCGCTGCTTCAAGCATGGGCGGTATCGCAAACGATATTGCTACTAATTATGCTACTGCTAGTGGGGTCGATGAAACTACTGATAATACTGATTATTCTATGTTAATGTATGAAGAATATCTCAAGGGTAATGCTGGATATAGTGAAGAGTATAAAAACTATATGGCTTTGCGAGATTAGAAGATTGCCTCTGGATATACAGGATATGGCCAAGCAACTACAGCTCGCATAGACGCTCTATTGCAACGCGCAGACGCTGGAGACCCAGACGCATAGAAACTACTTAATCGAACAATATCTAACGGTAAGTATTTTACTGATATCTCCAGAGATGAGTGGATCAAAGTAGTTGGATTTGATACTGGGGGATATACAGGAGAATTTAATGACAAAAAATTAGCTTTCTTAGACGAAAAAGAGCTAATATTAAACAAGAGCGATACAGAAAATATCTTGACGGCAGTTTAGACTATTCGTTCTTTAGGGACTGATGTATTCGCTTAGATTGAAAAAATTCTTGACGGAAATGCATCTGCGGGAATCGCTCTTATGGCATCAGCTCTCTAGACTTCTAGTAGTCCGACTTTGAATAATGGTACTTTAGAGCAAAATATCCGCATTGAACACGTTGAATTCCCGAATGTTACTTCTTCGAGTGAAATTGAAGATGCCTTTGCTAGCATTGTAAATGACGCTTCTTAGTGGGCAAAAAGAAAGAAGAGTTAACTAAGAGGGGAGACTTCCTCCCCTCTTCTTCTTAAAAGAGAGAAAGGAGTTATTATGAATAACGTATCTGAGCAACTTTTATCTGCGATTGATATAGTCACAGACGAGAAAATTTCAAAGTTAAACTATGATAAAACTATCAAAGCCTAGATATATAGTATTGAAAATCTTGATACTGGAGAATATAAAGTAAAATATTCAGGGAATATTTTCTCTGTTTACAGCAGTGATATCTCTAAATAGTATTCTATAGGGGACAGCGTCTACGTGACCGTGCCCGAGGGGAATTTCTCAAACAAAAAAGTTATTTTAAGTTTAGTTTCTGAATAGTCGTTATCATATAGTTAGATATAGGCTTTACAACAGTCGATTAATGAAGTAAGCCCCACGTTTGATAAATTCTACATTTATAATAAAGGTAATATAGTTGCGGGAAGCGAGACTGAGAGCGCTGTATATGGAGTGGTAGCGGGCGCTGAAGCAGGGACTTCCGCAAGTCAAGTATATATTTATAAAGGGGCAGATAAATATTCTTCAACTCAATATCATGGACAATTTCAGCAATATGCAAATAACTATGAATTAATCTAGATTAAAGGGTCTTTTTTAACGACTTTGCAATCTGAGCATACCAAAGGTAATTATGGTATAGAGATAGAGTTTTATACTAACGAGGATAAGGTAGTCTCTTTCAAACTTGATTTAAGTTCATTTAATGGAGCTCCTTATCAGTTTACAGTCTACACTCCGCAATCCGTAATTCTTAAAGCTCAAACTAACTATCTGCTTGGGTTAAAATCTATCAAGCTATTTGAAGAGAATTTCGAGTATGACAAGTATGTAGTGAATGGCTCAGAAACCAATAAGCAAAATACTACTGAGCCAAATATCTTTGTAAAAAATGTTGAAGTGTGTTATGTGGAAGAAAAAGACCTGACTGAGAATCTTTATTATCTTAATATTTAGGCGCCTAAAGGCAACTCTATTACTTCCTCTGTCTCTTCTATTGATTTAAGAGGTTAGCTTATCTATCAAGGTGAATCTATTATGGATTCTACCAATTGCGAGTGTAAATGGTTTAAGAGAGATCTTAGCGTAATGATAGGTTCGGATGCCTACGACAAAGAAGCTGGATTCGGCTGGAAAGCAGTAGAGAAAACCAATAATCAAGAATTTAATCTTCTTACTCTTGATAGCAATGATATTTTTCACGAGAGCAGATATAAACTTGTAGTAACCTACAAAGAAACTACTACTTTAAGTGCTGAGATTACGGTATACAACCTTAATAGTTCCTATGATTATGAAATATAGCAAATTACATCTGGAGATACTATTAAGCTGTAGTTAATTAATAATAAAAATGATGTGTCTTTGTTCGGAGATTGGTATTTATCTTACCCAGACGGAAGTTATCTTGAAGTTACGAACGGTAAAAAGTAGAGCTCTATTAAAGTAAACAATTATCTTTTATATAGTAGCGTGACGTTTTACTGTGCGGTTTATGGCTATGATAGAACAACAATAATAGGAACGTTAGAGTAGACTATTGTTAATAGTAAATCAGAGGAAGATTTATATATTTCTTATGACGGAGAAGATAATTTTAGATATGATGCTAATGGAGACGTCACCTTTGAAGATTCGGAAAAAGAGCGTACATTATCAGTTGTACTGACTTGGAAAGAAGGTACTGGAAATTCTTATAAGATAGAATGGCTGAGCCCAGATGGAGAGAAGATTTCTACGGGAACGAAACTCTAGCCCCCAAATTCCATGTTTGAAAATCTTTGGGTTGACAATACCAATATTTTACATTATACTATTAAATAGAAATACAACATTAACTCCAACAATAATACTTTAAAAGTAAGAATAGTAACTATAGATGAATAGATTTATACTTTTGACAAGGAGATATTATTCCTTAAAGACGGAGACCAAGGAACTAATGGAACTACCTATATAACAGCCATTAGACCATGTGATAGCGATGGCAATAAACTAAGCGGGTTGCATCCTTTAATCTATAATAATGGATGGAAAAATTCTCTTTCTTTAAAATGCTATGTTTATAGAAATGGCGAGCTATTAAACAACAATAGTAGCTACAGCTTAACGTATAAATGGGAAGAGGCCAACGTTACTTTGTCAGCGAAGGATACTAATTAGGTAGTAGTTAAAGGACAAGGTACAATAAACTCTGAGTCGACTTCCGCAAATCTTGAGTTCTTCGTTAAGGTTTAGGTCACTATTACTGACAAAGCAGACAATAAGAAAACCTATATTTATGCTTTTTATCCTATTGATGTTGCTGTAGGAGGAATTGATTATTCTAAAGTAGATATTTCTAGCATACCTAGTTATATTAAATATACAACTTCTGGGCTAAATCCTTCATTCTATAGTAATAATATTACTTTCTTATATAATAGTAAAGATATATCTAGCAATAGCACGATACTTTCCTTAAATACCTCCATTCTTAATATAGAGCAAGATGGGAATCTCTTTTATCTTAAGCCTGCAAATTCCTTTATATACGAAAATACAAGCAGTAATGATAGCAATATAGGAATCCTTCAACTTAAGTGCACGGATTCTCAATATATTTTACATCCTATTGTTATGTATCTCGATGCTTATGGGAATGAAGCTATAAATGGATGGGACGGCACTTAGGTTTCTGGTATTTATAAACTCGATGATTCGGGATCTTTTATCAAGGGTCGTGTCTATTATTCTCGTGATGATAATGGATATTATACTCAAATAGCTTTGAATAGTAGCACTTATAAAGCCGATACATATTATTATCAGACTGGATTACTTGCTCCTTAGATTGGCGCTGGAGAAAAAGATAGCTATAATCGTTTTACCGGCGTAGTTATGGGCAAAGATAGCGGACAAGAAAAAATAGGACTATATGGATATCAGAATGGTGTCAATACTTTTGGCTTAATGTAGGACGGCAAGGCATATTTTGGAGCTAAAAGTGGCGGTGGCTAGATTACTATAGATGGGACTAGTGGAGTTATCCATGGTGGAGATGTTACTGTAAAAAGTAATGGAACTATATAGTCAGCTCCAAATGGAATGTATATAAGATTGTCTGATAAGGCTGTTGCTGGTGATGTTAAGGCCATAGGAGTTGGCTACTCATAGGATTCCGAATCTTCAAATAATGAGGAAAATTTCTATGTAACATACGATGGGAAATTAAAGGCTACTGGGGCCGATATTCAAGGCACAATTTATGCTACGGAAGGACAGATTGGCGGAACAGGTCGTTCTGGCGGATGGAGTATATAGACTGGAAAGATATTCAGTGGTAGTGGATTGAATTATGTAGAATTAAATAGTAATTCCAGTGATACCTACGCTATTTAGATTGGTGGCTCTATCAGCTCTAGTGCTAAATTTCTAGTAACTAAGACTGGCGCACTCACTGCAAAAGAAGGAACCATTGGCGGTTGGAAAATTCTTAGCAATAGGCTCACATCTAGTAATGGTAAAATTGGCCTTGCCAGTTCTGGTGCTAATGGCTACAGGATTTGGGTTAATGCAGATAGTTTAACCGGAAATGAAACGGAAAATACTAATCCTAGTTTTTCTAGTGGAACCTATTTTTGGATTGATAGCTCTGGTAAGATGAGTTGCGAAGGAGCTGAAATTAGGGGAACTATTTATGCCGATGAGGGAGAAATTGGTGGCTGGACTATAAACAGCAATGGATTATCTGCAAATAATATTTCTTTATCAAGTACTTAGGGGATAAAGATAGGAAGTACGTTGAATCTTTGCTAGACAACAAGTTATTACAGTGGAGATAATATTGGATTAATTACTAGTTAGAATAGCGGAGGCAAAATTGTGCTAGAGTCTAAGAACGCGGAAATTGCTGTTAGGGGGCGAGGAGGTTCCGTCTATATTTCTGCGGATGGGCAAGGCACAAGTGATGAACCGGTAATTGGTTTGACAGCAGGCGTTTATAGCAATGGAAGATGGAATATTAATTCTAGAGGAACGATTACCTTTTCAGCTAATACAGTATCATTTGACAATTGCAATAATATAACTGGTATTTATGCAAAGTATAAGTGAGGTAAAGTATGTCTTTATTTGATTTATGGTTTTTTGCTCTTGCTGATGATAGTGGCACATCAGGATCTGGTGGTAGCATAACAAAACCTGGTTCTAGCTCTAGTGGAGGAAATTCTTCTTCTAGTGGCGGGAGTAGTTCTGGAGAAAGCTCTTCTAGTGGAGAGAAGGAAGAAGAAGACCCTTATAAAAATAGGGTTACAGAATCGGGAGAAATAGAAGTAACTAATTGCGGGAGAGATTTTATTACCATTTCTTGTGCTTCTATTAGTAAAGCTACTAGATATATCATAGCTTATAGAAAAAGTTCTGAGTCTACGGCGACTTATATACCTAGTGATTATTCTGCTTTATCTAATTGTTTATCCTATGCCAGAGTTAGAAATTATACCATTACTGGGCTAGAGCCAGGAACAGCTTATGTGGTGAATTATTGTGGAGTCAATGCTACAAACTACGAAGCCGAAAAGTTGGGTCCCTTTATGGACGAAGGGATTACTTGTGAAACTACAAATAGACCAGAGGATTGGGAATGGGACACTTTGGATGAGATGTCAAGCGAGCATGAAATTACTCTTACTGCTCTTGAATGGAATAATTTTTGCGATAGAATAAACGAATTTAGAGAATATTGCGGGTTATCCGACTATAGTTTTACGATTGTAAAATCAGGCGATTATATAGAAGCTGATCATGTTAATAAAGTAGTTGCTGCATTAGCAGACATGGCTGATAATAGTGAGTTTTCAGTTTCTGATTTTAATAGCTACAAAGTGACCGCCAATGATACAGATATAACATGGAAAGAATATGTAGGGCTAATGAATTTGCTCAATAGCATTTATTAAGGAGGTTTAAAAGTGCAAACAAGAGAAGCGATTGAAATATATTAGGCATTAGTGGGACTGCGGGATTCGAGGTCTGATGCGTTACCTTTCTAGATAGCCTATGCAATTACTCGAAATATAAAAATGCTTGAGCCAGTAATTAAAGATTTTGACGAAGTTAGGTAGAAGATTTTCTTGGCTTATGGGGCAGAAGAAAATGGCGAGATTGTAGTCCCGCAAGATAAGATAAAAGAAGCTAATAATGAAATTACTGAACTTTTAGATATGGAGAATCCAATTGAATTAGTCAAGGTAAAAGCCAGTAGCTTAGAGAGTCTAAATTTCTCGCTAAAAGATCTAGAAGCTATATATCCTATCATTCTAGGGGAAGAGTAATTCTTCCCCTATTTCCTTTTGGGCGATAATGGTTAGTTAATAAAGCTATTTTTTCAAAATATTTATAGAGAAAAAGGAGGTGCGGTTAATATGCCCATTAGTCTTTATCCTCCTACCCTGTAGAGCACTCAAGCCGCTTTTCTATATGATACAAATAGTTACATGGTTTATTTTGCCTTGTAGCAAATAACTTCTCTTAAGGATATAGGCCATGTATAGATTAGGGTAGTAAGATAGTCTAATAATAAGAGCATTGTAAATACATCTTTATATCCAGATGGTATTATTTACAAAGATACTCCTGCGGCGCCTATAACCGGCACGACTTACGGAGTAGCAATTCTTTCAAGTGATTTAAGCGAAACTTGGTAGCCTGGGTATTTATATAAGATTTAGGTACGCTTCGGTACAAATGCTAAATATACTAGTGTAGAAAAGTTTGCTGCTTGGAAGAAAGAATAGATAGATAACAGCGCTTTTTCTGAATGGTCCACTGTTATGGTCATTAAGGCTATTAGTAAGCCAACTGTTTATATAAAGAACGCAGAAAAAGCTAAGCAAGATGTTATCTCAAAGAAGCGTACAGAATCTTCTCTTACTCCTACTTTTACTGGTTCTTGTACTATTGAAGAACAAAACAATGAAGCAGAAGATAAGTATAGATTTATCTTATATGACGAAGAAATGGAAGTCCTCCAAGATACTGGATGGTTGTAGCATAATAGTTCTGTTGAGACCACTGATACATATAGATTTTAGTATGCTCTTATTAATAACGCTACCTATACTGTAGAATACTATATCTAGACAATAAATGGATATGAGGCTTCCGCAAACTCTTATACCTTTATGGCTACATAGAGCTATTTGTTTACGCTAGATGGAGTATCTTTCTTTGCTGTTGATAGCTTACCTTATAATGCAGAAAATGGTTGCATTAATTTATACTTAACTGCGGATGAAACCTTCAGCGGCAATCTTGTTATTTCTAGAGCTTCTGAATATACAGACTTTACTATATGGGAAGATTTGAAATACTTACTATTCAATAAGCAAGACTTTAATAACACACTTATCTTTCAAGATTTTATTATTGAAAGCGGAGTTAAATATAAGTATGCCATTTAGCAAGAAAATTCTGAGGGATTGCGGACATCGCCTTTATATGAAACCGAAAAGCTTGCTAGATCTGTCGATTTTGAGTATTCTTTCTTATATCATGATGACGTGCAATTAAGAATGCAGTTTGACCAATAGCTAAGTAGTTTTAAGCATACCACTTTGACTACAAAGCAAGACACCCTTGGCGGTAAATATCCAAGTTTAGTTCGAAATGGCCAAGCATATTATGCAGAATTTCCTATTAGTGGAACTATTAGCTTGCATATGGATAGTGATTAGACTTTCTTTTCTTTGAACAGCAATGGTTATTGGTATGATGGAGAGAATGTTATTTCTTCCGATAAATATGATGAGGATCAAGAACTTAATACTAATATAACTCCAGATAATGTATACATGGAACGACGTTTTAGGGAAAAAGTCGAAGAGTTCTTGAATAATTTTGATTATAAGCTATATAAATCTCCCACCGAAGGCAATATAATAGTAGTTTTACATAATGTATCATTAACGCCTAAAACAGAGCTTGGACGCATGATATTTTCTTTTTCTGCTACTGCTTATGAGGTTCTGGAAAATACTCTTGAAAACTTAAATGAGTTTGGTATTATCGACATTGGAGGATTTGAGTATCTTAGTAACGACGAGAAAGTTCGCTCCTTTGGACAAATTAGTGGCTTGTATGCTGCTGGAGAAAATCTTTATGATATAATCAAGAAGCAAGAGGAAGTAAGTATAGGTGGAGGTTATAAATATAACCTCTTAAAGATTACTTCTATAAACGTATAGACTTATCCAGAAATAGATTTAACCGCGAAGAAGCTAGAATTAATGGCTTAGAAGAATGAGGCTATAGACAATGGAGAAGATTATTCTGAGTATGACCAACAATACTAGGCGTATAAAGACTTAGAAAAAGCTCTTGAAGGTCCGTTAGTTGGAACTGTAAAACTTGAAGTCAATGGTAAAACAATTACCATCCCCCCTGGTAAAATCTATAGCTTGAAATATGATATTGATTCCTTGAAGTTAATTTCTTCTATTCAACCTCTTGTTATTAGTTATACTTGTTAGCTCAATTAGATTATTGATACTTCTGTTTTAGTTGTTTCTGCGATAGATACATCTAGAATTTGGGGACAAATTTCTGGGATATTTACTGGTACAGATGAAGTTTTGAAAAGCTATAATTATAACTATGCGAATAGCGAGACATACAGAATTTATAGCAATTCAACTAGAACTACTTCTATTAAATATGATAGTCAGGGAGATATTCTTGTAGATAATACTAATTTTAACCTATATAAGACAGTTAATATTTATGATATTATCAAAGAAGAGACTCAAAAACAAGTTGAGTTTATATATGATACAAGATTTGAAGAAGTTGATGGTGAGCTATTTGACGGAACTAGATATTATGAATTTAGCCATGTAACTTACTTTGATATTGAAGCAGATGAAGGTACTATCCTTAATATTGGTAGGAATGAAAATAATATAACTACAATCAGGATTGGACCGACAGGAAGATATACCTTAAGCGATCTAGATGGCAATGTTAAATATATAGCATTAGCTGCACCGAGTTTTTGCGTAATTAATTACAAATGTCTAACCACCTAGAAGACAATGAAGTAGCAAGGAGTGTAAAAAATGTTTGAATATTTGAATGATACAACCTTCCTTGCTAAACTTGACAAGCTCAATCTCCGCACGCAATATATTAAAATAACTCTTCTTACTTTTGATGAGAAGCCAATTAAAGAGATATAGGGCAATATAACAAGCGGTAATTTAAGCGTTAATGGTTCTTCTAGTGTAAGGAGAACTATTAGTTTTTCAATGCTGGCTTCTTATGATACTAGTAATATTGAAGATATAGATAACGAAATCTCAGCAAATAAAAAGATAAAAGTATCAATAGGATACAAGAATCCATTCAAGTCTTATTCTTCTTATGGAGACATTATTTGGTTTCCATGCGGCTTGTTTGTAATTTCTACAGCCAATATATCTCGCTCTACTAGTGGATGGAATATTTCGGTTACAGGGAAAGACAAGATGTGTTTGCTTGATGGAACTGCGGGAGGCACGCTTCCCGCTTCTACAACCTTTCATGAGAAATATGTTTATCTAGATAATGGAGATATAGAAATCTACTATCCTACGATCTATGAAATTATCTTTGAAGCGGTTAACCATTGGGGTGGAGAGCCCGTTAATAACATAATTATTAGTGACATAGATGATACAGTGAAAATGCTTGTGAAGTACCTAGGAGATTCTCCAATCTATTTTAGCAGCGATTATTCTGGAGTTAGTTTTTCTGCAAGTGATGATTTTCCGTATAATTATTCTTATGGAGAAGATGTAGGGTATGAAGAAACTGATTTTACTTATCCTAGCGAATTAATTCTAGAGGCGGGAGACACGGTTACAACTCTCTTAGATAAAATAGTAGAAACGCTGGGAAATTATGAATATTTTTATGATCTAGATGGTCGCTTTGTTTTCCAAGAGATAAAAAATTATTTAAATAGCGGGAATCCCCTAAATGACCTATCCGCAGAGGATTATATCAAAGATTATAATAGCGCAAAAAAGTTTCAATATTCGCTTACTGATCTTGATACTATTACCGCAATCACTAGGTCTCCAAATTATTCTAATATTAAGAATGACTTCTATGTTTGGGGAGAGCGAGAAACTTCTTCTGGAGCTAAAGTGAGTATTCGCTATCATCTTGCTATTGACAAGAAACCGCCGATTGACTATGCTAGCTATTATATGTGGGAAATCAAGAGTAAAGAAGCTAATTTAATAATTAGATATGATTTTAATGATATAGCTAGCGGATATGCGGTCGATGGGTATGAAGCGACTTTAGTCGGGAGTCCATGCGACGAATGGCGAGAAGAGTTGTATCGTAAAGCGCTAATTGCGCAAGTGGCTAGTAGTATTTGCGAAGATGAGCACGATTCTAAATTAATTGAAGAATGGCAAGAAGAATTATAGAGAAGAGAACAAGCTACTAATAATGTTTATGATAACTATTATGATGCTGAATTGATTGCGGAATGGCGAGGCTTATACGACCCGACTAAAGAGAAATGGAAGACTACAAGGTATTGGAACCCGGATGTTTTTGAGAACCCAGAAAAATTAAACTATTGGCTAGATTTTATTGACACTGGATCGGCAATAGGAAAATATTCCGTGAGCCAGATAGGCAGAAGGACTAAAGTAATTAATAGTTCTGACATAAATTCCTTATATAATAAGGAAGTCCCAGACATAGTGTTTATTGAGAATAATTCTAAAGCTAAAGATTTAATTGCTCAATGTCAAGCTACTGGGCAACAATATTTCGTGTGGACCCCGCAATTATATAGCTTATTCTCAATTAGCTCAACTGGAATAAGCTGTTTCGATAGAATAAGAGAAATGATGTATTAGAACTTGAGTTATAATACTTCTATCTCGATTACTTGTCTACCTAAATACTATATGGAGCCGAACAATGTCATTCATATAGAGGATAGAGAAAGCGGAATTAATGGTAATTACTAGATTACTCAATTCTCTTTGCCTCTTGCTTATAATGGGACGATGAGCATTACTGCTACAGAGGTTTTAACACGAGTATAAGGAGGTAAGGGAGAGATATGGCTAATGTTGGCCAAGTATATTATAACGTATTAGATACCGCTAGTGGATAGTATATTTCTAGCGGGACAAACATATACAATGATATAGTTACAGCGATTGGAGCTACCTAGCTAAACAAGTTAGGTATACAAGCTCCGCCAGGAACTAAGGTTATATTAAATGATTCTAAGACTATCATGGTTGGTAGGACTGGAATATACGAGCTCGATGAAGATATAGTTATAACTAGTATGTATTTTGATAGACCAAGGAAATATACTAGAGATATAGATGAAGAATAGAGATTAATAGCTGAGGGTATGGCCGGATTTGAGAAGGCTGAGGCAGAGAGGAAAATCGCAATGAATAACTTACCTTCTAAGCCTACCGATACAACTTCTGAAGAGTATTAGGCTTATTGGGAAGCTTATAATACTGCTGAAGCTAAATATAACGAGAAATATCAAGCAGCTCTAGCTCTATACAAACAAGGAACTTAGGGCGTTTATGTCTTGCCAGATCAAGATAATATTAATTCAGATGCCAATTATACAGACTTGTATAATATTATTATAGACTTTATTTATGAATAAGGAGGTGCTTAACCATGGCAGATAGTTTTTACGGTGGTGTAAATGGGCAGGATTTTTCCATTAAAACCATCTTTAGTACTAAAGTAGAATTAGATAATGATATAGACCGAGGTTGGGTATCTCCAATTCAAGTTGGAGAATTTGTAGTTGTATCATATGGAATGCCTAATGGTAGCGGTTATGAAGCGAATCGGTAGATTGATTTAACCGCCTATAATGGTAAGACTTATAACTCTACATTATGGAGAAAGGCTTATGATGAGGATCATAGTTCTGAAAGTAATGGATTGAGCTATGAATTAATTTCTTCTATGACTGGTAATACTCCCAAGTTGAATTTTACTTCTTAGGCTATTGCTGCGAATGAAGCTCCTAGCTTTAGTGTAGACTATAGCGATGTTGACTATCCTCAAATCTAGCTAAATTTACCACATAGTTGGGATTTTAAGAATGGGGAATAGCAATATGTTCCATTGGCAGTCGGAGAAACACCAACGATAGAAGTTCTTGAGACCGCAGCGAATGATGGCTATACCAAAGAGTTTAAATTTAGTTTGCCGAAATCCTAGGTTATTAGGACGGCTGTTCTAGATACAAAGCTCGACGCAGGGGAGTCCCCGCAAGTAAGGCTAGATATTGGTCCCACCGATGATTATCCCAACGATACTGGCTCTATAGAAGAGCCAATTTTGCGGGTTTCTATCCCCCAAGCGCAATTAGTGTAGGTTGCTGATGCTATTTAGAATGCTCCGAATACTGCTCCTAAAGTTAGGCTTCTTGGAGAAGAAGAAGCTGGGTATGATGTAAATAAGCCAACATTGATTTTTACCTTGCCTTCTACGAGAGAAGTAAGGCTCGCAGATTCCTAGGTTGTACTCGCTCCAGATCAAGCTCCTAAGGTTGACAAGAGTGAATCAAATGAAACTCAAGATGGGATAGAAAAATATTATACTGATCTCGTGTTTTCTCTGCCTCGTGCGGTGAGGTTTTACTATGGCTCACTGCTTGGAAGTAAATATAAAGATAGCAATGGCGTTAAGATTCTTACTGATAGCGAAGTGTTAAACTATGCTACTGGTGATTATTACATTAACGAGCCAACTGGTTTTATTTATCTTGTAACTAGTGCGACGGGCAGTCAAACTGAATTTACCTATAAAGCTTGTCTAAGAGCGCCGCTCCCGCAAGTCTCAACAGAATGGTTTTCTCCTTTTGATTTAACAAGAGAAGGAGACGATAAACGGGCAGAAGTTAGCGTTGAGCAGACTTTTGATAATGCGGTTGACGAGCTTGGTTAGAAGCTGAAATTTAATTTGCCAAAAATACCTAAGTTTAAGGTTAATACTCCTACTTTCTTGGGCTCTGAAGAGAGAAACAATAGTAAAGTAGAAATAGAGATTGCGGATGCTGATACTATAGCTTTTGATTTCACTATTGCTGAAGGAAGCAATATTAACATAGGTATGGTATTTCCCACAGATACTAGCAGTCTTAAGCCCGGAGATATCTTCATTCATACCGAAGAAGGCAAGTTCTATAAGTGGGACGGACAGACGTGGAATGAGGCTTTAGGTACTATTAAAGGCCCTACTGGTTCTTCTTTAAGAATTGTAGGTTCGTTTACTTATACTAGTAATGACGTTGAGGATAAGGTTGCTTCGGTCGGGGAGAAAATTAAAACTGATCTTGGAGAGCTTCCTGCGGCGGATGGAGTAGTAGCGGTAACTTATCAAGATTTAGTAGAAAAAACCGAGATTTCTTATTGGTATTTCTACGTGTATAGCGACTCTACTATGACTAGTGGAGAATGGGGTCGAGTTTAGCTAACCGGTGGTGTTTCTAATCTTATTGAAAATGAAGCTGTAGCTGAAGGAGATACTAATAAAGCTTATAGCGTAACCTATGTTAATGCTTTAGAAACGACTTTAAAATAGCTAATTACAGATAAACGTGCGGAAGTCTATTCTAAAGAGGAAGTAGATAAAAAGATTTCTGAATGGGGTACTTTTTCAAGCCTTGCGGGGGCAACTGGCACAGTGCCCACAATTTCTAGGATATAAAGGAGATTAATTAATCATGGCTTTGTTTAAACCATATAATGGCCCAGAGGAGCTACTTAACTAGATTCCGTTTACGGAAGGATACGTTTATTTTTCAACTGATAAGTCACATATGTTCGTAGATGTTAAGATTGATAATGTTGATACCAGGTTAGAGCTTAATGCTTATTCGGCGGATGTATTAACGAATAGCGATGGCTCAAAGCAAGTTAGTGTTGATGACGTTATCATTAAAGATAGCTCTAATAAGAAGATTTTGGTAGGAAGTGGAGCTAACTTAACTGGCACAGGCATCGTCGTTTTAACTAGCGATGTGCCTTCTACTTTAACTGGCACTGGCGCGGTTAGCTTGAGCAATGGGACTCCGTCCGTGGGGACTCTTAGTCTCGGTAATGGCGGTACTGGAGCTACGACCGCCGCAAATGCCAGGTCTAATCTTAGTGTATATAGTAAGACTGAGGTTGATACAAAAGTCAAAGAGGTAGCTACTACATCTTATACGGTTACGATTCCTACTTTTAGTGAAGACACATACGGAACAGATGGCAATTATACGACTTATAGTGCTATTGTAAGTGGATTGACTTGCGGGAAGAGCGGAGAGGTTCCTCCTATTGTTACTCTTGCTTCTAGTGATGGAAATCTTACTGACTATATGAAGATAGTTAAAGCTGATGCAGACCCTGATGCTAAGACTATTACATTTTATTTTCTTGATGACACTCCTACTAATGCTATTGTTTTGACGGTTATAGATAACAAATAAAAAAAGGCGGACACTAGATTTATGTTTCTAGTGTCCGCCTTTCGTGCTTTAATAAGATCTCCCAGCTAGTAAAATAACTAGTGGGACCCTGCCTCTTACTAGAGGAGGAACTGGGGTAACAAGCTTAGATAGTTTAAAGACTGTGTTGGGGATAAGCGATTCAATGCAAATTATTGTAGGGAGTTATACAGGAGATGGTAAGACAAGTTAGTATATAAATGTGGGTTTTACACCTAAAGCAGTAATTGTAGCAAGTGCAAAAATGGGGTTTGGGTGGGATAATACTAAATACCAAATAACGGCAGGAGGAATCGCGCTACCAAACTCCCCTTCTTACACCCATTATGATAGTTCAAAGCTTGTAATTATTGAAATTGTAGATACTGGATTTAAGGCATACAGCTAGTCGGACTCTGGTTATTACACAGAAGCTAATACAAAAAATTACATATATCATTATATCGCTATAGGTTAAATGTATTAATACAAGGGAATAAGTTTGATTTTAGATAAAATTAAAAAAAGCTCTTTAAAAGGTTATAAATCTTGAACGTGATTTAAAACAGTTGGCATAGATAATATAAAATTAATCAATATGAATAAAACAAAAGTGTTGAAGCAACTGCCGAGAGTATACACAACATTATCTAGAGATGAGTTTTTAAGCTCTGCTTCTCTATATATCTATTTATGAGCAATAATTAATTAATAATTTTCGCTTGGCGGCAGCGTCATAATAGATTGCCACATAGATTTAGTTGAGTAATTTTTTTGTTTCTTTTCAGAGCGTTTGATATAGACAAATTTACAAAGAAATTTTAAAATCTCCTATAAAATAAGCCATTTTCCAACTATATATGTTGTATCGTGCCTTCTGACAATAAATAAAAACCCATCTTTATAAAACTTTATTATTCATTAAAAAGCTTTATAAAGATGGGTTTTTTATTTATTATCAGTAAGTGATTTATAGCCATATATTCTTTATACGGCAAATATATGAAGTTAGACAATAATTATCTAATGGTATATATTAACACAATTTTGCAATTTTAAAATAAAGCAAATTTTATTCTATGAACTTTCTACAAATCCAAATTAATTAAAATTTATAGATATCAAATTATTATCTCTAAACCATATATTTTTAAGTCCCATGATATTGTCGTAAAAGTGGCATAAGACGAGTGTATAGCGAAACCAGAAAGGCCTGAATAGTAAGCACTTCCCCCGTTTCTTTGATAAGACGGGGCAAAATACGATGAGCTTGCATAGGGGCCATACCTATATAGTAATACATATGGAGAAGTAAACTCGAAAGATTCAGTGCCCGTTATTGGTGCTGTTACTGTGTATGTATAGAGATTTGCACTCCAATCACTGTTACTATTAGAGGAAAGGCTCCCAAGTCGGTAATAAAGTTCACCTGAATAAGAAGTGCTAGTGCGCTTTATATCTCCGGCTCCAGACATTTGTACACACAATAAAGTATATGGTTTGAAATCTGCTTCTATCTTTACATAAGGGAAGGTCGACGAAGATGATGATGATTGAAATACTAGGGTAGGGATTATCTTTAACCCCCCATCGCTTATCCCCAACACAGTCTTTAAACTATCTAAGCTTGTTACCCCAGTTCCTCCTCTAGTAAGAGGCAGGGTCCCACTAGTTATTTTACTAGCTGGGAGATCTGGAATATCGGCTGCGACTAAACTCCTAAAGCTCGCTGCTCCAGCGCTTCCGTTAGGCGCGGCATAGACAGTATTAGCAGTTCTGCTAGTAGAGGTATCTAGTTTACTCGATAACGCTGTATAAACCCCTCCAGAGGTTACCATCTTAGTTGAACCAGAGGTTGGCGAAGAATCCACAGAAGTATTACCAGTTCCGCCATTCGCTACAGGTAAAGTTCCAGTAACTCCAGGCCTAGGACTAGCAGCTAATATACTAGCAGCCGTAGTGGAAGCTAGATTCGTCAACATACTAGGACTAGAAGTTAAGCCAGTACCGCCATGAGAAATAGCTAATGTACCAGTAATACCGGGTCTTGGACTAGCGGTTAAGATATTGGCAGTACTAGTGGAACCTAAATTAGTCAATAAACTTGGACTAGACGTTAATCCAGTACCACCTTTAGCAATAGGTACAACAGGTAATCTATCGCTGCTTAGAGTACCAGAATCTATGTCATCAGCGGAAGTAGAAGATTTATTCTAACCTTGTAAAATAACCTTTACACTCATACTAATCTTCTCCTTTCTTAATAAAAAATTGGGAAAGAGTATAGTTACTCTTTCCCCTGATTAGTAGAAGAGTATCTTACTCTATTCTACTATATATGAAAATTCCCAAAGGACTATTATATACTTTAGTCCAAAAGTTTAGGCCAATGTTGTTTAATTTTTCTTTCTATTATTTCATATCTTATAAGGAGGAATATTTATGGATCTATTAACTCAAATTTTCTAGCTATGTATAATCCCTTTGCTTGGTATTTTAACCAAGTATCTTGTAGATTATCTCTCCGCTAAACGAGATGAAATTAAAAATTCAACCAATAATGAAACTGCCCAGAAGTATACTGATATGCTCTATCAAACTATTTCAGATTGTGTAATAGCTACAAATTAGACTTATGTAAATAGTCTTAAAAATTCTAATACCTTCGATGAAGAAGCGCAAAAAGAAGCTTTCAATAAGACTTTAACTGCGGTGATGGCTATTTTATCTGATGACGCAAAGGAATATATTACCGAGACTACTGGAGATTTAAATGTTTATTTAACTCAATTAATTGAGGCAGAAGTAAACAAGAATAAAGGAACCTAATATTTAGGTTCCTTTTATTTTTTACCCGCTGGTTCCCAATTTTTTGGGCAAAATCTATTAAGCAAAAATGCCAATTCCGCGAATATCAATAGAAGGAGGAATTGAAATGATTCCAGAAGAAGGACTTAAAGAACTTGAAACATTCTTTTATGAAACTACAGGACTAAGTCCAGGTTATACAAGAGAAGAATGGAATAAATATTATCTTGCCTCATTAGAAGATCTTGCAAGTCGTGAAGGAGGAGCATATGAAAAAGAAATCCTTGATATGATGAAAATGATTATAGAAGATAAAGATTATACTACGCTTCACTCTATCCTATGCAATTATGATATTCTTATTAAGAAAGAACTTAATGAAGATATGAAATTACCATTTTGGAGCTACGCCGCAACTCTAGGCTAGGCTTAAAGAGAATTTACAAAAATTTTTGGCAAAGTAGGTTAATGAACTTTCCCAGTTTTTCATATATTAGTGAAAGACCCAATAAAATGTGAAGGAGGAGAAAAACTAAATGCCAATGAACTATTCATATTACCCACAGTAGCAACCTATCTCTTACTATGGAAGATAGCCCTACATAGACCAAGCTTAGGTTTAGGCGCAGCCGCAAATAGGGATTAAAGGCCATCCTGTTTCTTCTATTGATGAGGTAAGAGCTACTAGCGTAGACTTTGATGGTTCCGTATTCTATTTCCCAGATCTCGCTAATAAGAAGATATATACGAAACAAATTAATCTAGATGGTACTTCGACATTAAATGTTTACGAGCTAAAACTTGCGCCAATAGAGACAACGGGAAACTTCATAACAAGAGAAGAGTTTGAAAGAGCTATTAATCAACTTAAACAATCTTTCGCGGCGGTGCCTCAAACCTAGATTGAAGAATCTCAAAACGAGGCTCCGCAAATTAAATTCTAAATAAGGAGATGTGAATATGAATCCATTGGAGCTTATTAAAAATGGGCAAAACCCCTAGCAGTTAGTTATGAGTATGCTAGAACAATCAAGTCAAGGGAATCCTATGATGGCAAATTTAATGAATCTAGTTAAGCAAGGAAATACTACCCAAATAGAACAAATAGCTAGGAATCTCGTCGCTTCTAGGGGAGGAGACTTTGACAAAGAGTTTGCCAGCTTCAAACAAATGTTGGGTCTTTAAAATTAACAAGGAGGAACTTATATGTTTAATACTCAAGGTTACAGTTTGTCTGATATTGCTGCTGCAAGCGGTGAAAACAAGGATGGATTCGCCAATAATGGCGCATGGTAAACAAATCTGCCATGGGTAAATCGCGGAAAAAATCTGGAAGGCTGAAATGCTAATCAGAGGTGAAGGATGGGGGCAATACTCCTTCCAGCCGCAACGCATAGCAAGTGAAACTCGAAAGAGAATATAATCTTGCCAAGAGGCCGCGACAACTTTAAAGAAAAGGAGAGTAATAATGGAAATTGAAAAATTTATCTTTAGATCTGGAGAATCTAAAGAACAAGAAGATAATAGTTTTCAAATATGGTTCATAATTCTATTGGCTCTTTTACTTATAGGGGACGATAAACTTCTATAGAGTAACGATGAAGAGTTGAAAAGATATGCTGAACTATTACAAAAACCAAGTAATAGATCTGAGAGATAAAAAGCTCTTAGGGTAACAAATTGGGATAATTATTTTATTTTTATTCATGTTTATGGGCTATGGCAATAACGGATGGGGTAATGCTAATAATGCTGCCACCCAGGGTGCTTTAACTCGTGCTGACCTATGCCAGGATATGAATTTTCAACAGTTAGAAAACAGTGTGCGGGGAGTCCAGCAAGGGCTCTGCGACGGATTTTACAGCAACAACACAACCTTGCTTAACAACTTTGGCAACCTTCAGAGAGACCTCTGTACTGGATTTACTTCGGTCTCACAGGGAATCAACAGTGTAAATAGCGCTATAGCCGAGAATCGTTACGCCATGGATTCATGCTGCTGTAACACTAACCGCAATATCGATAGCGTAAAATTCGAGAATGCACAAAACACTTGCGCGATTACTAACGCGATTCATCAAGAGGGCGAATAGACTCGTGCCCTAATTAATGCTAATACTATGCAGGAACTGCGGGATCGCCTCGAGGCGAAGAATACCGAGCTTCTTGGTGCTAATTTCTAGCTTAGTCAGTGTGCGCAGAATCAGTATCTTGTGAATCAGCTTAAACCATGCCCAATTCCTGCGTACCCCGTGATGAATCCAAATTCATCTTACCCTTACGCGGTAGCCGCAGTTGAAAGTTTAAGCGGCGGTTATGGTTGCAATTGCGGCTAATTAAGGAGGAATGAATAATGGAGATTACAGCTGTTGCGGCTCAGACAGTTGGTAGCAATCAAGATGTATTATTTACGGCGACTCCAGTCGATGGTAATTGCTCCATAATGCATCGTCAGGGGAGTGGGATAACTACTCTTCGTGGTATAACCAGCGGTCAAAGTAGGGCAAGATATCGAGTAGTCTTTGGGGGCAATGTGGCGGTTCCTTCTACGGGGACCGCTGGCCCCATCACTTTAGCCATCACGTTAGATGGTGAGCCAGTAGGTTCAGCTACAATGATTTCTACTCCAGGTGCGGTCAATCTATATAATAACATAGCAGCTTCTATCTTTATTGACGTGCCGAAAGGTTGCTGCTCTCAAATCACCGTAAGAAATATTACTTCTCAAGCTATTAGCATTTAGAATGCTAACTTAATTGCGGAGAGGGTGGCTTAATATGATGCACAGAATGAAAGAAATTCAGCACTGCCTATTAGGAATTGTAGAAGAGGAAACGCATGATCTGGAGCACGTTTCCGCAAGTGAGCTAGGCGAAGTAGTAGATATGATTAAAGACCTTTCTGAGGCTATGTATTACTCTTCTATTGTTGCCGCAATGGAAGAAGCTAGTCCAGAAGAAAAAATTGCTCATGATAAAACGCACAGAATGGAAGACCATATGAAATTAGCAGCTCCTGAAGCTAAATAATTTAAAGGGAAGAGATTTAATATCTCTTCCCCTTATTTTTTTACTCTGATAGATCTTTCTTTACTTTTTCCTCTACCATGGTAAACAACATATCGCCATCATGATTTCCATCCAAAGAATTATAGATTGCGTGGTCTTCTTCAAGAGACTCATATTCCGCAAGAGTTACTTTATGCTCTTCTTCAAGATATTCTCTGCATTGATTTTTAAATATCTTTCCTTGGACATTTAAAATACCATGTTTTACAACTTCTACCTCATCATTTAAAACATGAATAGATTGGTCAAGCTATTCATTACTTTTACGAAGTTCTTCTCCATTTTTTGCAAGAAGATTTTGGAGCTCTTTATAAAATTCTGCTTGTTCTTTTGATTTTTGATGTTTCTTTTCATCTTGATATAACTTCCAAATCTTCTTACAAGCATAGCCTAACCCCGCTGCTATAGCCCCGAATAGCGCTTCTAACCAATATTTAGCTATAAAAGTAAGCATAGAAAATCTTCCACTCCCCATCAATAAAGTTTTCTAGTACTCTATTTATGAGAATGGAAGATAATGAAATGATTTAAATTGCCCAAAATTACCAAGCCCCATGGGAATGAGAAAGATGATGTTCTCCTATGCAAATTGCATCCGCTATATCTTGCACCACCTTGACGCTATACTTATCAATTACGAACTATTGGGCATTTTTTTTCTATTCTTGGCGTGTGCGGCCTTTGATTCCTAGAGTTGACTTCCATGATGAAGCTAGAACGGAACTATGTGGAATTCCCTATTCTTCAAGGTATTCGGAGATAGTACCATAGACTTCCGCAAGCACTTTAAAAGTTTTTACATTGTTAGCTACATTGCTCTGCTATTGAATATCTTCATATACCACTTCATCAATCTAGTTATTTAAGATTAAGTCAGCTAGCCATTTTCGGATTTTTACCAATCTTTTGTCTACTGATTCATCATCCACAGAAAACTTGCCATAAGAATCGAGCTTTCCGTCTTTAAAAATCGCGTATCCCGATACATGGCTACTTTGGTCTAATGCTAAAAGATTCATGTTCCAGTGCTTCCGAAACCTCCTTCTCGAGTCCCTTCCGCGGAGTCATCATCAATAGTCAAGTAGTTTTTAATAATACCTTGACCGATTCTATCTCCACGCTTAAGTTGAATAGCGAATGGAGCTAAGTTGATGATTTGAAAGAAGATTTCACCCTCATTAGCGCTTGAGTTGTAGTAGTCCGCATCGACTATACCCACCCCATTAGCCATGATAAGCCAATGCTTCAAAGGAGTGGAGCTCCGCACGCTAAGTTCAAGATACTGCCCGGGTTCAAGATGACATTTCATGCCAGTCGATACCAAAGTAACTTTAGTGCCGAGGTCTTTGGTCACAGAGGCCATTTCATCAAGAGTAAGAGGATTAATGAAAGCATAGTAATCTTTAGGACGGTCTTTCTCAAAAAGAGCATCTTGAATCTTAGTCTTGATAAAGTCATACGGAGGAATTACAATATCTTCTGCCACTACAAAGTCATACCCTGCGGAATTTGAGGTAGCGCGTGTCGGGAGAGGAAGGTCAACATTCGCAAATCTTTGAACTTTTTCAAATTTAATCATTGGCCTTCTCCTCCATAAGAACAGTTTGGATGCCTTCTGGCTCTTTCTCGTTGTCTATATTAAAACTTACTTTTACAAGCTGATAAGTTTCGACAACTTCTCCTTTAATCTTGATCTCTTTCGTCGTGTATGTAAAAGAATTAAGCTCTCCGACTGCATTCTTTTCAAGATACTTCCTTAGTTTAAGGGCGTCTTCAACGGTGGGCACACGATAAGTTGTGGTGGTTTTTAAAGTATAATACATAGTTAAATACCTTCTACTGTAATCTTTTTTAAAGAATCATACTCGTTAATCAGTTGCTTGATTTCAAAAGAAGTCTCATAGGGAGCCTTGGATTTCACGCTGAAAATCTCGTTTTCATAAGCGAGAGAAATAACCTTTTTAGCTAAGTCATCTAAATCTGAACTAATAGCTACGCTTCTAGATTTTCCATTCTTACAAATGAAAATTTCACTCTCTCTGGCAAATGGATTATAACTTATAAGGATTACGTCGTTCATAGAGTAATCACCCCGCCATCATAACGGAAGAAAGCATACATATTACATTCTCCGGTAATATCAATAATCCAAAACTCAATTGCTTGTTCGTTTTCAGATAGTTCTATGGCTCTAATAGAACCAAGTTTACTCATCAGTTCTACAACATTTTGAGCAAGTTCTTTTGAAGTAGCACGCTCTTTGTTATATAGAGTATAATAATGAATATCATGATTCAAAATCATATAATAACGGTTATTAGTATTTTTAATATATTCTTTTATAAGGTTAGTTCCATACTAAATACCATCTTCATTTAACTCGGGCAAAGAAGCATAACTAGCTTTATTCATCTCATAAAGAGTCATTCTAATCCTCCTTTATCTTATAATATAATAATATATTTTTTACAAGCTGTCAACTAATAATGCCCCTACCGCATTACCAAGAGTTACTACTAACAAGAAAATAACTACATCAATAGAGAAGAATCCAGCCGATAAAAAGTAGCATAAATCAGCTATGCAGTGCTCCGCACCGAAAGTTATAAATCCTATTACGCAAGCTGGAACCATATAATCTTTACCTTTGCGGAAGCACGCTACCGCGCAGTATATAAGGATGCCACATACAGCGCCTTTTAAAAAGACTAGTGGAGTAGGGGTAGAGAGTTTAGAGGCAATTAGAGAGCTTGCGGAAATGGGCGGGAAAGCAAGGATTCCGCAAGCCCCAATAATATTACCTAAAAGAATAATTAAATTATCCTTTAAATCTTCTTTACTCTTGATATAGCCAACGCTTCCGGTAAATAACTTAAAATCCATATTTAAGATTAAAAGTAACCCAATGGAGAACAGACAAGCTCCAATAATTCCATTTATTTGCAGATAAATATAGCTTACTATAGCTATAGATATTCCGCCCATTATACTCTTTTTAATCATGTAAATGTATCACCCTCTGATTGCGGCTGCCGCGCATGAAGAGCGTTATATCACGCTCTTCTTCTTTGTATGGCCCATCAATTAATACGTTAATCGAATTTAATATATTCTTTATTCTCGGGTCGCTATCTTTTATTAAATCTTCATAAATAAACCCAGTCCAAAGATAAATTTTAATATTTGGATATTTTTCTTTAACGGTATTTATAATCAAATTGGTTAAAAATCTGTTCTCTTGGCATAATGATTCTCCGCCTTGGATTCCTAGCGTTCTAACAATTCCATTAGCCGTTAGTCCTTCAAGAATTTCTTTCATGGTATCGCTAGTAAATTCCTTACCTTTGTTGAAATCCCAGGTTTCTGGATTGTGGCAACCTGGGCAACGCAATGGACATCCTTGGGCAAAGAATGTTAACTGAATACCGGGAGCGCCAGAAATATCATTTTTAATTAATCCTGCATACCTCACTTAAACGTACCTCCAATGTAGTGGCTGTTTTGTATCTGGATGCTTTCCACAAGACTTCCTTTTTCCTTGTATCTATTGAGCGATATGTGAACGCAAAGAACTTTTCCCATTGTTACACCACATAGAGGCTAAAGATACTGTGTCAAAAATTTGTCCTGTTCCGATGCACTGGACTTTTCTTGCAGCTGGATTTAATCCATCTGACAATTTTACACTTATTTTTTCCTTTGTTTCTTCCGATAGATGTTTCCCGTATAAATAATGATTTTCTCCTCTAATGCTTGAAAAATCTCTATTACGCATTTTTTCTCTAGTTTCCTCGGAAATAGGAGGTCGTTTCTTCTAAGCTTCTCTCATATGCTATTTAGCTTCCTCTGTCGCTTCGTGATTTAAACCACCAGAATATAAATTATATCCATGTTTTTTATTGGTTGAATCATAAAACTTTATCCAATATTGTTCTCGCTCATTTGCTTCTTCATAAGTATCTACTTGCTCAATTATAGACGGTTCAAAATTATCCCAACCATATTTCTAAATTGCGTTCCAAAAGGCTTTACAAGCTTTATATCCAGCACCTTGTTTTCTGGCTCTTTCAGCCATGCTTTGTTTAGTTTGCCCAATATAAACCTTATGGTTTACTTTATTTTCATATTTATAAATGGTAATCATTATTCTCTCCCCCCTACGTGTTTAACTCTCATTTCTGCCTCTTGCTGTTTTCCTAGATTAAAAGCACTTTTATAATCACCAGTTAGATATCCTGTAACACGACGTAGGCGCCGAATATCGTGGCTTCCGCACATAGGACACTCATCATTAATTTCATCTGTATATCCGCAACTTAAACACGTGTCATTCGGAACGTTGATAGCGAAGTATGGAATATCATGGTCCATAGCATAATTCACTATAATTTCAAGAGCTTCGGGGTTATGTTTTGCGGTTGAATCTAGTTCTACATAAGTGATACATCCCGCGGAAGAGTACCCAGTAAGTTGCGATTCAATATCAATTTTTTCAAAAGGAGAAACTTGTTCCCATACAGGCACATGAATAGAGTTGGTAAAGTAATCATTCTCACTTACATGAGGGATCTTACCATACTTATCTTGGAATTTTTTCATGGCCGTGTAGCAAAGATTTTCGGCGGGAGTCAGATATACACCGAAGTTTAAGGAGTATTCTTTCTTAAATTCCGCACATTTATCTTTGAATAATTGATAAATTTGTTTAGCCAGTTCCATTCCTTTTTCTGTTGTTTGGTCGCAATCGGCAAGGATTTGAAGAGTCTCAGCAAGTCCTAAGCTGCCGATTGCTAAAGTCCCATGTTTTAATGCACTACGAATACCCTCTTCTGGAATGTAGCCTTCCATTGTCCCATTCTCATACATAAACTTTGCGCTAGATGGAGATTGAGAACAAATATAATTAAAACGTTCAATGAGCATATCCTTGGCTTCATAAATTTTAATATTAAGCAATCTTAAAAATGCTTCTGCTTTTGCTTCATCAGTGATGTTATTCCACTCGTTTTTTCCATATCTATCAAGGAGCCATTCTTTTGTTTCCATGGCTAAAGTAGGCATAATAATAGTTACGGGGCAAATATTACCACGACCATCTTTTAGCTGACCGAACCCATTAACATCGTATCCGTTAGCTGTTCTACAACCCATGGTCGAGAAGTATGTTTTCGGGTCATCTCGGTCATAACCTTCATTACCACTCCAATCGCAATTAGCGTAGTTGGGATAAAGCCTCATAGAAGTAGACTTAAGAGCTAATTGAAAAAGGTCATAATTCTTATCTCCAGGAGCTCTATTAACTCCTTTCATACATTGAAAAATGCCACAAGGGAAAATTGGAGTCTTATGAATCTTGCCAATTCCTTCAATAGAAACTTCTAATAATTCTTTAGTAACCATGCGACCTTCTTCCAGCGCACAAGTTCCATAATTGATAGAAGTGAAGGGCAATTGCAATAGTTATTATCCATAGGCTTTTTGTCCTATGCTCTGGAACTTTCGTTCATTTTCATCGGTTGGTCACTTCCAACCCAGTGTAGCGTACATCTTCACCCTCAGCATTACCTGTTAGGGGTTGGGCACTCTTGGGTAGATTATATTTATTCACTACCTACGCGTTACGGTGTCAGCTAACCTTTCGCAATTTAGCTGCTTACCTCGGTATTGTCATATTTTTAATTTAAATTATAATGCTGTTTAAAATTATTAAATATTTCTTTTTTACGAGTTAAAAAAATTGTAGAATTTTGATACATCCATGTTCCAAAACTATAAATATCATCTATATTTTGAATTTTAATTTCACTTAATTGTTTGTCTGCGTAATCATAAACCGCAGGTTTTTGTTTTAAATCAAGTTTTTCAAAAATATAATCTGATATATTTGTCATTAATTCATGACTGCCGCAAAAACTAATTGAATGAAGAAATCTATTATGCCCATCATTATTAGGACTCGGTTTTGCTAAAATACTTCCATCCCCATCAAAGATGCCTCTAATGAGATGTGACATCCAGTTTTCGGAAATTTGTGGGAGAAAAGTATTGTAACTTTTACGCGGAACCACACCATATTTAGCTAAATCTTCTGCCATTAAGTTACTTCTTACGGCTATTTGCCCACAGCCTCTACCATCATGTCCTATTGAAGTATTACTATTAACAACTTCTTTAAATTTTTTGAGCATATATTCATCTTTTAAATCTAAAGTAATTGAAATAGAAGCTTGTCTTCCGGGTATTGTCTTTAAAAACATTACCATCAGAAATTAATAAACCTAAAAAATAAGCGCTTTCTTCTGAATCAATGTTCTTAAATATCCTTTCATTCATATTTGGATTATTTAATTTTGCTTTACTATATTTTGGAACATTATTTAATATTTTTGTTATTGTTGGGTGACTTAACTCATATTTATCTTCAACTTGTTTCATTGTCATTGGTTGAGATAAATAATATTTAATAATTTCTTGTTTCAGCTCTTCTGTTATAACTTTCCTTGGCATACTAATGTCCTCCTTATTTTATACTAATATTATAGCATAATTTTTAATATTAGTAAAATATATTCCTACATTAATATGCAAAAATTAAAAACTTAGAGTTTACCGATTTTGCCCAATTTTTTACTAGAAATTTCTTTCTAGGGAAACCAATTTATTAATTTCCGCTTCTACTTTGTAGTGTATTTAGGTTGTGATATAGACCTTCAACGCCTTGATGAATCTCACGTTGGGTCATATCCATAGCATAGTTGTAAGCCATTGTATGGTTATAAATTCTTAGATCTTCAATACTAATATCTTTAGCTTCATCGTTAGAAATGGCCAATTTAATTTCGTGCCCAGCAGCCGCACTATCAATATATTTTAAACCATCAATATAATGCTTGTAAAAGCTCTTTCTTACATAGGGTACTAAAGTCCAGTCAAGATGGGTTGCGCTCACGCCACCGAACTGCTGAAGACTTTGTAACTGAAAAATAACCGCCACAAGTTGAAGCGCTGTATTAACACTATTCGCAGGTCGGACGTCTGTTTGCCTAGTATTAAACCCTTTTTCAAGAAGCTTGTCGAATGGAATTGACAAACAATTATGCATCCCAACGGCATAACTATCAAGGTCATGAATATAGATTTCATTGTTCAAGTGGTTTCGTCTTGCCATATCAGAGACAATGTAATCAAGTGCATATTGCTTGGTCATAACACTAGAGGCTTCTCCTATGCGTCCTCCAAAAGAAGCTTCATCAACATTTGCATTTTGATTTTGGATGTTACTAGCAGAAAGTTTCTCACCAATAGCGTCAAAGAAATCGGCTTTAACGCCTCGTGCAACTTCCTTTTTGTATCTATATCTAATATACGCTCTAGCGACATCTTTACGTTCAGCTTCCATTAAGTAATTTTCTATCCAATCTTGGATGTTTTCCACAGAAACTGCGTCTTTAGAAGTCTTTACTTTATACTTAATTTCATCGGCAATATCATTTGCCGTGTCATCTTCATAGAGGGTGCCGTCTACTTCTATAAAAGCTTTATTAATGGCATCTGTAATCTTCTGTTTATCAAAAGGAACAGAAGTACCATCTCGCTTTACAATACATAACATATAAATCAGCTCCTTAAAGATTTTATATGATATTTGAAAATAAAGTCAAATAATTTAATCAAATTTGTTTGAATCTATAGTTTTTATCATCTTGGCGTAATCTTCTACGGTCTCATTATCAAGAGGAATAAAAGGTATATCAGAAATATGTCTAAAATCTTCTTTGTCTGCGGAAAGGCGTCTTATAATTTCATCCACGCATGGATTCTCTTCTCTATTAAGCTGTCTCAGTAGACGCTCTTTAGCGGACGCCCGCAAATAATATACTTTAGTTTCTACTTTCTCTTGATTTATCTGCTCAAGCTTGACCAATCTCTGCACGCCCGCAGGATTAAATACTCCAATATTGATGTTTTTGTTTGATAAGCTCGAGATTGGAGTACCATATAACCACCCATTAAAGGTAGTCCATTCAAGCATTCCGCCATTCTTAACTTTGCCTTCAAAATCTTTAATCGAAAGAAAATAATAATCTTCTCCATCTATTTCTCCTTCTCTTGGTGGGCGTGTAGTACAAGTAACTATTTTATGATATGCGGGATTAGAGGCTAAAAGCGCTTTAAGACAAGCACTCTTACCACTCCCAGCCTCTCCCATGAGTGCAATTATTTTATACATCTTCTTCACTTTCTCCTTTTGCTCTTTCACTTCTTAAAACGAGACTTCCATCTTCATTAATCTCATCAATATGATATAACTGATGTTCCAAAGTAGAACTTTTATATTTCTTTGGCACAAACTGACTATCACGTCTATATCCCTGAATAAGAAGCTTGTTACCTTTATTAAAGAAGCTTTTTTCAATTACGGTCTTGCTTCCATCCTCGTTAACCTTACTTATTTGTTTATCAAACAAACTAAAATATTCCTTTGAAAAACGAATAGTCACAACGCCAGAATTTGTTAAGAGATAAATTGTACTCTTGCCCTTATCCTTCGCTATACAGGTTCCGCAAATTACACTTAGCCTGTAGATAGGAATACTCATATCTCCACGTTTAAATACCTTATCAACTACTGGTACTTCTGGCAAAGTTTCAAAATCAGAAATTCCATAACGCTTTTTATCTACTTTTGCTAATTCATGCTCATGATAATAGAAACTCAAACTATCCATTTCCCAAGAAGATAGATTGCCTTTTGCATATTTTCCCCAATCCTGCATAAAAATGGTAGTATTCAATTCATCAAGGAGCTCAGTTTTATTCTCACTTATCCATTCTCTAAAGATATCCATGTATCCTTGATAAATTTTATCCCATGCTTTAATCCCAATAATATCTCCGTCAAAAGAGATTTCTAATTCATTCAAGAAATCCATTGCTCTACAATCAAGTTTATAATCATTGGGATACATAGAACTCTTACATTCTGCTTTAAGATATCTATTAAACTCATAAATTCGTCTTGCTAAAACATAGGGCTCTTCTTCTGGAACTAGATTATATCGAATCAATCCAGGCATATTCTGTAAAGTTAAACGCTTCTTCTTATCACACGTTATCCAGATATATTCTACCATTGCTTCTTGCCGACTAGAATATAGATTATCAAATGCTCCACCTTTAATCAAGGAAATCATTGCTTGCTTATTAGGATTGACTTTACTCACAAACTCTATAATGTTCTTATAAGGACGCTTTTCAATGATATTTGGGACAAGAGAACTAACATTAGACATAGCTGACAAGCCATATAAAATCTTATTCTCTTCTTCTCTTGGTGAGAAGTTATAATCTGAATAGTTAATATCAGGAGGTTCTACATTAATGCCACTACTAATCATTTTACCAAGAGCTTGAGCAAGTTTAGCATAGTCTGTACTACCACTTTCTCCACCGCTATCAGTAATAAGACAAGCACAATTCCAGTAAATAATCGGGAATTTATAGCACAAGTTCATTTCCTGTAACGCAATGAGTGAGTAAGCTAAACAGTGGCTACGATTGAAGCTATAACCGCGCTGCATCTTGAGTAATACATCCCACACATAATGCGCCAATTTTTCAGAACATCCTTTTTCGCGCACATTCTCAAAGAATTCTTTCTCGCATTCTTCAAACACCTTACCCTGCTTTTTGGCTATGCCTTTACGGCACTTGTCAGCGAAGGTCAAAGAATTTCCACCGAGTTTATCTTCCTGAACAAGCAACATCAAACCCTCTTGGGATTCTACTATTCCATCCGTTGCAGCATCGCTATTAGCTAACCAATCCATTTCTTCTTGTGTTAACCCATGTTGACGCATTTCCTTGTACCATTGAGAAATATCTCTACGATATCTTGCCCATGTTTGAAGTGGCTGCTCTCCGCCCTTTTCGGGGCTCATAAGCCTGATAACCGAATTAAGAACAGTTAGGTCATTGATATTCTTGGGATGGATTGCGGAAATACCCTGAATACCGCTTTGTTGCTCCATTTGAAATAACGAATGAATTTGATGCGTATTGACCATATCCCACATCTTAGAATTATTACGTTCAAGATTATAAATCCCAATAGCCTTTTCATATGTCTCTTTAAGAGTGGGTTCTGCGGAAACCTTGCCATATTGCACCAATAAATCAAGACAAGTATGAATTTTATCAAGGCATTCTACGCTTAATAGGTCGATTTTGATCAACGACACGGCTTCATCATCGTGGAGATCAAACTGGGTCACTACATCCCCATTAGGTACCTTCATAAGAGCAGTAGATTTGGTAAATGGTTCATCCACAAAAATGACGCCACCAGCATGCTCTCCCGTCCTACATACCAAGCCCTCTATCTTCTGTGCAACTTCCCAAACTTCTGGATAATCATGCTTCATGGCATTAACAAAAGTAGGAATAGGTTTAAAGCCCTTTTCTTCATCACCATAAAAACATTCTTTAAGTGTGCGAGTTTGGCCTCTATCAGCCGGAATTAAAGAAGCAAGATAAAGCCCTATGTCGGAATCTATACCAAGCCCGCGGCAAGCAGTCTGAATTGCTGATTTACTCTTTTCAGTTCCAAAAGTAACTACATTGGCCACTCTATCTTGTCCATAAAAATCACGAAGATGTTGGAGAACTTGAGCACGCTTTCCTCCCTCTATATCGCTATCTATGTCGAGCACAGAAACACGCTCGGGATTCAAAAATCTCCATGAATAACACTTTGTTTCTTCCCATAACGGATTTATCTGGATGATATCGAGCACATATAGCAAGGCAAAGCCAACCCCCGAGCCACGACCAGGACCTACCAATGTTCCAGCATTCCAGCATTCTTCAATCGTCTTTTGAAGATTCAAAAAGTAAGCACTCCAATGTGCATTATTTACTTCTGAACTTTTCCAAGTGGTTTCAAGGTTACTATTAAGTTCATCATAAGTTTCTTTATTTTGAAGTCGAGGATCTTTCTTTAGCTTATCTACAACTGCGCGAGCCAAGATATTATCCCCGTCAAAGCTAGAGTTAGCGAACGTCCGCAAGTTAGGGATTCTCTTGTACCATTCTTCTTCTATTGTTGTAGTTTCTGGAATCTTCCAATCAAGAGAAGGAATACGCAGAGGCTTTAATAGGCTATAATCTTCACAAGAGTCTTTAATTTTTCTTATATTTTTATAAGCTGTATTTAGCTGTACCTCAGTAAAATAATCAAAGTAAGACTCTATTTCAGCCGTATTCATTAAATAAGTTGTAGCATAAAAAGATTCAACTTCTCTTTCACCATCTTGAGAATTGAGGAAAGCTTTATGAATTCGTGCATCTTCGCGTTTAACATAATGGCTATCTGTGGTTATGATGTAAGGTACTTCAAGAAAGCCAGAAAGCTTTAAAAGGAACTTGTTCACTTCTACTTGCTCTTGATTTCGAGAAGGTTGCATTTCAAGGTAGAAATTACCCTCTCCGAATAAGTGCATCATACTTGAACACCAGTCAGTGATTCGACTATAAATAGCTTGGTCTTTTGTTTCAAGATAAGAGAGAATAGCTTGCGGAAGCCAGCCTCCTAGACACGCTGTGCTACCGATTACGTTTCCTCTATCTTGACCAATAATTTCAATTAGGTCACTATAATAAGTTGGTACTCTTGTCATTCCTCTTGCTGAATAGCTTCTATTCCATGCTCTAGTAGATAACTCACGAATCTGTTCGTGACCTCTAGCATTTTTAGCTAAGAGAATAAAATGCCAATATCTGTCTTCTCCAGAAACAAAGTTCTCGGCATTAAGACCATCTCGACAAAGATAAATCTCATTACCTCGAATGACTTTAAAGTCTGGATGGTCTTTCTTTATCTTGTTATAATATTTTTCAATCTTAATTGCGTTACTTACAGATTCATGCTCTGTAAATGCAATAACTTCATGACCAAGTTCAATAGCTCTATCTATAAGAGTCTCTATTCGACTAATAGCATCACGCAATCTCAAGTTTGAATAATCCGAGTGATTATGCAACGAACCGCAGTATTCCAAGATTAATCACCACCTTTCCTATATAATATATTATATATCATTTTAACACTAATGTCAAGCGTTACTTCAAGATTAAAGTAAGTTTTTGACTCGCTCTTGTAATACCAGTATACAAATATTGTTGATGTTCAAGCTTCTCATAAGGAAACTCCTCTTCAAAAAGTAATACTTTATCCCACTCGCTGCCTTGCGCTTTCCAACAAGTTATTGCGTACGCATAAGCAAAGTCATAAGGGGGGTTAATTGCCTCTTTAGCTTTCTTTAATTTATAAATTTGTTTCCCATCAAGAGAAGGTTTACCAGTCAAGAACTGTTGATAATCCATTGCGATATTGCTAAAACCATCACCGTCATCAAGGTTGAAATCCGCATACATGACATCAATAGGAGAAGAGCTGATATATCTTGGAATCCACTTTCTCTGAACGTCATATTTAGTAAGTGTACCTATACACCCATTTGTTAATGCCCAATTACTTCCATCAGACATATCATCCCAATGATTAGACAAAGAAATAATGCGGTCGCCTAACTCTGGAGCCTCTCCATACCCTCGCATTTTGCGCACATAATTATTAATAAAAGTTCTATTGGCATTGGTTGCACAGATTACTTGATCTGCCCATTCGTACATTCCATCTACCATATCTCTTTGATTAAATATCGCTACTTGTTCTCCTTTGCAAGGAAAAGAACTTGCGGTTTTACCTTCTCGAATCCACATGGATAGTCTAATAATCTCACTATCTTGCGCTTGCCGCATAATTTCGTCAAGAAAAACGTGCGGATGGTCAAGTACATGATTATCATCATCTTTAAGTACTGGAGGTAACTGACCTGGGTCTCCCGTCGCAATTACATAAACCCCATGACTTAGAAGTAAATTCCACATACGTCTAGGCAACATGCTTATTTCATCTACAACTACGATTTTATAATCTCCATCCAATTCATCGCGTGGATAAAAACTATAAGTTCCATCCTTTTTTTGTCTAGCTTTATAAAGTAATTTATGCGCAGTGATTGCATTAGGACATCCCTTTTGCTTTAATACTGTCGCGGCCTTACCCGTGAATGCGACGTAGCATACTTCTGTCTCCGGGTCAACTCCTAATGCGGCGATAATAAACTTGATTGTAGTACTTTTGCCTGAGCCGGCAAAGCCACTAATCACGGTGTAGGATTCTCCGTTTCTATATCTCTCAACACAAAGTTTCAAAGCCTCTTCTTGCTTTTTCGTTAGCTCCAATACTTCCACCCACCTTTTACTATATAATATATTATATCATATTTAAGCAAAAAAATAAAGAGGGAGCAATTAAGCTCCCTCTTCTTTCTCTTTCTTTTCGATAGCCTTGTCTAATATATCTCGTATATATTTTAATTCATTCAAGCGGCAATCTAACAATAAGTAAGAATCTCTTGGCAAAGCAACCGTGTCTCCAAACTTCTCCGTAATTTTGTCATATATATCAATAGCCTTATCTAAAGGTATCTTATCTACGTCATAATAAAATATATTCATGTCTTTTTACCCCTTTTGGCTCAAAAAATAGTTAAACCTATTTTAGTTTCCTGGTGATGACCGATTAGGCTCCGACCAACTCCTCAAAAATTAAGTCTCGTGGTAAAAAGTCTTTACAAATATAAATAGAAGCAAAAGAAACACCCTTTTGCATTTCTTTCATCTCGATATCTTTATAAAAGTTCACTCGTTTATTGAAAATTAAAGCTTGAGAACCTACCAAATATTGAAACCTCTTTTGTCCTTGTAGTGTAGGAAGAGGAAACAACATAGCATAAGGTTTGCCTAATTCATCAAGACGTTTTAAAATTTCATCTTTAATGCTAAATGGCGGGTTAGAAATAATTACATCGTAAGGTTCTTCTGGCTCATAATAGAAAAAATTCTCGCCACTATCAATATGACTAGCAATTACCTTATACCCTGCTTTTTGAAACTCTTTAACATAATTACTATACTCTTTATCAAAAGGACACCAAATTGTAGTACCTTGTTTTAAGTATTTTAAAAGCGGAGTTACCGCATAGGAAGGAGTAAAACACTCATCACTTTCTTTATCGGTCTTAGCCTTTAAATACCCTATATTTAATCCCATAATGTCTATCTCCATTAACCTATAAAATAATTATATGCAGCTATAGCATTTTGTTGTCTGGTCTTATAGCTAGAAGCCGGATTCCGCTCATAGCATTTTGAAAATGCTAGAGCGGCATCTTTTACGTTGGTTAAAGCCACAAAATCTTGATACCCGAAATCTCGCTTATAAAGAGAACCAAAATTATCTATTTCATATTCGATAGTATCTCTTAAATAATCGCATTGCTCCTTCAGTGAAGTATCCCAAACTGAAGAATAATATATCTTGCTCCATTGGCACATTCCGTAGTACATTGAGGTTTTAATGTCGTATTGGATTGCCAAAGTATTACCGCCAGACTCGGTCATAATATTACCAAGAATACCTGCGCAAACTTGGTTACTATATCCTAAATTCTTAAAATAATTCCATATATATGTAGCTATAGGATACTCTTCTTCCTTTTGATTCCAGCGTTCTATCAAGTCATTATAAATGGCCAAGTAGTTATCTCTTACTTCGCTTGCTTTCTTGTATTCCTCTGTTGCAAGTAAGATTACTTCATGATCTTCTTCGTATCCTAATTGTCTTGCAGCTTGAGCCATCTAATGTGCGGCTTCCATGTTTAATGTTTGTTCTGCAATAAGCTCTTCAAGGGTATTTAAATCATCATATGTATAATTAGTAGTTGATTCGCTATAAGCTGAACATCCACATAACATGGAAAAAGCAATTATTAAACTCAATACACATCGTTTCACAATGATTGGTTTTCCTCCTTCTTCAAGAGGCTGCGCAATCAATATCAAAAATAGTAATCCTGTTTATTTATGATTTCATAATCTTGCACTATGATTTGTGGAGTTATGCTGTTTAAGTATCTATTAGTTTTTGGCTTACCCACAAGATTAATATTTACGCAACCATTCTCACTATATAAATTATCAAACTCTTCTTCTCCAGATTTAAACTTAATACAAGCAACTCCATTAAGTAACTGAATCTTTAAAGTAGGTTTTTTATCTCTTGACATCAACGTCAACATATCCTTAGTTATTGGAAGATTCTCTATCGCGACTAAAGGCTCGTCAATATCTTGCCCCCAAAGGTTTTCCGCATCCCCTAATTCTAATATATCTTTAGGATTTACTCCTTTGGCAGGATAAATAAAGTCTACCATATAGCTCGGAGAAAATTCTATGTTTTTTAATTCCTCGTCAGACCACTCAATGAAATTCTTAAAGTCTTGGTCTTTAATGGTCAAACCAAATGCATTGCTATGCCCTTGACCAAGTACATCGAAAGGAGAATTAAGACAAAATTTTCTAAAATCCTTAAGTTGAGACTTATCATAACCTCGCGCAGAACCTGCCCATACCGATTCTCCATTTAATTGTCCTCTAGTTAAAATCGCAACAGGTCTTTTGTATTCGCCCATAAGTTTGTTGCAAATAAGCCCTCTAATACTAGGTTCAATTTCTCCTGGTTCGACTTGAATTAGCAAAAGTTTATGATTAAGAAGTTCTCGCTCCTGAATTAATTTCTCAACTTCCTGAACGCCAGCTTCTTGAAATTTAGTTTGCCGATTCTTCACGTTTGTGCAAGCGCGGACGGCTTGCTCAACGAGTGCTTCTTCCTCACCTTTATGCCCTCGCTTAGTAGAAGGAACCATTTTATAAGCTTTCCACTCGAGCATACTATCAAAAACTAATCGCTTTTCTTCTTGAGTTCCTACCCTAGTAATTGCATTAACAAGAGGAACAATGTAGAACGCGACTCCAATTGGAGTTAAATCTCCCGTTCCTAATTGATAAGAATTTTTCTCTGCCATGCTTACTATAAAAGGATTGCGGAGGTTCGCCCTCTGAAGACCAGTCTGTACGAGATAACGAGTTTCAAAGTCGGTTAAAGACATCATATCTCCTACCTCAGCGAGGCCAACAATGTCGATATAATCTTCTGCATACTGACTCCCGCAAATACTATCAATGTATTGACATAGTTTATAGACAATACCAGTCCCGCATAAAGACTTGGTTGGATAATCACATAATTGGTTATTTACAACACAAGCATACTCGCTAACTCGTTCTGCCAGATGGTGGTCTAAAACAACCACGTCTATTCCTTTTTCTTTTAGCTCTTGATGAGTAGAATATTCATTCGAACTTGCATCTGGGACTATCACGAGTGTAGTTCCTTCTTGGATACTTTGTAATTCTATTCCATGAGTTTTTCCTTCGTGAAAGTCATAATAAAATTTATCAATCGAGGAAGGAAATTGCTTATATAAATAGTTAAGTAGTAAAGCACTAGATAGCATTCCGTCGCAATCCGCGTCAGTTTGCACGTATATCTTCGCTTTATCGTTGCTTATATGCTTTAAGATAATTTTAGTTGCAGTTTCAATATTATTGAGAAGTAAAGGAGATAAATTGTCCTTTTCTGACACATTTAAATAATGAGAAATATCTTTATATTCGATTCCTCGATTTGTTAAAACCTACTCTAAAGCACTATAGTTCTCATTAATCGGGTTTATTAGTTTGTATTCTATTTTACTCACCTTCTTTAATAATAATAGTAACCCCTATAAGGAAGGGCTTTGATTGCTGGCATAATTTCAAGGTTAATAATACTATGAGAAATCTTATCATCAATATATGCAATATTACACATATATCCTCTAACACTAGCATTAGTACTTATCGCTATCCAGTTATCGCCATTAACAAAATCAACTATCATTTTTCCCGATAATTCATTTACCCTATATGTCACTATTCCTACAGATTCATAATCTTTAATAATTTGTTCTAATTGCTCTTTGGCTTTAGCATAAGTTGCTCCATAAACTATACCTTTCATTCCTTTGGCACTATCCTTTCTTTTAGTAACTTCTCAAAGACTTGCGGGCCCGCGTCTATGGGGCTTGCTTTATGGGGAAGAATCATCTCTTTATCAAATATCGCAGTTACTTTTACGCGTGTCCCATACTTAGAGTTTAAATGAATTAACTTTGCTTTAAGCCGTTTAAATTCTTGATCTCCTATTTCCATAAAATCACGATCAAAAGCAATAATAATTTCTTGAACTCCAAGACTTCTAAGTAAGTCTACTTGATAACTAGAAATGCTACTTCCGCAACAAGCTACTGAGATGTCCCCATCTCTTCCATAATAACTAGTAAATTGCATACACGACTTTTCGGATTCAAATATAACGGCTGACCGCATTTTTCTTATATTGTCTTTAGAGTTATTTAGGTTGTATAGATTCATTGATAAGGGATGACTATACATAACTCCATTTACTGTTAAAGGTCTATATTTGCCATATCTATTTGCTTCATCTTCCGCAAGACTTCTACCACGAATTCCAATCAATTTCCCCTCGATATTAAAATGCGGAATGGTTATCTGCTCACCGCCAGGATAATAACCCACTAGATTCTCTTTAGCTACCGCCGCAGATATTCCTTCTTTTTCCCATCGTAATATTCTAGGATAAGCAAAACGAGTAAGAATAATAGGGTTATATTCTTTGAGCTGTGGGATTAAATCTTTATGAAGTTCTAAGCTAAAATGATGCTTATCGAAATAAAGCCAATCTACAAGACTATTTTCTTTTTCCTCTTGTTGAATTCCTTCAAAACCAAAATAAGAGGCAACATAATCCATCGCATCATAAAGTTCCCAATCTAGATTTTTACGAAGTTTTTCTACTTTAATGCAAAGCTCAAATACGTCAAAAGATGGTTCGGGACAACCGCTATAGCATTTAAAAAGCTTGGTATTATTATAGTAGTAAAGCTTGCGAGAGCCGCCTTCTAGATTATGACAAATAGTCCTAGCAATTAACCCGTTCTCGGAATACTCTGGTTCAGCCCCAAAATTTTCAAGCAAATCATATATCTGCTCAATTTCTAGTTTTTGCTTGAGTTCATCTTTATCATAGTAGCGGCTCATTTAAATATTCTCCTTTTACTCCCAAGGTGGAGCCTCATCTTCGACTACGATTTTTAGATTTTCAATACTAACCATTTCATGCCGCCAAGTCGTAACAAATTCTGGAGTAATTCTACAAGTGCCAAGATCTGCCGAGCACCAAAGATACACGCCCTTATAGCTACCTCTACGATTTTTATAAACTGAGAGCTTAATATTAGGAACCGTAAAGTTGGGATTACTTGCAAAGATAGGAGCAAGTTTTTCTAGATCTTCTTTTGTAACACTCAAGAGAATAAGCCCCACATCAGCTCGATCTGCGATGCTTTTCGCTCCTCTTAATAAGTTCTGGTCCGGAGTTTCACTATCTTGATAGCTTGCATTAAGTTGCGTTGCAGTAAGAATAAAAATGCCATACTGGTTAGCCATATCTTTTAATCTTGCGGAAAGCATGAATAGAATGTTGTCTTCTCTAAGTCTAATCCCACCAGATTTCTTAGAAATTTCTTCTAGAATCTTGAGGGAAGCCTGTATATAATCAAACCCTACGTATCTTACATCATGCTCTCTGATATTCTTTTTTATCTTATTTTCCACGTCAGTGATAGAAAAGTCAGGAAGCTCTTCGATCCAGATAGGGCTTCTCTTCAAGATTTCCGCCGCATGAAGTACTCTATCTTCTTCGCCTTCTCCATACTGCCCATTAAGAATGTGTTCCTCATTAACATTGGCAAGAAAAGCTAACATCATAGTTTGAATCTCGCTCTTATCTTGCTCAGTAGTGATATAAAGCGTGGGTTCCGATGTTCCATTCTTAATCCAACCAAATTGTTCATGATAAATTTCATTGCAAGCAAAGTTGCAACAATCAGCCACCATACTACGAGACTTGCCCACTCCACTTGCAGCGCTTCGAATGTAGAGTTTCCGCAATCTTGCTCCTCTTGTTACTGTATTGATAAGAGGGCCATACATAGGAATACCTACTTCTGGATGTTGCTTTAAATCTTCAATTAACGCTTCAATCCCATCTCCAGCTTGATATCCTTCTCCTAAATCATCTTCTACATATTTGCTTTTAATCTCGTCTATCTTAATATCAATAGCCTTGGTAATTCCAGCTGGGGAGATATTATCTAGCCAATCTTCCTGTTGTTGACGTTTTTTAGTGTCAAGAATATTATTAGGATCATATAAAAAACTCACATCAAGACCAAAATCGCTATAAGCTCGAAGCAAAGAGAATTTTTTAAGTCTATTATAGTAGTAATTAAAAGTATCTCTCTTAGCTATTGTAGAAGCTTCAGCTAGATACTCTATTCCATTATTTTGTTTAAAAATTGCCTCATACTTAGGTCTATTAGATAAATAATCAGTAATAGCGTCAATATTTACCGAACTGCCTGTCAGATGAATATTATAAATTGAGCCATATATTATCTTGTGGAATTCATTCTCAAAATCATCCTCATGTATAATATATTTCTCGGTTTCATCAATTATAGAGGGATCATTAAATACGCATCCTATAACTTGCACAATAGCGGCGGGGTCCGTATAACTAGCTTTCATTTATTCACCTCTTCATTCAAAAAGGAAAAAAGCTTGCGGATATGCTTCATTGGTTCTCGTTTAGGAGATTCAATACGGACTTCTCTTGTAGGCAGAAGATACTCTTCCATATCGACATTTGTATTTTGCTGTTGCGCCTCCCATATAGCACGCCAATAAAGGAACGCCTCTTGGTAGACAAAATCCACAATTCCAATTCCGCCATTGGCTTTCTCGATTGGGTTCTTCTTCACTTCAAAGAAATATTTTAGAGTCTTATATATTCCAGAATAGGTATAATGCTTTTCATTTATATATACATTTAATTGTTTTCTAATTTTAGGAGTAAAAGTCTTTATCCCAAAAAGTTCTTTTATATACAGCTCAAGTTGTTCCTTATCCTTTTGCTCTTGACTTTTCTTGCCTTCTGCGCCTAAAGCACAAGAAGCATGGGCATAACGCCTTGAATTAACTTTTACAAAATCTGTAATATTTGTGTCAAAAACCTCGTTGCAAATTGCGCACTTTACGAGATGTTTAGCCATTCTTCATGCTCCTTTCCTTTTATATAGTATCTTTATAGTTAAATTATACCATATTATATTTATTAAAGCAAGAGGAGAAGAATATCTTAATATCCTTCTCCTCTTATCTATTAACCGTTTAGCATTATTTGCAAATCATGTACAATCAAATCCATCTGTTCGCACTGTTCAGGAGTACAATCACTGACTTTCTTACCACGCCCTAAGTATTTATCAATAACGCTTGTAATCTTAGGAGCGTTAGATTGATTAGCGCTCATGAGCTCTCCGATGATATCTTGAATACTCTTCATAAGGCCGTCATAATCGTACTCAATATCCTGAGAAACAACTTGAGTAGCTTCATTGGTAATATAAGCCCCACCTGTTTCAGCAGCTTGCTTATCAATGGCCTCTGCAATAGCATTTACAAGATTCTCATAAGTAAAATCAATAGAATCAGGAATATACTTAAATCGAGATCCGGCTACATACCTAGGAGTTTCACGCAGGAATAACCGTGTCTTTGGACCTTCATCTGTATTTACCACACAAGAATAACCAATAATATCACAGGTACGCTCACATATTAGTCGGCCTCGCTTATCAAGAGTAGGAACAATTTGATTGTATTCATTACCCTCGGAATCCTTAAATGTCTTATCCGTTGCGTGAGAGATAAGAACTAAACCATAATTCAACTGGAGAATTTTGCGAATTGCTTCATCAAACTCGGTTCCTACCATTGCATATCCTTTGCCATAAGCTAAGTCAGCGATACCATCAACGCCTTCTCGGCTACAAATATATTTCTCACAATAGCTATATGCAATGTCTGCCGTATCAACAACAATAGTTGAAAACTTTTCTTGTACTGCGGGGTCCTTCAATTCATTAAGAATCTTCTTAAATTCTCCCCATGTATTAACAGGCTGTGCATAAACGCCAGGCAAGGCATTATAACCTTTTTCAAATGCAATTAAAAGCGCATTAGGGAACTTTGAAGCGATCGTGGTCTTGCCAGACTTGGGGCTACCGAAAAATAAGACTGAATATCCCCTTAAATCACGGGAGACTTCGTGTGGTTTCAAATTTAATAGACTCATATACTCTACTCCTTTAAATTAGAAAAAGGGAGAGAGAAAAACTCTCTCCCTATTCCTTAAAACTTGTACTCGCCCTTTGCGGGAGCTGCAACAGAGCTAAATGCGTTACCTTTATTAGCCTGATACTCATCCTGCCGACGCTTAACCTCAGCGAGATGAATTTCACGCTCGCTAATCTTCTGAGTAAGCTCGGCCGCAGTCAAAGTAGACTCATCGTCCCACTCATACGTCTCAGGCTGAGCCCAATTAATTACAAAATCTCGCTGCGAATTCCGCACCTCTCGCACAGAAGCCTCTCCAAAAGCACTTTCCTCGGTAATCTTACGGACGACCGTCTTAGAAACTTGATTACCCTTGATTCGAGTAAAAACTGGATTACGCTGAGAGGGTTCCAGGCTCTCAAAATAATTCATAGCCTTGGGGTCTATGGCAGTAAACTCAACAGGAAGAAGAGCCCCACGGAAATCAAATACGCAACCCTTAACAGTCATTCGCTCGGGAAGCTCTCTCTCTTCATCTGCCTCAATCCTACTAATGCCGTTAATCAGCATATCCACATCAAAAGTAGAACGAGACTCCGGGTTGCCAAGCTCTTGGACTTGATGGACAAAGCCACCCTCATTACGCTTCACACTAACCAGCTCAGAAGACCCGCTTCTATCGCTATAGAACTCATTCAGGCCAATAGCGGAATCAACACGAACCTTACCTGCATTCTCCTTTCCATTGGCCATAACTGTTCCAATCTTACCATCAATAATTGCCTTAAGAACTGTATAGGTTGCATTGACCTTGTTCTTTCCAGTCATTTCGGTAACATAAGTAAAATGTACCTGAACGACATTCATCAAATCATCATCTGTAGCTACACTTAAAGTCCCGTTAATAAACTCAGTGCCAGGATGCTTAGAATTTTCACTACTAACCTTAACTTCAAGTTTGTGCTCGTAAATGTAGCCTTCAAGATGAGTAGCATTAATAAACGACTTCTTAGCCATGATTATTCTCCTTTATAATTCTCAATATTAAAATTCTTTCCTTGGTCAGTCAAGGTATAAATAACTGGATTTGAACCAACTTTATCCACATAATTATCGGTTACTAACTTACGAATAGAGCCTGACACTTTTCTAGAAGACAACCCCATTCCATCCGCGATATCCTTCGCCTTAAGTCTAGCCTGTCCGCAAGTTTGCAGATATTCAAGAATCGCTATTCCAGTTTCGGTAAAGAGAGGCTTATTTTCTTCTTCCTCTTGTTTATCTCGCAATGATTGAAGAAACTCAGCAGCATCTTCAGGCATAGGGGGGAGTTCTGCAATACTATCAAAATAATCTAGGAAACTTTTAATCTTATTGCTCATGTTACTATACTTCCTTTTTATCTTATATACATATAATAACATTTAATAGATTAAAAGTCAATCAGGAACTATGTCGCCAAATAAAGCGGGCATTTTTTCTTGACACATCTTAAGAGCCATATTAGCAACTTCTCTCATTTGCGGATGGGCGGCAGAGGCGCAACGAAGCTTGAAGAAATGGCGCCACTCACGAATATTTGCTGTCATAACAATTTCAGTCTTCAAACTATTAGGTAAAACCGCACGTGCTTCCTGAGGAGTACATCCATCTTCCAGCATAGCAAAATACATAGCTTCTGTTTCTTTCATTGCATACTTCCAGTGAGTATAGGCAGCAGTGCCAGGCGTTAAATAACAAGGTTCTATGACTGTGATTTCATTGCCAAACTTATCTCCCGAATAATTACAGTAGCGAGTAGACTCCTGGCAATATGCAGCAAGCCTATGTCTCACGATTTCATGCGTTACGCCTCTATCACACGTGAATCGTACGCTAAAATTATAATGCTCAAGAACCGCTTCATGACCTCTTTTGATAATATTGGTGACGAATTTCTCAGCACTTCCATTTTGAATCTTAGATTCGCTTTTATAACAGGTGCGGCCTGCGATTTCAAGTATTTTAAGTGCATCTTCCTAATCAACAGAAGAAACGAACTCTACACTAGGTTTAATAATTTTCATATTTTAATCCTCATTACTTAAAGTATATCCACTTACGTTTCCAAAAAGCAAGGCAAAACGCTCAAGCTCGTCGATAAAAATGCGCTTATCCTCAGGATAAGAACGATTTACAAATTCCGCATAAGAGATAAAATCAATTCCCGTAATTCCGTAAGCTCTTGCCTTTTGCTCCATCGCATAAGGGTTTCCGCAAACAATTATTGCGTTATTTTCTTGCGCCAAAAGCATAAGCTTATTTGTCTTTCCGCTTGCCCGACCATCAATAATTCTTACCATAATATCCTCCATCAGGCTCCGCCTATAGTTTTGTTTAAGCCAGCTGTTTTTGTTTGATAAAGTTCGATATAATAAGTTTCTCGTTCATTAAGCTTATCTTTTGGAACTTCCTCCAAGACTTCAAAAGTGAAATTCCAAAGTCCATCTTTCTTCATGGCTTGATAAAGTTTATTTGTAGCAGGAGAAGAAGAAATAGCGGTCTTAATATGCTGACGCATTCTTTCCCGCATATCGACCGACTGACCAACATAGGATTGGCCAGAAATCAAGTCTGTAATTCTATATATGCCGCTTATTTTTACAGTTTTCTTAAACAAGCGTGGCATTAAAGCGTCATAAGCTGGCTTATAATAAATATCCCAAATGACTTTATCAATCGCATCTTTATGCCCCACTTTTCTTTGAAGCTCTCTGAAAAGCTCTATATCTTGTTTATCTTCTTCTGAAATTCCTAACTTATAATAGCTTTCCTTTGCTTTAATTTCTTCTTCTCTCTGTTTTGCTTGGATATAAGCAAGCTGCTTAGCTTTTAAATCATCAACTTTATGTTGTTCATTTTCAAGCTCAGAGGTTAATTTAGCCATTTTCTCCTTATATTCTAAATCAAGAGAGGAAGAAAGCTGTTCATAATCCGCGGAAAGCGCTTCAAAACGTGCTTTATAAGCTTCTTCTGCACGCTCTTCTGCCACCAACCGCAAACTCTCTCCGGCTTTATAAACTGACTCGAGCATCTCATTTTGCGCTCGAACACTCTCTTTTATTCCGCTTAATTCTTTTTTCTTGCTTGATATTTCTTGTGCGAGCTCTCTGTTCTATTGAATGGCTTTCTCGTTGATTTGTATAGCTTCTATCTTTTGTTTGTGAAGTCCATACGCATAAATTCCTACTCCTATAAGCAGGATTAATAAAATAATATTCATAGTTAGTAGATAAGAACGGGGAGACTTGTCATCTCCCCCAAAAATAATTACTCTGCGTTAACGTCAATCACTAGTCCCTCATCAGTTAGACGTAGAAATTTTACACGCTGATGAGAACCGTCAGAAAGCTCTACCTCAGCCTCTTCTCGCACGCCAAGGTCCTTACGCTGTAGGGCAGAAGTAAAAATTCCATCAACCTGCTTCTTCTCAAGACCAAGCACTTCTGCGATATCGGCAGCAGTTAAGTCCTTATCAGTATTGTCCTGTAGATACTTAATAACCAGCTTAGTGTTTTCCTTCATTGCCATAATAAATCTTTTCTCCTTTTAATTTTAATTTACTAAATCTTGAATGATAGTATCAATTTCTAGCATAATATTTATTCCATCATGCAAAGCCATAATTTGATTTGTTAGCTACATGATACGGTTTTCTGCACGAATCTTCTCCTCGTCCGAGGAAGAATTGTTTTCATGAATTTGCTCGCATTCATAGATTTCTTGAGCGAGCTTTTTCATCTACTTCTTGGTCATAATCTCTTATCCTTTTTATATTATATATAATTTATTATACAATAACAATCTGAGAAATCTTTTCTCTCGGATAATAGAACTTAGTAATCACGACCTTATTGCAATCAAGCTCTTTAACAGCAACCCAACCCCCATGATATTCGATTGAAACTCTATACTCTTCATCATTATAAGTCTTGACAGTACCATCCATAAAAGTTATTTGTATCATTTATCTCACCTTCTATAGTATATTATATTATATTATTTATTATACGTCAATTCATCTCTTTTAATCATGAAAACTTTTCCATAAAATCTTGTTCTGTAATGATAGGAATATTAAGTTGTTTAGCGCTTATATTTTTGCTAGAAGTAGATTCAATATCATTATTAATGAGATAATTAGTTTTACCCGTAACAGAACCTGTGACTTTGCCGCCTCGCTCTTCAATCCATACCTTAAGGTCATCACGTCTCTTAAATACTTTAAGCTTACCAGTTACGCATACGGTTACTCCTTTACATGATTGCTCTACACTACTAACCTCGGCTTCCGCAATTCTAAGTAAAGGATAAATCTTATCTGCTTCGCTATAATCATAATTCCACAAAGCGCAAGCCTTTTCATAACCAAAACCATCATATTTAGAAAAGTCAAACTTCTCGTCCACTTTAGCTCTAAACTCTTCATAGCTCTTGATATGTTTGCATAATTCTTTAGATACATTTCTCCCAATCAGAGGAATACCAAGAGCAGCAATAAAAGCTTCAAGAGTAGTAGTCTTAGCTTCTTCAATGGCGTTAAGAATCTTGTCTACTGATTTGACTCCAAATCCAGGCTTAGTAATCCATTCATCTCTATATCTAGCAAGAGAAAAGATGTCTGAAAGACAATTAATCCATTCCCAGTCAATCAATTTTTCAAGAGTTGCAACAGATAAACCCTTGATATCAAGCCCTTTTTTGCCTGCAAAATGGTCGATTTTATTGATGATTTTTCCGCTACAATCAAGATTAGTACAAACTAGATTCAAGGTTCCTGAATCCGATTCAACTACCTCAGTCGCACCGCCGCAAATTGGACAAACAAGAGGAATAGAAAAAGAATTATCTGCGGACTCCCGCTTTTCTGCGCTACTAATCTGAGGTATTATCGCGTTTGCCTTGAATACTTGTAATTTTTGTCCAAGATATGGATGTTCTCCGAGCAAGTCTGTCATTACACTAATATTATGACAATTCGCCCTATTAACCATGCTTCCGTCAATTTCAATCTCATTAAAAACCGCTACTGGAGTAAGCTGACCAGTTCTACCCATCGTCCAATCAATATCTTGAAGCTCGGTTTCGTAAGTTTCGTCATAGAATTTGAACGCATAAGCAGCGTTGGCATGATGGCTCGTTTGACCAAGACTTGTACCATACTCAATATCGTCAAATCTCCCAACAAGACCATCAATGGGATAGCCTAATTCCTTGGCTTCATTCTGAAGAAATTCTTTAGCATCATCATGCAAGGAAGAAGTATTGGGTACAATTATAAAATTAAGACAAAAAAGCTGTTCAAGTTTATGAAGAAAGCTATTACCTTCAAGTCCTTCAACCACATTCCAAGCTACAAAGGTTAAATTACGCTTAGCACATTCCTTTGAGTCAAGAAGTCTAATACTACCACTAGCAAAATTTCTAGGGTTCTTGAACTCAGTGGAAAAAGGTACAAAATCATCTTCTGTGCAGATTACTTCTCCATCAACAATCAACTTTTCTTTGTACCCAATAAATTTAGGGATAGATTTAATAACTCTTGCATTATGGAATATGTCTTCTCCGACCTCGCCGTTCCCGCGCGTTTCCGCAGATTTTAAGAAACCATTTTCGTAGGTTAGTCGACAGGTTAAACCATCAAGTTTAACCATACCAATCACATCTTTATCTCCGAAATATCTTACAAATTCGTCCCAATCTTTCGTTTTATCTAGCGACAACATAGAAGAGCTATGGGTTACCTTTTCAAGCTTAGTAACTACTTCATATGTAATTTTTTGAGTAGGAGAATCTTCTCTTGTAATTCCAGACTCTTGCTCTAAGTTTTTTAACTTGAAGTAAGCCTTATCCCATTCCTCGTCTGAAATCTGCGGATTTCCTTGGTCATAGAGTTTAGTATTCTCATTAAGAAAATCTATAAGCTCGCTCATTCGTTTTAAATAATCCATATATTATTCTCCTATAAATTCAGTTAATAACTTTATTAGTTCTTGCTCCTTTTCTTTATTAGTCTCCATTGGCAGATAGATTCCATAATCAAGAGGAAAAGCAATTATATTAGTTGGCCTATTAAAGATAATTATACTCCCTAAAAGTTTTTTCGTCTCAGGATAAACTTCTATAATTATAAGTTTAAAGTTTTCAGGTATTTCAATCCAATAATCTATTGAGCTGTCTGCGTGTGGGAAGTCAGCTAGATATTTTAACCCTTTACTTGTCATCTTTTTCCTCCCGATTCTCAATAAGCAGAAAAATTAACAATCCATCTTAAGTGTGCGGAACATGAATTCCAGTGCTACAATAGCACGTATAACTGGCATAATTATTTAAACTCTCCCCATAGAGACTACATAGGCATTATTCTTCAACATTGTATTACCCTGTGAAACCCTACCAAGTAAGGGTATATCTTTTGCAATTACAACAATAGAAGACTTATCTCCAGAAATAAGGACATTATCATCCTCGGTTACTAGAGCGGCCCCCGCAATTTCTCCCTTATAGCAGGTTACTCCTCTACCTCCACGATTCTGACTATTAAACTCTTTAAGCTCAATTCGCTTACCAAGTCCAGTCTTTGAAACAATAGCCAAATAACTTGCGGGATTCGAGATAGGTAGGGCTGCAATAACTTGGTCATCCTCTGCGACATTCATACCCTTAACTCCTTGAGCCGTCCTTGAAGAGAGCGGCATATCGGCTGCCGCAAATCTAATACTCATACCATTCTTCGTAATAAGCATCATTTCCTCTTGATTAATAAAGGTTACATTAGCAAGTTCATCACCTTCTTTGAGACTAATTGCAATGACGCCAGTGCGCTTCATCTTATCATATTCTTCAAGAGGAACCTTCTTAACGATTCCTTTTTTCGTGGCAAAGAATATAAATTTCTTATCTGTGTCTCTACTCAAAGTAGTAAATGCCATTGGTACTTCATTATCCTCAAAAGTAATTAGGCTAGAGAGAGCAATTCCGGCGCTGGTATTCGTGCCTTCAGGAATATTATCCACGAGTAAACGATACATCTTACCCTTAGAAGTAAAGACCATTAACATATCCTGAGTGTTGGTAGACTGAGAAAAAATTGTAATATCACCGTTAGTCTTAACTCCAACGGTATTGCGCTTCTGAGGCTTAAAGGCTTTCTTTGCAATACGTTTTACCTGATTCTTACTATTGATGATAACAACGCAATCTTCTGGTTCAGCCACGATAATTTCTTTATCTGCTTTAGGTACTTCAATATCTAAAAGCTTGGTACGACGAGCGTCACCATAAGTATCCCGCATTTTTTTTACTTTATTAATAAGTTCACTATTTCTTGCCTCTTGATTCGTTAAGATATTGATGCAGTAAGCAATGAAGTCTTTCTTTTCTTTAAGCTCGGTTACAAGTTCCTGCTTATCAATCTTGGTCAACTTACCAAGTTTCATATCAAGAATAGCCGTAGCTTGAATATCATCAATAGAAAGGAAAGATATCAATTTCTCTTTTGCTTCTGCTTTACTTGCGGAAGCCTTAATTAGCGAGATTACTTCATCAATCTTATCTACTGCGGCAATCAAGCCTTCAAGGATATGAGCTCTTGCTTCTGCTTTTGCTTTATCAAACTCTGTAGCTTTGATCAGTACACTTTCTTGATGTTGCACATAGGCTTTAATTAAATCGGCCATGGAACAAAGCTTTGGAGTACCATTCACAATATAGTTCATATTGTAAGATAAAGTTGTTTGAAGGTCGGTTAAAGTAAACAGCTTATTAAGAGCTTTAGAAACAGAAACTCCATCTTTTACGTGGAAGACAAGCTTGTTTTGTCCCACGTTAGACTCATCGTCAAAATCATCAATAACTTCCTCTAAAGTTTCAATATTCTTCTCAATTTGTTCTTTAATCTTATTTCTATAGGTGCGATAAGGGATGGTTGTAAAGATTATTTTCTGCCCGTCAATCTCATAGTCGCCTTGGATTTTAAGGGACACAGAAGACTTACCTGTTTCAAACGCTTTAGCAACATCTTTAGAATTAAGAACTTTACCTCCAAGAGGGAAATCAGGGCCTTTAATATATTCCATAATTTCACTTGCTGTGAGAGGACCTCTCTCAATAAAAGCAATAATTGCGTTACAAACTTCTGTCAAGTTATGTGGTGCGCTATTATGAGCCATGCTGATGCCAATCGCTTGTCTACCATTGCAGATCGCATTAGGGAAGAGTGCAGGCAAAACAACGGGTTCCATAAACTCTCCATTATATGTTTCTTTAAGGGGAACAACATCTTTCTTAAAGTCGTTCATCATCAAGTCTGTATAAATACTAGGCTTGGCTTCAGTATATCTGCTGCTCGCCACCATGTCATTATTTTCTTGGGTCCCAAGAGAACCTTGACCATGAATGAGAGGGTAGCGCATAAGATATTCTTGAGACATCTTACAAAGAACTCCATAGCAAGAAGCATCGCCGTGAAAATAAGAGGTAGCCAGCGTTGATCCGACAAGAGCATTACATTTCTTAGTCTTGCTTTTACTATCCATTTTAAGATAATCTTCCATCGTCCAAAGAATCTTGCGCTGGGCGCTTAGAAGACCATCTTCGGCAGAGGGAATCGCGCGGTCTGTTAAGACCTCTTCACTATAAATTAAAAAACAATCTCTCGCTTCATCAAGAATATCAACTTCTGTAATCATGTTTTCATTTGCCATTATTCTACCTCCTTAGTCAAAGTTAAAGCCAAGACTTGTAGCATTATCATAGATGTATTGTTTACGAGGCTCTACATTACTTCCCATTAAGGTTTCCAAGAGTGCCTCAGTTTGCTTTGCGTCACTCACTGTTATACGCTTATAGTGTTCATTCTCAAAGCACACTTTTTGCAAGTCTGCTGGGTTCAATTCTCCAAGCCCTTTCGCGCGCAATAGGTCGAATGCATTCGTCTTATGGCCCCGCTTCCACGCTTCCAATTCCTCGTCGGAGTAGCAATAATACTCTTTATTCTTATAACGAATAATATAAAGAGGTGTTACAGCACGATAAAGTTTACCAGCTTCCACGAGAGGCCGCATATATGTAAAGAAGAATGTAGTGAGCAAAAGCTCGATATTCATCCCATCACTATCTTGATCACTTGTAATTACAATCTTATTAAAATTCATTTTACTTACATCAAAGTCTTTGCCGAAGCCTGCTCCAATAACGCGAGTAATGTCGTTCATTTCTTGATTAGCCAAGATTTTATCTACACTGGTCTTGAGAGGAGATACCGTTTTACCACGCAACATATAGATACAATCTGTCTTTGGATTGCGTGCTTCCACGGCTGAAGAGCCTGCACTCAAGCCTTCTACAAGAAGAAGATTGCGCTGACTCGCGTTTTTATTCGTGCAATCAATGAATTTATTGCTAAGTTGCATCTTAGCTTTCAAGCCAGATTCTTTCTTAGCCTTGATGCCTCTTGCGGAATCCCTTGCTTTACGTGCCGCTTCTCTTGCCTTACGAGCGTTAAGGGCCTTGTCCGCAATCTTCTTAATATCTTTCTCATTTGCTACAAGCCAATACTGAAGTTCTTCAGCGATTGCACTTGTGAAAGGTTTCATATCAAGCTTGACTATGCGAGATTTGGTCTGGGCATCATACGCTACTCCAGGAGCCGTTAAGTTAAATACAACATAAAGTCCTTCTTGACAGTCCTCGCCCGAAAGATTTTCATCTTTCTCTTTAAGCCATCCTTTTTCACGGAAAAACTTATTCATCTCTCTTGTTAGAATAGTCTTAAACTGTGTAATATGAGGACCGCTATCTGTAAGACCAGTATTTACATAAGGAACAATAGTAGCAGAATAGGCATTAGTATAAGTAAGGACCAGATCGAGCTTATTCTTACCATTCTCAAAGTTCATAAAAAAACGATTCTTGAGAATTTCCTTGTTCCCAGTTGCCATATCCACCAAATCATTTAAACCATTTTTTGACTTGAACTCTTGTTTTGTTTCTCCATCTTCTTTCTCTACTGTATAAGCAATAGTCAAACCAGGACACAAACAAACAAGGACAGCAAAAAGATTAGTAATGATTTTATCATCTACTTCTGTATGCTCAAAAAACTCTTCGCTTGGTTTCCAATGAACAAGAGTCCCAGAAGTTTTGTCAATCCAGCCTCCAACTTTTCTATTTTTAAAGACACCTTCTTCAAATGTAATATGCTCGAATTTACCATCTCTATGGGTTATTACTTCAAACCAGTGGCTTAAGAAGTTTGGCAACTTCGCCCCAATGCCGTTTAACCCCAAAGCCGTACCTTCGTATACACCATCATCTGTGTACTTTCCACTTGTGTTTAAGACACTAAACGCGGCCTCTAAAACTGTTTTTCCATCATCTCTTATTGAATTAATAAGGAAACCTTGTCCATTGTCTTCAACGACCATAGTTCCATCTTTCTTAATATTGACTTTAATGGTGTCGCCATGACCTGCTTTGTACTCATCAACGGCATTCGAGACTATCTCAATGAGCAACTGTGTTGAATACGTAGTATCTCCAACGTAAACACCAGCACGTAACCTTGTAAATTCTAAAGGCGAAAGTGACTGTATCGAGTTTTCATCATAAAATTTGGCTTCTTTGCTCACTTGTTTTCCTCCTCATTATGGTATTGCCACCAATAGCCTCCAGCTTTATTTCTTACTCCTCTGCATACTTTTGAAATTGCACTTGGGTCACAATTGTTTTCTCTAGCAGCCAAGGCAATAGTGTCATATATTTTAATGATTTCTCTTGTTCGCAAATCTATTTTTTCTACCTTCTTGCTAGAAGATTGCACTTGTGTAGTTCCTGGGCTCCCTTTATATGGGTCTCTATGGTACTCTGGATAGATTATGTCATCATTATCGTCAAGCCAATAAAAATAATAACCATGAGTTGTTTTTCTCTCTCCTCGACAACAAGCTGCGATTTTCTTTTCGTCTATTCCCTTTTCTTCAGCACAATCAATTATACTTCGATAAATTCCAATAACATCTTCATTAGAAGAATTTAGCATAATAACACGCTTTGCATTTTCACGCTTAGTTTCTTTCATTTTTTGATATGTTGCAGGATCATTTAATGGATGTTCTGTATCAGAAGTTTGATTGTAGCCATTAGGAGAAACTGTATTATATTTTATAATATATTCATGTTCAATCGCACGGATTTCTTTCTCGCTACACTCTTTCTCTAGTAAGATTTCAAAAGTAAAATTGTTTTCTCCGTATTTTCTAATTGCTTGATATAAAGGATATTGTCCCTTATCTAAATTAGGGTTCTTAACGTGATACATATGTGCTTTATATCTTTTTACAGGAGAATTTATCGTAGAGCCTATATATTTTTTACCATTAACTTGATTGGTAAAACAGTAAATATATTTTGTGCTCATTTATCTGCCTCTCTTTCTCCCTGTTTTGACTTTTCCCAAAAACTGCTTTATAATTTATATTAACAAATCCCTTGAAAGACAAATTTGTCGTTTTCTTTTATCTATTATATGTATATTATACCATACATAATATAAAAAGTCAAAATAAAACAAATAAGGGATTAGTGGTTAATTACCACTAATCCCCTAAATTAAATGCCGTTATCAATTATGGTATGTTTATCATAAACAATTCCACCTTGAGTATTTTCTGCTTTACTCTTGTTATAATAAAATGCTTGACTTACTCCATATGCACTCCAAGGAAAAGCACTCATCGCAGAAAGCCAAGGAAGAGTCCCTAAAAAACCTTTCATAATACATATAAAAGCAAGAACAATAAAAGACAAAGTTAATATCCAAATAAGAATAGATTCTTGAATAAGAAGAACTTTAGAAAACTCTTTCTTCTTCTTTTTCATGGCTATCACCCTATAAATTTATCTTTAAAACGCATAAGGACAGCTGCTAATTCTCCTCTAGTGAGATATTTCTTTGGCATAGTCCTACCAAGATTATCCCCATTAATCAAACCATTTTGTTGCGCCCAATTCATTTCATTAGTTTCCCAGGTCGCATCACTATTGGCTAATTGCTCGATGTAATTATTCATTAGCTCATTAAATTTATCTTGAGTCATATCTTCATCCTCCTCTTGATTAATTAATCTTTGCTTAAAAGCAAACCATCGCGATTCATCGCCACTATCTAAATTCCATCCTATAATACCTGGGCAAAGTTTCCCAGTTACATCATAATGCCTTACTACATGGTCAATATCTATAGAATATTTGTTCATGAGATATTTTGTTAGCTCAATAGCTAAATTCAAAGTATCTTCAGTAAAGTAGAAATTGGAATCATTCGCATAAGTTATCTTACCTGTCTTATTAGTAGAACAAATCTCAATTCCAATAGAATTAAAGTTAGTTACTATTCCATACATAGTTCCACCTTGAGTGGATTTTTTTGAGCCTCCGCAATGCCCGCTATAATGATTTCTTAAGTCTGGGTTATACTAAACAATAGTAGAGTCATCTACAAAGAAATCTGCGGAAGCCCCTCGATTTGCAGATTTATAATACTCAGCGTTGGCATTAGCTGCCCCAGTTTTAGAGGTAGCTCCAGCAGTATAATGGATTACTATATACTTGATTGTTCTATTATTGCAGTTTGATAAATTAAGACTGCCAAAGTTCTCTATAATATTCATAAACTATCCCTCTTTTCTTTTAAGAAATAGAAAAGGAGAGGCTATTAACCTCTCCTTAAAACCTCATTAATTCTGCCCTTTCCGCAATTCTAGACCGATGACAATTTTTAAGAGTAACTTCTCCATAATAATCTTGACCTCTAAAGACTTCTGATGCCCTTCTTAGACCATTATTATCTCCTTCGTAAACACTTAAATCTACTTGGCTTTTGTCATCGCCCTCAATAACACAAATACAATCCTCGCCAATTCTTTGCAGGAGTAATTGCATGATATCTATAGTAGTATTCTAGGCCTCAGTCACGTAAACCCCGGCTTTAATGCCAAGATCCATTCCTCTACAATCTGCCATAGGTACCAATAATAGACTTCCATTGGCAATCATAGCCTCTACGGCTTCTACGTCACCGAATTTTCCAACCAAGAAATTGCCTATCTATGAATCAAGAAGTTTCGTATTCTTATCCCCTGGATAGAAGCCCATCTTAGCACTATCTCTAGTCGCTACTGGGTTGCAAAAAATGACTATCTTATCTATCTTTCCATGTTCTAATTGATTCACTAAATAACCCAAAGCTAAATAGCTTTTTCCACTACCTGGCTTACCTCTTAGAATAGTTAATTTATTATTATGTAAACTATCGAAAGCTAGTTTCTGGTAGACATCCCCGTTAAAAGGTTTAATCTTTCCAAACCATCTTGAATCGAAGGGGTCTGTATTTAAGAATTGGTGCGTTGAGCCATCCCATTTCCGCAAGTCAATTACTTCGTTGGAATCATTTTTTAAGATTAAATACTCCCCGGTTAATAGGTTAAAGTGATTGCGGTTTGGGTCTTCATAGAATTCAGCAAGCTTGTTATCAGAAATGTTAATCTCTTTATAGCCGGTATAATTATCCTACTTTTCTTCTATTGATTGAATGACTCCATCCCCAAAAAACAAATTTGCTATATGCTTTAAAGCTAAGTCATTAGTTACAAATATTACGCTATCGGGATACAAATAATTATTAGCATAGATAGCGTCAGATAAAATCATGGTATCATTAGTAATAGATAAACTACAATTAACCACAACCTATTCAAATTGTATTTGATGGACGACTACTTCATATTTGTCAGGGAACTCTTCAAATAAATGAAGAAGTAATCTGGCACTGTACTTTACTTCTTGACTCTTGTTATTTGTAGTTTTTATATGCTCTAATTCATTAAATGTAACAGACGATACCAGGAACTTCCCATCTTCCTTAAAGGGAGCATCTTTAGCAATTAATAAGCTACTAGTATCAAAAAAAGGAATATCACTCATCATCGTCTTCCCTATCTTCCTCTGACGTTGCAAAACCAATTACTCTAATATCTTCATTGCTTTCAAGTTTGGCATTGCATTTTACTATTTTAACGCTTATACGAGCTTTCAATAGCTCAATATAAGTTATTATTAATTCGGTTATAGAACTTAAAAGCGGAATTCCAAGTATAGATAGAACCGCACCTAAGATTAAATATTTTAACATATTTATCTATCACCTCAATACCTTTGAAAAAAGCAATAGACAAATGAATTAGTTTTGGCTTGACTATCTAAAACGTTTAACAGAGTCTATCATCTTAGCTTGCGCATTAATATAACTAGACAACTCGGTTTTCTCTTTTTTAATCGCGGTCTTTAATGCTTTGAGGCGCGCGGCCGCATGGTTATAATTATTATATACGGAAGGTTCTAAAAAATCCTTTCCATTAGAAATTTCATGGAGAATGATTTCCTTCCACTTAACCTCTTCCTTAAGAGCTTTTTCGACTTCTTTCATTGCTTTTATTCTAGCTCTTGATAAAGCAATATTCTTACCGACTTTTTCAGAATAGAAGCTAATATCTTCATCACCGCAAGAAGCATATCCCCAATAAATATGGTTATTTACTTTAATTCCCAGTATTGTATCATGCTTCTTTACAGGAAATCCTATCACAATTGGAGCATTATAAATGGTAGATACTAAGCTCATATTTAGTTGTCTCCTTTCTACTTTAGTTATATTATATAATAATTGAGACCAAAAGACAAGTTTACCTAAAAAAATTGCTGAGCCTACGCGCCTAAAAACACGGAGAGAAACGGGCTCTAGGATAAAGAAAATCCCCTAGGCTAATAGACCTAGGGGATTAATTTAGTTCGCTAAATTAGGCGTAATCATAAGATTTGTTCCATCACTTATAATCGTAGGCAGTTTACCATCCCACTTTTCGAGATACTGCTGTGCAATCCAAGTATCAGGCATATTCTCCAATGCTTGGCGAGTAATTTCAAGAGCCTCGGCCTCACCCTTAGCTTGCTCAATAGCGGCTTCCGCATTAATAGCAGCTACTTCTTTCTCTTGCTCTGCCTTAATTACTGCGGTCTTCTTTTCCTGCTCGGCGCGCAAAGCATCCTGTTCCGCTGTCATTTTAGCTTCAACGCTTGCCTCAAAAGCATCAGAAAAATCTATATCCTGCACAATAACAGAAGTAAAAGTAACATGATACAACTCTTCAAGAGTTTTAACTTCTGTCGCTACCTCAGTAGATAAAGTAGAACGGTTCTCAAGCAGAGTCATAGCACTATATTTAGCAAAAACAATCTTAGCTTTTTCTTGGACTACATTCCCAAGTTTGCTCTCAAGAATATCATACGAGCCATACTCTTTTGCGACTTGAAGCACATAAGTAGGATCAAGAGCATATTGATATTCAATAGAGGCAGTCAAAGGTTGTGCATCCTTAGTATAAGAAGCAAAATCTTCAGTTCTAACATGAACTCGTAAGTCATAAGTTGTAACGGTATCAGAAATGGGGTTTACAATATTGAGACCAGAGGTAATCTCTTTATTAATGTTGCCGAATGTCCGCACAACGCCAATCTCTGTAGAGTCAATAATCTTGATTCCTCCCATTATAAAACTAACGATCATGAGTGCAATTAGAACAAGAGGGATAAGAACTCGAGCCTTCTTCACTTTGTTTGCGGGCTCGCCCTCTTTTTCAAGCGCTTTAGTTAACATGCCAAGCCCTACAAACACAGTAATCGCGATGACCGCAAGCACAATTAAAAATATAAGCATTTATCTTCTCCTTTTGTTTTTATAGTTGAGTCATATTGACTTTGGCCTTAATATTAGAAAGAATCGTTTCTACATTTACGGGGTAACAATTATGCGAATCAACGCCAACATGATAGTTTAAGAAAGAATCATTGTAGAAATTTGTGCACTGATGAGTATGACCATAAAGATTGATAATACATTGTTTAAGGTTCTTTTCGTCAAGATTAGCGGTAATTGTAGGATAGTGAGAGAGATAAAAATGGTACTTTTTATAATTCAGCATGGTAGCCCAACCACAATCTTCAAATACGTTTTTACATTCGGTGTACATCTTTATACGCTTTGGGGTATCGTGGTTTCCGCGCACAATATAAAGCTTTCCATTTATGGACTCAATGAGTTCTTTATTCGCGGCGAGAGCTTCATCGCTTCCTCCACCTAGACAAAGGTCTCCAAGAACATATACATCATCATCAGGAGTCACGATTGAGTTGTGCCTTTCCACGATAGCTGCGTTCATTTCTTGAACATTCTTGAAACCTCGAGGTAGCCAAATAAACTCTCTATCATGATTGAAATAGCTAATGCCAATCTGAAGTTAACCAGATTGCCATATACATCCCCCCCTCTTAATATGAATCATAAAAGTAACATTTCACGTTTGGATTTTCAATAAGGTATTCCCGCAGCCACAAAAGGTTCTTAATCTGAGAAAGTAAGTTAGGTTTAAACTCCTCATACTCCCAGATAGAACTTGCATTATCAAGCCAATATTCTTTATCCAAGAACTGTTCTAGCCCGCGAATAATAGCTGGAATATCATCTTCCTCAACTGGATATTCATATTCATTTTTGTCTCTTGAATGAAGAACTCCCAAAATCATACTACGAATACCCCAACATTTACGCCAATAGCAAATATCAATCTCACCGCTGTAATCTTCATCAAAAGGTAAATCTACGTACCAAGGAAATTTAATTTGCTCACGTTTGCTTACCAAACGAATACCGTTATCGAGACCCATAACTCATTCCTCCATGTGATAGTTAACGCGTATGTCAAAAAATTTATCGTACCTAATAATCTCATCATACATCGGCATGATGAAATCATTGTACATCTTTTTAATCGCGGATTCTGGTACTTTGACGCGACCAGTTCGCTTGTTATTACGCTCGATACAGGTAGTAAATCCGCAAACCATAACTTCAAAAACTAAAATGGTAGAAGAGTCAGGAGCTAATCTATTAATTACTTTTGCTCTTGATTTAGGAGAAATATGTGTAGCGTCAACGAACACATAATCAATACAAAGCTCTAAGCACTCATTGATTCGACGAATAAATTCATCAAAAACTTTGTTCTCGTGAGCAAAATAATCTTCGTCTTCTTTCACTATGGCAAACCGAACAGCATCACGAGAAATAATTGCAACAGAATATCCATCAAGAGTAAGACGATTTGCTTCTTGATTTGCCCAATAAGATTTGCCGCTCCCAGGAACTCCTACCATTATCTTAATTTCTTTTGTCATCATTTCCCTCAATTGTGAAAATACGTTCTTCAAAGGTATCTAGATTAAGCAAGACAACTTCTTTTGAAATCCAAGAAGCACAATCCAAACAAACTTTGTGCATATACGCATACCAATAAGCTCCATGAGCATAAAGAGTTGGAAGAGGCTTACCCTGAAATTCTGCGGCTTTCTGCAATTTTTTGCTCAGAAGCTGACAGGGAATATGTCCATGAACAACAATGTCTATGGGACTTTTTAGGGTGGGATAATCATCATAAATATGAGTCCTGTTCCACAAAAAATCTGGATTTTTTGTGATTAAAGGAGTGAATCCTGCGTGAGAAAGGAAGATTCTTGCTCCTTCTTGATTGATATAGACTGAAGAAGTTGGTAATTTATCAAGATAGTTAATCCAGTAATTCGACTTTTCTTTGTACCATCCTTCAAGCGTATCGGCACCATCATTGGTTATCAAATGAGAAGTTTTTGGATGCCAATAAGAGATATATCCCAATTTATCGGTCTCTTTCATTGCTTCAACTAACATTTGCTCGTGGTTACCTTTAAGGTAGATAAACTGTGGATTTGCGGCAACCGCCTTTATCGTTTCCCAAGGCTGGGTTCCCCGGTCACCGCAATCTCCCAAGCAATAAACTTTATCTTCTGGTTTGAGAAAATCTACTACCTTTTGATATAGTTTTAACATACCGTGTAGATCAGATATCGCATAAGTACTCATATTTATCACTTCCTTTAATCAAGATACTTAATATCTTTATACTTTAAACAGATTCGGTAAGGAAGGTTCTCTTCATTAAAATAAATCGTGATGTAACCATAGTCATTCATGGGGGTAGCTAATCCTTTATATCCGGCATAAATACCACTAACAACTAAGGCTGAAAACAATTTTTTCATGTTTTCTTTCCTCCTTACCCTTTGATATATATATTATACTATATTTTTTATTAAAAGAAAAGAGGGGCTTAAAGCCCCTCTTTATTAAGCTTCGATCGTAGTGGCCCGAATATAACAGTTATATCCAAGATTTTGTAAATCTAGCTTAACTGCTTCCGCTCCTTCCTTTTTTGTAAAAAACCCTACCTGAACACGATATCCTTTCATGATTTCATCGTAAGTAACAAAAGCAGAAGAGTAAGAGAAATTAGGAATTGAAGACTTCAACTGCGTGACAGTGTCTCGGAAACGATAAGCATTATCTTTATTCCCGAAGAAGCCTAACTGGCAACGATAACCACTCTGCATTTTCTTGAACCAAACCGAACAAACAGAATCGACAGGACGCTCCCAACCCGGGTCGGAAATTCTCACTCCGTCCTCATAAGCTGCAACGCTTCCCCCTCCGTCCATGTTAAAAGCATACTGACAGTTAGGAAAGAGCTGCTTAATTAGCTTCTGACAAGTAGAGAATGTCGCTCCAGCGCCCTCAATGATTATATTAAAAATATAATCATTTTCGATTCCCCAAATATTCCTATGATAATTACCTTCAACCCCAGAAGCTTTTGAGGTGTCGCATGAAGAACCGTCCCAAATCAATACTGGAAATCCAGATACGAAGTCATCCCAACCCTCGGCTTCCGCGAATCCTATATCTATATTCCCATTTTCCTTAATTCCCCAACCATACGGCCAGGTTCCATCAGAGCTATAAACGACTCCGTTAGATTTAAAATTCAAAATACTGTTCCCCGTTGACATATCAAAAAATCCAAGATTTGTCATGATATTAGGGGTCTCTTCGTATGTAGCAAGCATCTTTTGTGGAGCTAAAGAAGGCTGCGTACAAACGTCAAAACTAATTTTACGAATGGCGCTTTTAGGAAACTGAATATAGTGGATATTCATTCCATCCTGCGAAAGTTTAGCATAGCTATATCCCATGTTATTTCTCCTTGTTAGTATCCTTGCTCTTCCATCTTGGAAACAGCTTTGTAAACCATGCGGTTTTGTCTCTTAGACTTGCCCTTCCGTACAAAACCCATCTCGGTCAAGTATCCAAGAACTCGAGTTATCTTTTGCGAAGTCATTGGCGAAAGTACCATATCCCTACTCTTGATTTCGTCGATTGTAAGAGCGTCCTCTGAATTGTTCAAAATATCAAGAACTCTAAAATGAAGTTCGCTCTCTTGCGTAGCGCTAAGCTTCTTAGTCTTAGTCCTTCCTGGCACTTCACTCTACCCCCTTATAAGAAACAACCTCGATATCATGAATCTTCTCTGTGTAATACCCAGTCTTGGAATGAATAGTAACTAGGTTGTTCTGCCGATCAATACCAATAACTCTACCCTCTCGACCATTAGCCGTCTTAACGATAGTTCCATCACAAATATAAGGAAGCATTAAGATCACTCCATTCCTCAACTTTATGTATATATTATATCATATTATTTTATTTATGTAAACAATGCTTTAATTCTTGTCCTTTAGATGAAAAACCCTCATAAAAGACGGAAGAGTAATATTGCGGAGGTAATCGCGAACCAAGACCTTCGGCTTATCAAAGCAAGAGAAAAGATAACTACACACCTCTTTAGAATAATTTGCCTTAGCCTTTAAGACATAGGACTTGCGGTCGGTCTCGCTTTGAAGCGCCTCGTAAGCAAGATTGCATTCCTCTTCAAAGGCAGCGATCTTATTTTCCAATTCTTGAACTGCATCTTTATATTCTGGGACATAAGTAAGAAATTCTTCTTGCTCGTTATTCCTCACAACATCCGCGATAATGCGCTGGGAAATATTGCCATTATTCCTTGCATAGTGAGCATTAATATATGCAGGAGACTTGACTTTAATGCGCTCTATGCCGTCAAAGACAACGAAACCTTCACGCATCCAGTCAAAAATTGATACAGCGTCTATAATTTGCTCAAGCGCAGTAAAGCTGTAATTAGCTGGAACTTTAATGGGAAGAGGATATGTGACATACTCTCCATTTTTATTATTTCTTGCCCCTAAATAATAAAGTTCAGTTTGCTCATAAGGGATTACAATTCGATTATAAGGAGATACAAGCTCAAACATATAAGTATTTTTCTCGTCTAACATCTGCCAAAATTCTTCCTTAGGGAATCCTAAAGCCTTCATGAATAAATCATAAAAAGTCAATCCAAGGTCATTTACAAGAGCTTGACGAGCATCAATAGTAGAATTAGTTGAGACGTGCCATCCATTGTGGTACCAAACCTTGATAAGGCTCCCGTCAATTTTCTCTGTAATCTCTACATGGCTCCAATCAATACTTGCGGCGTTCGGCTCTCCGTAGTTAAAGAACTTGCTAAAAGGCCGACATACAACTTGCATAGTCGGTTCATGAAGGATGATACCGCGCGCCTCCCGCACCAAAGGAATAGAGAAGTCAGAAGAAATCTGGCTATACTTAAAAAGAGTATAATCTCCATCACTCTTAATCATAAGATTATAAGGCGGGTAACAAAGATTCGCCCAATCAGGGTTAGTCTTTATATAGTTCAAAAGCTCGTCCATCTCTTTCTCCTCTCTTGTTTATAGCTATTAATTTCTTATTTCTATATATATTATAGCATATTTATAATAAAATTCAAAAAGGAGAGAAGATTTTCACTTCTCCCCTTTCTTCGCTAGTTAAATAGTAAAGTTTACGTCTTTGCTTGCCACAACATCTTCTAGAGAAGTGCCGCGAAGTAGTTTATTAACAACCTCAGCTACAGATTCATCTTTAGCAATCGCATAAGGTGCAAGAGCCTTAGACACAGCTACCGTCATATCCGCATTACTCTTAGAATTCATAGCTGCCACAAGATCAGGCCCAATACTCTCCATAATTTTTGCTACTGTTGCTGCATATGCATCCTGCTTAGATTTCTCAATCTCGGCCTTCTGCTTCTCATACTCAATAGTCTGTGTGTTATCTTTTTCTTGACGAGCAAGCTCAGCTTCATGAATAATATCGACTAAAGTCTGCATATCCTTTTCAGCCTGCTTAGCAGCCAACTTTTCGGCTTCATTCTTACGATTAACCTCAGCCTGAATTTCTAGTTTCTTTAAAGCCTCGGTACGCTGCAAAGCCAAACTATTCAAAAGCTGCTGACTACGGAGCTCTTGCTCTTCCTTCTCAGTTAGCGCAAGCTGTTGAGCAATAACCATACGCTTTTCAGCGTCAGTTAGTTTCAAACTTTGAGCAATCATCTCTTGCTGATGCTCTTTTAGCATTTCAGCAATTTCATCGTCAATATCAATACTAAGGACTTCACAATCATGCACTAACATACCATTCTCAGAGAAGAAACGTCCACGTCTCTTATCACTGTCGGCACTTACATCTTCGTTATAACCAATAGCAATGTTACGCACAATAGTAGAATAGTTCTGATAGAAATCTTCAATAGTGTATTCTTTTGCGGCGCGCTTTAGCTCAGAACGAATGCGGTCGCACATATACTTGACATAATTCTCAATATTAAACCACTTATCGACGTATTCCTTCAAGAAGTCTACACAATAAGAAACCTTAATGAAGCATTTCACGAAGTCTTTAGTCTCAACACATACAAGGTCGGATACTTTATTATTCTCATGCCGCAAATAAACTGTATGAATAAGTTCATCAGTAGTCTTAGGACGACCTGTAGACATCTGAAGCTCTTCCAGAGTTTGGTCATAATCTAGCTGAATAGTCTGCGGTCCGCAAACCACATGACGTTCTCCATTCTTAGAAACAACATTTACTGCATACCCAGTCCACACACTTACGCTAACAACACCATCATACTTATTATCAAGAGTGATGGTACGAGGTTTGGTATAAGAAGTTCCACGAGAAATGTCCGCTTTAGCTTCCAAATTAGCAAGCGTAGAATCCATGCTAGAAGCGCAGAATGCAGTAAACTCGTCCAAACTAACATTCTTCAAAGATTTTTCGACAGACTTCTCAGTCAACTGATAATTGTAATCAGAAGCCTGCTTATTGCCAGGATACATCAACTCACACTCTCGCTGAGTTAACTTACGTTTAACAACAACTTCTGTGCGGGGGTCAGGTAGATACATCGCAGGACCATGCACTGTAGTAATAACACCGGTAAGACGATTCATTACATAACGACCTTCACCCTCAGGAATTGCGATAGCATGGTGCATAATCTTATTATCATAAGAAATAATAGCGTGCTCAGGGCGAGGATAATAAATCATTTGTTGGTCGCCAGTGATAAACAACTCTTCTCCAACAGGATGATTGGTGCCATCTTCATCCTTATACTCAGCGATTACCTTTACATAGATTCCAGAAATCTTAGATAGCTCAATAGCACGGAAAATATATCCACCCTTTGGACTAGTAACAAAAGTCTCAGTAGGTTCAGGGAAAACAACTTCTGGCCCATGGACATAACGCTTGTTACCATCCTCGTCTTTCAAGATACAATACTCCAAACGTTCAAGGGTAACAGCTTCACGAGTGTATCCAAGAGAATCATCATTGTGAATGGGGATAACTTCAATTCCGGTAGGGGGAATATAAAAAGAAACCTCAGTTCCTTTGATTACAAGAATCTGCCCATTAACATAGGTAGCTTTAGTTTCAATAATATTGCCTTCAGCATCACGAATATCACCCTGAGAACTATTTGCGGCATCTGCCTCGTAAACGCGAGCAAGCAAGTATTGATTAGACCGCAAAGAATGTCCCTTTACGACTTTTGCCATCTGGCCGGGAAATAGAGCGAAGGAAACAGGGCCACGAATATTAACTTTGCGGCCTGTCTGGATATTATCCGGCAGAGTGCTAGATGTACCAGGTGTAGGATGGCGGCCATCCGCAGCGGGGTTTTTAAGAATACAATACCAATTTTCAGGAGCGGTCTTAAATAGACTTACAGCATCGAAATAAGAGCAAGGCTCAAAACGCTTATTCTTGGTATTAAAAGTAACCAACTTATCAGACTGAGACAAAGACATCTTAATTGGGCCAACAAGACAAGACACATAACCTTTAGTCTCGTCAAGCACATATGCGTACTCATTAATAGAAAGTACCAAATCTTTCTGGTTCGCTTCAGACATAAATTCTATTTATCCTTTCACATATTTTCTATATATATTATATCAAAATTTTTAAATAAAGCTAATTAAACGTTCTACATACTGACGATCTTCCCCTTTGAGAATTGGTATTTCACAGTCAATATACCAACCATAGTCTCATAATCCTCTTCCCATTTTCCGATATTTCAAAAGAATTTCAATATCATCTGCCTGGCTTTGTAGAGAGTATCCATCATCAATTAATCTTTCGCCTTCTCGATAAAGATTTCGGGACTTTTCTTCTAACTCTTCAACGGACATAGAAAAATATTCTGGAAAATCTAGCTCTAAATATTCAATTACCCTTTGCTCCCAGGGATTGTCAGTATGGTATTTTCCCACTTTTACACCTCCTTGTAGTTATGTCTTAGTTCATAGTCAGCAACTTCTTCGAGACTTGAAAATTTATAATCGTTCTCCTCAGACCTAAGATCAAGATAATCATAAATAGAGGAACTATACCATTCCCAGTTATCTACGCCACTATTTTCAAGAGCCGCACATTTATTAGCCATGTAAAGCAGAATTTTTAATTCTTTTCCACTAATAAGATATTTCTTCCCCATAACAGCCATTCTTTCCTACCTCTTTTGTATATATATTATATCATAAATAATAAATAAACAAAAGAAGAGGAAGATGACTAGTCGCCTTCCTCTATCTCCTCAACAATATATTATTTTTTCTCCCTGATAGTAAGAATCAATCCATCTTGCCCCACGATTTCATATCTTTCTACAAACTCTTCTGTAGTAATTGCGGGATCTGTTGAAAGAATCTGATATCTAGTTTCATAAATTGGAGAAGCTTGACTGAGGCCGTTAATAGCAAAAATTATGGATATGATACTCCCTCCAATACATATCCAAAGAGAAGAATCTTTGTTTTTAATAGCAAAAATTATGCTAACGACTCCCACAATAAAGAAAAGAATGCCGATAATACACCAGAAGTAATCAAACCCCCAAGTATATCCAACCACTTTTTGGAAAGTATTAAGTATTATCATCTTCATCTTCCTCCCATGCAAAAAATTCTGTATGGCTTCCCACATCATACATTACAGTTTTTTCTGAAGGTTTCCAGGTTCGTACATAATAAATGCGGAAGTTAGGGTTAATGCCACTAATGAATTTGGTTATCGCAGTATAGACCTCGGTTTCCGCAATTCTTTCACTTATTTTCCTCTTGTTGTCTTTTGAATCAATGAAATATAATGTACCCATTTTATCAAACCTTTCCCTGTACCATGGTCTTTATAATTTCATATTGCGCATCCTCAAGTAATTCAACGATTTCCCTGTCCTCTTGGTTAGGAACTTCATTACAGAAAGCTTCTTCCATTTTACGAATGTGCATAATTGCGGATTCTGCTAGCTCTCTAGCCTCATCAAGATTATACTTACCAGCTTTAATTTCTAAGAGTTCTTCTCTCAATGAGCCAGGATATAAGCAATCTTCATATCTCTCTCCAGCAATATATCTTTTAAGAAAGTCTTCGATTCTACGCAAGTGATGAAGTTGTTTTGGGTCATAACCATATTCTTTCAAGATCTCGACTTTACTAGGGTATTCATGTTCCATAGCATGATATTTTTCAAGAGCCATGCCAACCATAGCCTTAACTCCACGATAGGGATTAAGTCGAGCAATTCTTTCTCTATAGTTAACTAATCGTTGCCACTGTTCTGAATAAGCACGATTAACAATAGCATAGTTAGTGAAAAGAATTTCAAGGAAGTTGATATTTTGTTTGCGGAAGCATTGTAGATAGAGACGTACATCCTTGATATCTATATGCTCTTCATTATCTCTAATGTAAGTAGTCGAAATAGGCTTACGAGCCAAAGCAAAATCTTTAAGAGTGGGTACAATAATAAGTTTACTATCTACATCAGACTTAGGAGTATCAAGCCCATAATTCTGACTACCTTGTAAGAAAATGCCTACTACCTGTTCACTGGACATCAAGGTGTATGCTTCATCAAGGTGTTCCCGCAATCTCTCTGCTGTTGTCATATTCTTCCATCTCCTTGCTAATTTCTTTCTTTATCTCTTGTTTAAGTTTTTGTTTAGCGAGCTTTTTATTGGCTTTCTTCATTTTCGCCCATCCCATATGATTGTTTGCCCAACAGCAATACCTACGATCAAACTCAAATTGCCAAGGTAATTTCCCCTTGTAGATATTGCTCAATTTCATCTTCAGTCATCTCCTTGTTGGCATAAAGTTTCTTAACGTCTTTCTCAAATTGAGATTTTCAATATCTTTTTGCACGCCACTAAGAACAATAAGCGCGCTCTCATTTTCTTCATTGATTCTTTTCATTTTCTTGCGATGGTTAAACCAGCTTAAATACTTTAAATAATCTAAAAAGGAAAGTTTAATCCCAATATAATCATCCAATATTTCTCTATCTAGAATTATATAACGAATACTATCATCATAAAATTCCCAAGTATCTGGATTGATATTTCAAGATGTTATTCCATTTCATCCACGTGGTTTTATGCTTTCTATAAGTACTGAAATAGAGATATTTAGGGATTGTTGTTTCTATAAAAAAGAATTTAAACACTAGCTAATGATACTGTAATTAAATATCTATCTATCGTCAATCTCTTTCATCTCCTCTAAATATCTATCTGGAATAGTATGCACGGTTACCAATGATTTCGCTTTACCTCTCCAAACATAAATACAGCCTTGATAAACTCGAATAGAGCAATCATTAGTTTGGTGTCTTTTATTTTGGAGATAGCTAAAAAATCTAGGATACTTTGTAAAGAAATTGATTGTCTTGCCTGAAATTTTTGCTTGCTTAGCTAAACGTTTTGCGTCTGCAAAATTTGTAACTTCTGTTCTCTCCACAATCCTTTCTTTGCTGTGCTTGGTAATATTTGCCATTTCTCATGCTTCCTTTCCAGTTAATCTTAATTGAATTTCATATGTTGCTTTAGTAGCTTCACTAATCTCATTTTGCGCTTTAATGGCATGAGAAACAATATCTTTTTGCGCATTATGAATAATTTTTGCTATAATTTGATTTTCTTGTACTTGATTATTTTTCTTAGCAAGCATATTTACAAACCTAACAAAAGCAAGATATCCAAAGAAAGAATTAATGCCAATGCGTTCCTCTGAAAGAAAACTATTTTCGCTATAGTACAAATGAAAATCTTTTTCGTCAAATTTGCGATAACAATGCCATCTGCTTGGATTGACATAATATATATCTTTGAAGTAAGAAAACTTAATTCTTGTTTTTGTATTCTCGTTGAAATGGATATATTTTCGCCAAAGCAATAAAACAAATATTAACATATTCTTACCTCTTAATATAATACTTGCGGTGCATATGTACGATTTTTAAGATAATCCTCACGGGCATTAACCATTTCACCAAGACTAGCAGTAGCAAGATTCATACTATTAAGATACTTAAGAATGTCTTTTACTTCACCGCAAATTGTGAATCTTTAGTCCAACCAAGTTCGGGAACTGTTTGAATATAAGCTTCTTTTTGTGCGCTATAAAGTACGTATTTCATCATTGCATCCCCTTTCACACTTTCTATATATATTATATAATAAAATAATAAAAAAATAAAGGAGAGTAGATAACCTACTCTCCTTTAGAAATCATCGACTATAATAAGTAATATATTTGGAGTCTGCCACTCCAGAAACCAAAGCTTCGTAATACTCCTTAAAGCCTTCCTCAGACCTTCCATTCAGACACTCATAAAACTTCTCGTAGAAATAATCTTTCGTAAGGTCTCCATCAAGATGGGGATTAACACCCTCAATCAAGCCGTCTACCCATGTGGCAAGACTATCATCTACCGGGGTGATACTATCGCTTCCACAAAGCTGACAAAGATTATCTGCGAAATCCGCAAGTTCCATTACACCTTTAATTTGAGTCATAAACATTTCTTTAGTCATGTTAGTTAATCTCCTTATAACGGTCAGAATTGAGTTTGTCAAGGACAAGGTCCATACCAGTCTTGCCAGTCATGAGCATTTCGTAGATAACAGGAGAATATCCACTAACGAAAGTTACTCGTCCATTATCCTTCATTGGAATATTGTCTTGGCGAGCATCAACGTTCCAGAAGATAAGGTGAGGAAGCTCATAACCGCACCTAACCCATTTATCCGCAATCTTTTCCATCTCAGACCTTACTCCATTGAAGCAAATATCCGAGCAGTAATCAAATTCCATGTCGCTAATAATCACTACATTTCTCGGCAACTCACTTTGAGGAATGTTATTCTCTAGTGCTAGCCGCAGAATCAAATCAAAGACACTCTTGATATTAGTAGTCTCACAAAGATTCTTGCTACGAATACGTTCAACCTTATCTACGAAATCTACTCCTTCAACGGGAACAAGTCTTGCCTCTCGAGAAAAGGTAATATAGTGACCATACCAAGGAGAATTAGGATTACACTTTTCAGCGCAATACATTCCCAGAGAAATAGCAACATCAATAGGATCAATAGTAGAACTATCGCTATTCCACCTACTATAACCGCACATACTGCCAGAGGTATCTACAACTGCCACCCCATCAAAGATAGCTCCATTGAAATAATCTTTAAGATTATCCCAATACTTATTCACCATCAGTCGATTTGTATCCTCAAGCCCCGTAGATTTATCAACTCGGATTGCCGCATGAACTACGTCACAAGGATTAAGAGCGTCTGCGTTAACCTTAGTCGTGGAATCCTTTACGAAGTCTTCGTAAGACTGAACATCTTTATTAGCTTTCATACGTTCAATATCATGACGCGCAAAAGCATTACGATAAACCATACCAGCCTTGGATGGAATCTTGTCAAACTCGATATCCTGCCATCTATTCTCGGACATAAGCCGCTCAAGAACTCGAATCCGCTCACGCAGAATAGAGAGAGTCTTGCGATACTGCTTAGCCGTCATACCGAAAGCCTTACGAGTCTTGGTCGCCAGCAGGCGAGATTCCGCAGAAGAAGTATTTTCGCTTTTAAGCCATTTTGCCAAAAGAGAAGGAGTCTTACAACTAACATCAAGAATAAGCTGATGACGCATCATACCAAAAGCATCTTTCTCAAGCGGAGTATCTACAAAAGTATATAAATCATCCCACCTACCCATTTCAGGAACAAACTTCAAATTCCTACGCATTGCATTGGTATGGTTATTTGCTAGCCAACGAGTGACTACTCGAAAGAAACGTCTCTCTCCTGCACCTCCACGGATATCCCTTAAGTAGAACAAACACCTAAGTGCGTAGACTTCATTCTCCTTAAAAGCCTTATCAAAAAGAAGAATAATATCTTCCTCTGAGCGCTTGCGATAAGCGCCTCCCAAAGCAAACAAATCGGCGAGACTGTTCATGGTAGAGCGATAAGCAATACCGCCATTCTCCGTAGGAATTACATTATCCTCTTGTTTCATCACATCAAGAATCTTATTCATTGTAATTCTCCTTTTATAGTTTAGTTGCTCTCTTGGACAAGAGAGATTAAGAGAGAGCTAATAATTTTATTAACTCTCTCTTGAATGGCTTTCTTTCATATTAACGTCTGTTTATTTTTCCTAGGCCCACATTGTTAATATTACTTATGAAGCCAAACCATTTTTCTTCATTACAAGTAAGTGTGTTGCTGGACGGGCCTTATCTGGCAGGGGAGGTGGGACTCAAACCCACAACCTAGTGATTTAGAGTCACTTGCTCTATCGTTGCGCTACTCCCCGAAAAATATATCTACAAGACACTGTTTGTATTTCCAATAATACATTAAAAGAATTGCTGTAATGTGTCTTTCAACCTTATAAATATATTATATCAAAAATATTTTTTCAAGTCAACAAATTTCACATATACCGCTCTGTAGCCATTGCTCGTAATCTGATTTACCTTCAGTCATAAGCAGAAGATAAGCGCGCATATCTGGTGAAATACCCTCATCTGCAAGAGCTTTCATTTTGATATAAATCTTATAGTTATAGTCGCTACCAAGCATAAGAAATATAAAAGTTTCACTATAAGATTTACAGAGCTTCTGGTTACAAATTTCTCTTACCCTTGCTTCATATTCTTCTTTTGTCTCTGGAATAGAATCCATTTCTTTAATAAAAGGGTATCTCTCTTCAAACAAAGCTTGAGCTCCATCCATTTTAGACATAGGGATTTCTTCAATCAAAGTAATCTGTTTCGCAACAATCTTGTCTACTGATGTCAAAAAGAATCCATTGTACTGTTCATGACCATAAACTTCATAATCAGTTCTCTTTACGAGACCTTTTACCTTAAAATAGCGAGTATTAAAATCAGGGGGGTGGTAGTTATAGACATCTTTTTGGGTTAAACAGAAATGGAAGCCTTTAGTACAAAGCTTTATTTCGTCTCCATTTATAAAATATGTTTTGTCAAGCTCATATTTAAAACCGCCATATGCAGTCATATCTCCACGAATGCCCTTATATCCCTCTACCTCAATCCATTCTCCCTGAACAGTAGCGGGCGAAATTTCTGCTGGCTTATTTTCAATTTTAGATTTAGCCCAAAAACATATTTACTTCACCCAAGCAAATCATCAAGATGATTAAGAATTTCCGTTTTTGTATTCCTGGCATCGGTAAAATAACGAGCCATATTTTCATAATGCTGTTGAGCTTCAAGAACAGCATTATCAGCTTCATGATATTTCTTACTAGCACGCTTAAGCCGCTTATTGGCAATTTTCAGCGCGCACCGGACCGCCGCAATCTCCTTTCCTTTCTCGAGAGAAAATTCATCATCCGGACTGCAAGTTGCTGTACCTCGAACTGGCTTACCAGCAAAAGTGGAAACCGCAAAAACCTTCTGGCCGTTGGTATAATAAGTATATCTATCAAGAGGGTACATAATATTTCACTCCTTACATAAATTCATGAACAAGAGAAAAGAAAAAAGAAACCTCGTCTTCTGTAAGCTCGTCTAAAGAGAATCCCCAATCCCGACAAATAATGTTGTAATTAGTCTGAGCCTGACGACTATTAGCAACTTCCTGCGCGGCAGCTACCATTGACCTATAAAGATTCTCGTTCATGAATTTTCTCCTTTTTTAACTTTCTATAGATATTTTATCATATTATTTTTATTATATCAATAAGTCGCTTCATCAAAAGCCGTTGCATTTCTCCATCCATCATTATAAGGCTTAATAGCATGGGCAAGAATATCTTTACAGAGACACATATAATCTCTTATCATATCTTCTTTGTCCTCCAAAGCTTGGATTCCCCAAAGAGTATCACAGTAAGAACAACTACCATATCCAACGTAAGTCATTAAATACTCTCCTTCATGCGGTTGATAAGTATCAAAAGGAAGGAGAAAAAGTAAAGTACCTTGATATTCGCCATCGTCAATCTGAGTGATCTTGGAAGTATCTACATTTGTAAAATGAGATTCTTTCCTATCGTTATAAATGGTATCAAAAGCAATAGTCACAAGATCTTTATATCGGAGGTTCTCTAACTCTTCTCTGCTCTTGTTTTCAAAAACTTTTTCAAGCTTCTCTTGATTTTCATTCCATCTGTCCCTTATAATCTTCATCATTATTTATTACTCCCCTCCTCTTTTGTTTATATACATTATATAATAATTTATTTATTACTGCAAAACTGCGGGAAACCATGCCTGCACGCACTACTGACCTCGCTTCCCGCAAAGTAAAAAAAAGAAGGACGAGAAATTAATCTCGTCCTTCAAATTTAACTAATTAAATCACTAAAACTTCCCCAAACCGTATCAGCCGTTCCCCATGTACCATCGCCTTTTAAAAAAGCATTTTGGCTTCCTTTTGCTGGAGCAGGAACTAGCCCTCGAGTGCCCGCTGTTGAAGAAGTAGCCCCAGAAAATGTATCGACATTATTTTGAACAACAGTCCAATCAGAAGCTTTATAAGCAGAACTATAAGAAGAGATACAAATAATCATATCTCCATTTTCAACCGTGCCTATGTCAGTGATATTAAAAGAGCTTGAAGCTTTGTACGTCCAACCTTGTTTATAGTTGGTTAATCCAGTAATCTCAGTAGCACTAGAAACGATTCCTTTAAAGACTAAAGAAGAAGCGACTGCGGTCTAGAGAGCCTAAACCGCAGTTCTTGCTTCTGTATCTTTAAGGAAGTAAGTGGTGCTACCGAGTTTAATCTTGGAAAGGTCTGCCACTTACTTCACCTTCCTAGTGTTTTAATTACGAAACAGTAATAGTCTTATTGCCCTTAGTCAGCGTCGGGGTTACAGTAGCAGCAGTGCCAGTAAACGCACCCTCAACCTTAGAAACCTTATCATAGTTACCGGAAACAGAGACGGAACCTTGAGTGCCAGTAAAGGAAGCAGAGATAGTGTCGGAAGTGCCCGCAAATGTAGCCTCGAAACGATCACCGGTGAATTCAGGAGCGCTAGCAGAAGCAGTCTTAATGCCAGTAGCTACGGTAATAGCAGAGCCCAGAGTAGGCAGAGTACCAGCAGAGAAAGTGCCGTCAGTAAAGGAGCCAGCATCGAAACCGGTAGAAGTCAAGGCATTAGCGGTAGAAGCCGTGCCAATGATAAGAGTTTCAGCGTCATCCCCAGAACCCACACTAGCAGTCACACCAGAAGTCGCAAAGGCGCTCTTGGCTTCGGTCACGGAAGGAGGGGTATAAGAAGCCTCGGTGTAACTAGGAAGAGTACCAACTCCAGTTACATTTGGAACGGTGGTAGTATTAGCGGTGACAGTTATTGCAGGAGCAGAAACAGTACCGCTAATAGCCACGCCCGCAGTAGTGCTAGTAGTCTTGGCAAGAGTAACAGAACCAGTAGGAGTAACCGAACCGGTTACAGTGCCAGCAGGAGTGAAATTACCAGTAGAACTAATAGCAGTTGAAGCGGTCGTAATCGTATTCGCAACCGTACCAGCAGGAGTATAAGAAGCACCAGTGATACCGGTTACATAATCATCCACAGTAGCCGAAGCAGAGCTCTTATAAGCCAGAGACCCAAGACCGAGCGCAGTCTTAAGAGCAGCCGCAGAAATATCAGCACTCAGAGCAAGACCAGCAACTGTGCGGGAAGTGGGAACATAGCCACTTAAACCAAGGTTGGTATCGCCAATTTTCTCGAAGGCATAGGTATAATCGCCCTCAGTCCCAGACCGCAGAGTAATATACTCAGCATAAGCATCAGGGGAAGAAGCATCAGCAATAGCCACCAGATAAATCTTATACATGGTATCAGCGGAGGCCTCTGGCAGAGATTCAACAACTTCATACTCAAACTGGTTGATTTTACCAACGGCAGAGTCAACGTAACTTTTAACAGCCGCCGTGGTAGCAACACCAGTAGCAGACCCCGTAACAGTAGTATCCGCAGCTTTATAAGCAGCAGTACCAAGTTTGCCAATTTCGGTAGCCAGGTCGGCGCGGGCAGTAGCATCCTTCAGGTCGTATGTTACTTCACCAATCTTGATTTTAGACAGTAAAGAAGCCATATTAAAATTCCTCCATTAAAGATTGTTTAGAGATAATAATTAGTTCTTGCTCAGCATCTAAATCCACTTCAACCTTTTTACTAAGAGCATCAGAGATTCCCTTTTGAGTGATCGTACCGTCCTCATTATCTCCAGTAGTCTTGTAAAGTTTCATGATGCCAGCTACATTTGCGGTCGCGGCGGTTACTGTTTGCGTAATAGCAAGATATTTCTCACCATCATAGCAATACAATGAATTCGATTCGACGTCAATGTAGATTTTAATAGTGGACCCCTGTATCTCTGTCAAGTGTTCACTATCTTTATAAAAAGCTCCTTCAAAGAAGTAAGCTTTTATAACTAAGTTATCAACGAAATCTAACTAGCCAAAAGGGGATACTCCATCTCCGCAGACAGCTCGCAAACCATCCGCCGCAGTATCTACCAAACAAATTTCTCCATTGGCTGGAACAAAAGTGTTTTCAATCTTGGCATAGTTGTAATCATTGTCACGTCTTAATCGGATAATTGTATTGAATTGTTCCATTACAATCCTCCTTTCAACGTTAAATCAGATCTATGGCTGAACCGCCATATAAGACATAAGTAGTTTCTTTTGGGTTAATCCATTCAAGATTCCCATTCTCACCTTTTGATGGGATGGAACCAGAAACGGCAGAATTGAAACCAGCTAACTAAGCTTCAGAACCAATAAGGGTTAAGCTTTTTCCATCAAGAGAAAGAGAAGAATCTCCTCCAAAGTAGGTTAAGTCTCTCCAGGCAGTTTTCCCATCTCCGATTTTTAACTTGCCGGTATCTAGCTCATACCCTGGCTCTCCTTCGGCTAGAATTGGATTTACTCTCGTCCATGAATCAGACTAACCACGTTTAAATTTAAAGGTTGTAGTATACGTGGTAGTAGCCATTAATCTATTGTCCCCCCATCATATATAATATTAGAAGAGGACAAAGAGGACGAATTATCTATAATTCCTCCATCATAAATTATATCGCCTCCGCTAGCTGAGCCGCCACTTGGCTATAAAACCCATTGATGCTAACTATTAAGCATATATACATTACCAGTTTCTACGACAGTCGCTGTACTTCCTGCACTTTTGTCGGTTGGTAAATTAGCGACATCTGTCTCGTAGTCGCAAATATATTCGCCCATATTATAGAAAGGCTATCTACCCGTGTTTCTTCCAACGGTAATCATCAATGAATCTCCTTTCTAAATAAAATTCTCTTCAGTATATTCTGAAAGTTATCAAGAGCCAACTAATTTAACTGGCCCAAATAATTCGTGGAAGCGCATAAAAGCTAGACTGATTGAAATTTTTATAAAGATAAAAAAGAAGAGTCTCTACAAGAGAGACTCTTCAAAGAAAGAAAAAATATGGTGCTGGCAGCGAGGCTCGAACTCGCACGCTCTTGCGAACACTGGATTTTAAGTCCAGGGTGTCTGCCGATTCCACCATGCCAGCAAGTGGCGCCGGAGGTCGGATTTGAACCGACGTATATGGGGACCAAAATCCCATGCCTTACCACTTGGCGACTCCGGTATCTAACAAGACGCAAATAAATCATTGCTTTGCCAAATTAAGCTATCTACCAAATTAATGGCGGAGTTGGACTCGAACCAACAGTACATGAGAATTTGCTGTGTGCGCCTTATAAAGTTGCTAATCTTATGGTGCTCGGTATAGGGCTTGAACCTATGACCTCATGAATGTAACTCACGTGCACTACCAGCTGTGCTAACCGAGCATCTTCTTAAAATCATCTTCTCCAAGCAAAAGCATCGAACCAGTATAACCACCTTTTCCAATCATTACAAAACCAATTTTTGTTTCGAGGGAGTCCGCCTCTGTGGCTCTACATATTGTACGGATTAGGCCATATTCATCAGTCAAATAATACTTACCAAGCTCAATCATCTTTTCTTCCCTCACTTTCTATATATATTATATGATATTTTTTGTTATATTTCAAATAAGAAAAAGGGCAAGACAGAAAGGGGAAATGCCCTCTCTATCTTTTTAAAACAGCCCTGTAATTCTTCCTTGTTCATCTACATCAATATTTTCTGCGGCAGGGCTTTTAGGTAAGCCTGGCATCGTCATAATATCTCCCGTATATACCACCACAAAGCCGGCTCCCGCAGATACTTTTACTTTTTGGACCGTAATCTTGAAATCGGATGGTGCTCCTAGTAGAGAAGGTTCATCGGAAAAAGAATATTGAGTTTTAGCGATGCATATTGGAATGCTACCGAAACCTAGACTTTCTAATCTATCTATCTCTTTAGCGGCAGAAGAAGTATAATTTACTCCTTTTCCGCCGTATATTTTGCTTACAACATCTTCAATCTTGGAACGCAAAGGTTGACCTAAGTCGTAAACAAAAGAGAATTGTTTATTTTTGTCGCAAAGACGAAGAACTTCTTCAGCTAACTCTAAGCCTCCTTCGCTTCCTTTGCCCCATACTTCAGACAAAATTACTCGTGCTTCTAACTCAGAACGAATTAGTTCTATTTCATCATCTGTATCGCTTTCAAAGCGATTAACTGCTACAACTGCTGATAAGCCAAAAACCTTGGTAATGTTATCTACGTGCTTAGAGAGGTTAGAAAGTCCATCTCTCAAAGAGCCTGCGCCATGATGCTTTAAAGCTCGAACAGTGGCAACAATAACTACAGCATCAGGTGAAATACCCATGGAGCGACACTTGATGTCTAGGAATTTCTCTGCTCCTAAATCTGCGCCAAAGCCAGCTTCAGTGACCACATAATCGGCCATCCGCAGTGCCGCATCAGTAGCAATTACAGAGTTACAACCATGAGCGATATTTGCAAAGGGCCCTCCGTGAATAAGAGCGGGAGTGCCTTCCAGAGTCTGGACAAGATTAGGCTTAATGGCGTCCTTCAAAAGGGCAGCCATTGCTCCTTCGGCTTTTAAATCATGAGCTGTAATAGGTGTACCAGAATGACTATACGCTACTATCATTCGCCCCAATCGCTCTTTCAAATCAGAAAGACTTGAAGCTAAACAGAATGCGGCCATTACTTCACTAGCTACCGTAATTTCAAAACCGTCTTCTCTAGGAACTCCCTGAACTCTTCCTCCTAAACCGTCGACTATAGAGCGAAGTTGGCGATCATTCATGTCTACACATCTCTTCCAAGGAATATTCTTGGTATCAATATCCAAGGCATTACCTTGTTGAATATGGTTATCTAATAGGGCGGCTAAAAGATTATTTGCGGCACCAATAGCATGAAAGTCTCCAGTAAAATGAAGATTTATATCTTCCATCGGAATAACTTGCGCATAACCTCCACCTGCGGCGCCGCCTTTCATGCCAAATACTGGCCCTAGAGAGGGTTCCCGCAAAGCTAAACAAGTCTGTTTACCAAGCCGATTTAAAGCATCAGCCAATCCTACGCTAGTAGTAGTCTTGCCTTCTCCTGCCGGAGTGGGATTGATTGCTGTAACTAAAATAAGCTTACCCTTACGAGGCTTATCCTGATAAGCTCGAGGTTCTATTTTAGCTTTATCTCTGCCATATGGAATTAAATCTTCTTCTTTAATACTGAGCTTAGAGGCGATTTCTTGAATAGGACGAGGGGAAACGCTCTGAGCAATCTAAATATCAGTCAGCATTAACATTCCCTCTTTCTTGACTATAAGTGGTAGAAGACGTCGGATTTGAACCGCTTTTCCGCATCCCAAATGCGGCGTGTTACCTTTACACTACGTCCTCTATATCGAGGTTGTTATCGGACAACCTCATAACCGAAAAATACTTGACTTGGCCGGTTAATCGCCAAGTAAACTTTAAAGCCCGAAATCTCCTCCGGCAATACCACTTTCCGCAGAAGCATTGGTATTAGGAGTTTCTTCATCAATATCTCCAAAGTCTCCTCCAGGGATGCCATCTTCACCAGAAACGATAATCTCTACCTCTTTTACTGGATAACTATAATCTAAATTCTGACATCCGCAATCACAGAGCCTTGTCTCTTTCCAATAATTTGCCATTTTCCATTTTGAGTTTTCCTCATAAGTCACTTCTACCGCTTCATCAATAGGAAAAAGATAAGACTGAGCATCTTCCTCTGAATCAAACTCGACTTCGGCGTAAATAAATTTTCCCTCGACTATGTTCACTTCCAACCGATGGTCGCCGCTTTTATAAACGTAATAGTCTTTTCTGATTGGAGCTTTATTAACAAAAAGTTTAGCGTCTTCATAAAAAGACTCAGAAACTTCTGTCTCGATTTCTTCCCTAACCAAACCTTCATTAGAAGATTTAATAGTCAACTTATAGGGAATTTTATGCACTCCTGAAAATGCTACAGAATGCCGTAACCGCACTTCTGTAGGTTCAAGGTTAATATAAAACTGGTCTATGGAATAATGTCCTACTAATCGGCAATCATCCGTATCCTGCGGGAGTTCCTTAAGAATCCATCGACGCTCGATTTCCATCTTCTTCATTCCTTCCTCTTGTTTGGTGCGGCCGGAGGTAATCGAAACCTCATAGACTGATTAAAAGTCAGCTATTCTACCGTTGAATTACGGCCACTTATTATTAATTTTCTTGCGGGTGTACGACCCTTTTCCTTTCTTGGCACGAATTATCGAACCTTTATACTTGAATTGAAGCCACTCCCGCAATTCCTCTTTAGATTTCTTAAACATACTTTTATCCATTCTTATCACTTCCTTCTTAGGTTAAATAGGCAGTTTAATGTCTTGCCCAGGGACGGGGAACGTGATAATAACGACAAATGGAGTGAGATAAGGGACTTGAACCCTCACAGCTTGCTTGGAAGGCAAGTATGCTACCGTTAAACATCAATCTCACATATAAGTTCCCTTTACTCCTTGAAAGGGATAAGTCAATCGTCTAGTTATTTAAAGTGCGAGAGCGATGTCGCACTATGGTACCCCATCTTGGATTCGAACCAAGGTCAGCATCTTATCTGGATCGACGGGGTATAAACCCGCTGCTTTACCGCTAAGCTAATGGGGTATATAGGAAGGAAAAAGTTGATCAAACCTTAACCTTCCTTTTACGCTTGCAAGACGCTACTTAATGCGTTTTTTAATAAGAACACACAATCTTAACCTACCAATCTCCGCGCACAAACATCGAGGGGTTTTTGATGTTAGTCTCCACTAATTGAAGGATTGCGAGACTCGAACTCGCGACACACTCATCCTGAGCTACTCTTCCCCTGAGTTAAATCCTTCATACTTGCTATCTGGCGCGAGAAGAGAGATTCGAACTCTCGAAAGCCTGTTAAGCTTTGCTCGTTTTCAAGACGAGTCTCTTCAGCCACTCGAGCATTCTCGCAAATATCAAGAGGACAAGAGCGCTGGCTTATACTTCTTTGTCCTCCTGGGAAAATTAAGCAAAAATTACCGTCCCGCACTTAGTAGATACCTGCGCGGTTGTTCCATCCTTAAGAACTTTATCTTCAAGAGTTGAATAGTCACAAACATAGATATTCGTGCCTTCCAACTTGCGGAGTTCCTTACCACACTTTGGGCACTTACGAGGTTTCTCTTTCTTTCCTTTTGCTGGCTTGATTCCTAGGGCAGCACCCAAGTCTTGAAAGCTAGAAAACTTACCACTAATCTTCTTCATTATTTACCTCCATATAACTTGGTTGGTAGTGCGTATGGGAGTCGGACCCATGTCTCGAGAGTGAAGGTCTCGCGTCTTGACCGCTTGACTAACGCACCATATAGGAAGCAGTTTAATGTCTTGCTTAGGACAGTCCAGCTTTTTAGCGCGTTTGTGATTTGTCTCGGTCTAACAGATTTTACACCTCTTAAACAGAGGCGATGGTAGGCGGGAGGGGAATCGGACCCCTACGCTTTTCAGCACAAGATTCTAAGTCTTGCATGGCTACCTGTTACATCACCCGCCCATATAATTCTTCGTCTTTCCGAAGCGCCAGAAGTTGACTTTTTATTTTACATCCCAGGATTCAAACTTCTATTAACCGAGATGGTTCGTCTTGTTTTTTAAGGTCGGGAGCTGACCAGCAAAACTTTACTCTCCCTATAAATATTATATAATATTTATTTTTTAAGGTCAAAAAGTTTTAAGCTCTTTCTTTTCCTCCTTAACCTTACTTATATATTATATAATATTTTTTATTATTTATCAATTATTCTCCGATAATCTCATCCGAAAGACTAACCCATGGAAGCTCATAGATAGATTCAATCTCGGTAATAGAAATAAGCTTGCCTGTATCGCCGCTAATCACGTATTTCCCATATGCAATACCACCTATCGCTCTTCCACTTTCTTCATCTGAAAAAATAACCTGAGTAGGGGTAGTGAAAGATTTCTTCATGTCTTTATCCCCTCCTTAACTTTCTATATATATTATAATATATTTTTTAAGATTTTTCAATTTCTTTTGCCAAAGATTCGACTAAGGCTTCAGCAATAGCCACCTAATCATTCGCTTTCTCTAATTCTTCCTTGGCCTCAATATAGCCTGGAGTTGTCAAAAAAGCATATTCTTTTGCCTCTTCTACCGCCAATTCTGAAGCATCTATTAAGGCTTCTAAAGAATCGTGCATATAAGCTCCATAATAAAAATAGGTAATGTGGTCAAGAGACAAAGAATCAGTTAATCCCATTCTCCCCATACTCCACTTTTTCCGAGTCGCATTAAAATGCAAGATATCTTCAACCAACGTGAGATCGTTTGGTCGAGTTGGAGTAAAGAAAATATTAGTCTCGACGTTTAGAGTTGTTATAACATAAGAATATTCTTCCAAAGCCTCGTCAAGAAGAAATTCTAAATAAGTAGAAATTTCTTCAGTTATTGGAGTAGGTGGATTTTCAGTAGAATTTATGACCCGCTCCTCATCAAAAAAATCTTTCTCGGGGTCGGTTTCTGAAACTAATCCTCCTTCTTCAACAATAGACCAAAGAATTTCGATAGCTCGATGAGTTATCTTGTTTTTAGCCGCCGCTAAAGTAGCTTCAGCTTTTTTAACTTCGCTCATGTCTATGCTAGCAACTATTTTATCGAGAGAAGCTTGCAATTCTTTAACTAATATGTTTGCGGTTTCGAGGTCTTTAAGCGCTATAGCGTGCCGTTCTGCGAGAGTAGGCTCGGTTTCCGCAAATTCTTCTTTTATAAGGGTCTTTGGTGGCTCTTTCCTTCTTTTGTTTCTTCCTTTTTGAAAGAAGACGGCGAAGGAGAAGGAAAAGTGGAAGCCATAGGGGAAGGAGAAGCAGATAAAGATAGCTTAGCTTTATTGATTAAATCTAAAAAAGGAAGATTTTTCTTCAGCTTCTTCTTCCTTTTTCTCCTCTTCTTTAAAGACTTCTGGAGGAAGAACAACAATCAGGGGATATTCCTCTATTTTAGAAGGCGAAGGTAGAGATAGAGATGGCGAAATCGAAATCTCAAATGAAGATTCTTCTTCAATCTTTGGCGGAGAAGTTTCTGGCGGAGGAGCGTTTGAATGTTTTTCCTTGTACAAAAGTAGCAGTTGTCTTTCTTTCGCAATGCCTCAACAATAGAAAAAATAATGTTAATACTACGATCATAGCGGCAATATATCTTTTTTTCTTCGGCATATAAACGCACCTCCTTTAGCTCCCCTAAATGGAGAGTTAATTTATGCCTAGTTTTGCTTTTAGTTCTTGAATTTTTGCCTTATCAGATTCACTTAACTCAGTTTGCGCAGGCGGAGACGCAGTCGATACTCCGACCGGTCCCGCAACTGGTGTCTTTGGCATGGTCATAGAAATGGCAATTTGAACCATTTCTCCACCATCATCCATATTTGCGTAAATCTTTTTATCTTGAACAAGAACAAAATTATCTCCCAATGCTTCTATAATTAGCTTGGTAAGATTATCTTTTGCCTGTGCTCCTTTAATAGCCATTTCTATCCCTCTTCTTTCTCTATTTCATGAAAACAATCTTTGCAATAGGTTTGGTCTAAAATAAAATTAACTTCATCTTCATCGTAGATCCTGCGGTTACAGCTACTGCATTTTAGGAAGAAATCCTCATCTGCGTCATGTTCCGCAATACATATTGGACAGAGAAACGAATTTTCTCGTTCCAGTACCCCCTCGCCGCAGCAAACGCAGGGGACTTTATCTCCAATTTTAAGACTTAGAATTTGTTTAATAGCAGCATATTCTGCTCCTACTGATTCCGTAGAAAAACCCATACTGAAGTATTGCTTGTAATTATCTCGGCTTTCTTTTTCGATTGAAACAATAGGAACATAAGTGCTAGAATAAATTAAGTCGCAGAATCCTCGATAATCAGAGGTATCTAAAATATCATCTGCGCTAAAAATTCTACCTCCCAAAGTCATTTGGTTAAGGGGTAAAGTTGCGGTTTCGTCTCCTACACAGAATGTTTTAAAGCCGATAGTTTCTGGAGAATAAAACTTGTATTGAAGAAGTTTATTTAGTGCTTCATAGGTCGCAGAAAGCAGTGTTTCAGAAGTAAATGGGTATTGTCTATCATAGTAGATACAAGTTTCTTGATTTGTATGGACCAACATTCTCCATTTTTTATTATTCCAAACTTGATCTTGCGGGAGGGGTTTTAGGTGTTCTTGAGTCTCGCTAGCTAGATACGCGACAAGAGTTACTTTGTCTACCATATAGCTAAGATTCCCGCTTCTATAATCTCCGTCTAGACTTTGGCACGAGCTCCAATTTAGATTATTTTCAGATAAGGTTAAGAAATCTTTTGGGTCAACTGAAAGATATAGATAACCTTCAATTTTATCTTCTTGAATATAGCGTGAGGCTATATCTTGAGCTTTTCGAGTTGTTTCTTGGTCTGAGAAAAATTTCTTAAAGGTTCTAGAAATCTTAGACCCTGATTTTATATTGAGAGAGGGGTTAGGGGCTGAAACTTTATTGGAGAAAAAGTCTTTTTGATTATCAAGAAGAAACATATAAAGGTCATCCGGCAAAATTCCTTCGTTATCAAGAGTAGAAATGAACTCATTAAATTTGCGGGAACGCTGCTCTTGAGAGAGATGTACCTTGATAGGTTTCTCACTTTTCCAAATTGTTTTACCCCCAAATAGTTTAATAAGTGGAGCTTTAGCTTCTGCCCATTTCTCGACTAAGGTAGAAGCGTTTAGGTCAAAAGGGTAGTCTTGCGAATGAACTAGAATCGCCTCGATGTCATCTTTAATCATTATCCTTAACTCCTTTTATTATAAATAATACAATAAAAAAAGTATAAAGTCAATTAATCATTTTTGCCCAGACGTGGAAGAGCTTCAGCCATCCGCACATAGTTACTACAGAGATGACAGGTGTGTGATGGTGTCTTGCAGAGCTGACGGCAGTTTAGACGGTATTTGGCAAATTCATCTGAAAATAGTAGATTATTTGCGGAAGTCGCTAGATCGGGAATAAGTTCATTAAGGTTAAAATTGAAAGTTCCTCGTGTATAAATGTCAAAGAGGGTGTCCTCTCGTGGGTCTTTAAAATCTACCACGTCGATTATGCCTTCATAGAGAAAGAGATCTTCTGGACGAATGAAGAAAGTTTCTGGAGATTTTACTGCGGAAAAGGAGCTATTAGGAGAGACCGTTGGTGAAACTCTAATTTTAATATCTTCTTTTACGGTTTTTATCTTATCGGTTTGGAATGTAAGTGGGCTATCTATGTAGATGTCACTAACCTTGAGTCGCCGCAAATCCGCAAACTCTTCCCAGGTAGTAATTGGATAACTTATAAAAGCGTTGTATCCTCGATTTAAAGATTCAATAAGCTGAGGGATAGTAGAACATTGTATAGTATAATCTTTTGCTATTGTTTGAAGAAGATCTACTTGAGAATAAGAGGCGTCTTTATCGAATATTACGACATATCGCTTAAAAGGATTTTCTTTAACAAACTTTAGAATAGAGCCAAGTTGATTCCAAGGACATCTTATTTCTTGCGCTTTTGCTTTGTTATGGGATTTATAATCTAGACTAAAAATCATGCGCTTTTCGCTCCTTTTTTAAGAGTAAAAGAAAAGAGGGGATAAAACCCCTCTTTCTCTTAGGCCAGACGTCGATATGCAGAAACCTTTCGGGCCTTACCGCCCTCATTTACAGAGGGAACCGTTACAGTATCCTTCTCAACCTTATTAACCTCGGGGGAAACAAGCTGAGTTAGCCTAGCAGTCGCCATCTGAGCGGAAATGTCCTCATCATCAAGAGCCTTAAGAATGTCTGCAATGGTCATAAACTCAGTATCACTCAGAACGGAATAAATGCGGTCTCGCAGAGCATCGCCTTCAACCTTCTTGGCAGCGGCTCGCTTCTGAGCGGCAACAGCCTTATTCTCAATAAGCTCAACCTCATGAGCGATAAAATCCTGGAGGGAGTCAAAGGTAATATCGCCCTCAGAGAGAGTGATGCCGGAAGCCTCAGCGGCGTTCAGAATATCGGAAATAGCAGCGAAATTGGCCTTCTTAGAGGGCTTAGTGGTCTTGTTACTCATAATAATAATCTCCTTTTTATCTTTTTGGAAGAGGAGAAAACCTCTCTTCCTGATTTCTATATATATTATAAAATAAATTTTTAATTCTTGCAAGAAAACTTAGGGTTCCGTGATAAAAATTCTTCCCAAGTTAGAGGGGTTAGAGAAAGATTTGCGGGAATGGAGTCTGTAGAAGCAATATACCATCCTGTTTCGACAGAATATCTCGCCGATGGATGAGGTTTATCAGAGGTATTAAAGTTTTGAAAAAGATATATTGGGCCTTTAGAGAATCCTCTTGCTTGCTTTAGATTTTTGAAAACTGAAGGCTTTTCCCCATAAAGTTTGGAATATTCAGAATCAGAATACCATCTTACCGTTCTTTCGGTCAAAGTTTTGGGGTTCTGAACTTTGATATAATATTTATTGTTTTTAAGGAAAGGCTCGGAAAGGAAACAAAAGGAAGAGAAAGAAGGAGCGGTTGGCATTGAGGATTCTCCTTTCGTAGTACTTTAAAGCAAGGATTCCCGCAAATCCTTTAGAGCTTCTTGGGTTAGGGAGACACAACAATCTTCGATTCCCCAAGGAATAAGCTTAACAGATATAACGTCGGACGAAGAATTGGAATAAGATCCAAGTACATTAGAGAGAGCTTTTTGGAAAGAATCGGCGTAAGTTACGCCATAATAAGAGTACTCAGAGTCGCCTTCAAACATAATGATTTCATACTCATAATAGTCTCCCATAAGATTTCTCCTTTCAATACCAGACGTCAAGGATGGAATCGAGAAGTTTGTTATCGAAGTCAAAAGATTCAAGGTATCCCTTAATCAGTTTATGTTTCTTCTGCATATCTTGTGCGGTCCAGTTAGGATGAGTCTTTGCGGCGACTAGAATAGCTATATTTGCGGCGCTAGAGTAATCGAGTTTATTAGCTTGATACTTTTCGTGGAAAGAGTCGGTAAGAGATTGAAGATACTTAGAACGTTCATCATTTAGACTTGTCTCTTCTACGATTTTGTTAATAGAGTTAGTAAATTGCTTCGCAATTTCATCAATAGAAAGACCAGAAGAAATGCTTTCTCGGATTGCAGATTCAAAATCAGTCATGACTTTTTTCTCCTTTTCAAGTTTATAGATATATTATAAAATAAAATTTTTAATTTTGCAACAAGAGGAAAAAAGACGCGGAAGCGGAGATTTGGAGAGAATTAAAGCTTGATATATAGAGTTTTAGGGATCAGTTTCCGCGGTTTTTATGATTAGAAAAAGTTTGACTAAATTAAATCTTTATGCTATAATATAAATAGAAAATATGAAAGAAAGGTTTGTTGAGTTATGACTTCAATCGCAGCGAAGATTACAGAAGAAGATAAGAAAGAGGTTGAGGCTTATTGTAAAGAGCGAGATATTAAGATGTCTTAGCTTATTAGATGGGCTTTGAAGGAATATATCGAGAATCATAGTTAAGGAGACTTAAAAATGCAAAATTTACTCGTTAAGAGTTTATCTGGAGCTAACAAAAAGAGGATTTTGTCCTATTGCTACAACTCCAAATCCTAAGAATAATGAACTTATGTGTTGGATTTATGAGCGAACACCTGATTTTATGGAAGCATTAGATGAGGTGTTAACGGTATGAAGGTTGCAAAGATTAAAAGAAAAACTAAGTATGATAAAGGAGAATTTTGCCAGTTCTCAAAAGAGGGATTACGCTAGGCTATGACTTTTTTAGACAAGAATGGATTGTATTTATATCTTTACCTTGCGGCTAACAATGGTGATGGATTTAAGTATAATATTAGTCCTACTGCTTTTGCGAATTATTATAATATGAATGATAGCACTGCTAAGAGTATAATTAAGCGCGGATGGGAGAATTTGGTTAAGAATAGTTTTTTGATTTTGGAAAAAGGAAAGCAAGATATAGGGGTATTTTTAGCTGATGGGCCGGAATAAAAGTTGCGCCTTGAAACCTTAAAAGTTGCTAGTTGAAACTTTTGTAAGAGTAAAAGTTGCAAGTTGAAACCTTAAAAAGTTGCCGCTTGAAACTTTTTCTAATAGTTAAAGTTGCAAGTAGCAACTAAAAAGTTGC